AATGGAGCTGATAATCGGATTATAACTTCGACTGCCGCAAACGGTATAAATGGAGAATCCAACCTAACTTTCAATGGGTCAGCTTTGGTTGTGACGGGCTCAATAAACGCGACAACAACAATATCTTCTGGAGGAACAGACCTTTCGGCGTTGTTTTCAAACGCCGCAGGTCCTTTGTCCACATACACCAATGGAGCTGATAATCGCATTATAACTTCGACTTCCGCAAACGGTATAAATGGAGAATCCAACCTAACTTTCAATGGGTCAGCTTTGGTTGTGACAGGCTCAATAAACGCGACAACAACAATATCTTCTGGAGGAACAGACCTTTCGGTGTTGTTTTCAAACGCCGCAGGTCCTTTGTCCACATACACCAATGGAGCTGATAATCGGATTATAACTTCGACTGCCGCAAACGGTATAAATGGAGAATCCAACCTAACTTTCAATGGGTCAGCTTTGGTTGTGACGGGCTCAATAAACGCGACAACAACAATATCTTCTGGAGGAACAGACCTTTCGGCGTTGTTTAGAGGAGCAGGAGATACTGCTGGTTGGGTAACAAATTTAGTTAATTACACAACATTAAATGAGGCCACAGAGAATCCTATATTAATTAGGACGACTCGAACAACAGCTGTCTCAGCTGGAGGAGTTTATTACTTGTCTACAAACGGAACTTGGAATCAAGCAGATGCTTCTGCGTCTGGAACCTCAATAGGTTTTCTTGGTATGGCGCAAACTACGTCTTCGGACAACCCAGGCATGCTAGCTAGTGGGATTGTGTTAATTGATTCTTCAAGCTTTGATGGCACTGCTGTTACTGGGGGCACTATTTACCTAAGTGAATCAACGTCTAAATTCACATTTGCTCCACCAACAACATCTGGGGCCGTTGTTAGGGCGGTTGGACATTTTATAGAGGACTTTTCTTCTGGCAGAAGCGCTTATTATAGTATCTATTTTAACCCAAGCCATGATTATTTTGTTATTTCATGATTTATAAAGACTCAAAAATATTATTTAACAAAGAGAGCATTCAAACTGAAGGAGGCAACATTGTTATGCATGAATGGGAGTCTCCTATCATGCAGCATGTGGCAAATTTTGTTTGTCAAGACGGAGGTGATATAATAGAAATGGGATTTGGCATGGGAATATCAGCTAATTTTATACAACAGCACCACATTAAATCGCATACTATATGTGAGATTCATTCAGAAGTAATTCCATTATTGGAAGAATGGGCAGATAATAGAGAAAATGTTAAAATCATTACTGGGTGTTGGTGGGAGAATAGAGAGCTTCTTGAGGCTTATGATGGAGTGTTTTTTGATACATACCTTGATGCAAAGGCAAGTAGTTTTAAAAAATTGATTCCTAAAATATGCAATGACCAAGCTAAAGTGACTTGGTGGAACAATCTTCCTAGAGACTGGAATGAGCATAAGTTTAAAAATGTAGAGTTTGAAACACTGCATGTGAACCCTCCTCAGAATGATTACTTTAACCATAAGGAGTATCACATGCCTAAATATACCCATCATGGCTGAGACATTAACTTTGGGACCTCTTTCAAATTTTGTGCCTGGGAGGTCAAGTTCTTGGGGTCAAGCAATCCGTTTACACAGAAATCAAGCGGGTTCTTCTGTTGCCTTTACTGTATCAGCTAATAGACGGAATACTTGGTATAACTGTTTTGATTCCTCTCAGATTCCAGAAGGCGCCACCATAGACGGCGTAGAATTAGTTTTAACGGGAAGCACGTCATCTAATGCGATTGGGACAGCTGGCTCCACTGGAGCCAATGAAGAGGCAACTTATAATATTCGCCTGTATAATGGAACAGCATACTCAAACATACTTTACACAAACACTTTTGTTGGTGGGAACGATTACTACGGCGGCACACTCGGAGGCCCCAACGACTTGTCTGGCTTATCTTGGGCAGATGGTGACCAGGCAGATTTTGGATTTGACATAGAAGTCTCTTCTGTTGTGGGAACACCAATTGCAATTGCAAGTCGTGGTTGTGCATTGAAAGTTTATTATACCGATAGTCAAGAAATAGCTCCAATATCTGGTATTCAATCTAAAAGCCAAAGAACTCCGAGTCAAATTCAATCAATAAATGGTGTTTCTACAGCTCTTATTAGGTCAATAAATCAGAGGGGTTGATACTTATAAAATCTTAACGAATTCTCTTTTGCCAACTTTGACAACCTGACCCGACTCTACTGGGCCGTTTTCAGTTACCGCACCTCCTTCCACCTGAACACCTCCTTCTGAAATCAATCTTCTTGCTGCTGAGTTGCTACAATCTCTGACTGCAACTACAGCTTGAATCAAGTCTTTTGCTTCAATATTTTTAATAACAGCTGGGATTTCTTTCTTCTGAACCTGGTTCTATGACTTTAAAATCACTTACTGACTGTAGGTCAACCTTTCCTTTTCTACTCACAAGTTTTTAATTTACTATAAATAGACTACAAAAGTAACAAAGATTTCATAACTGTTACTTTTGTTTATGAAATCAAAGTGGAAGCGGAGGGGCTCGAACCCCCATTGTTTACCCAAAGGGACTAGATTTACAGTCTAGTGCGACACAACCGATAGTCGACCTCACTTCCATAATAGTCATTTTTCACAACCCCTATTGAGGTTACTTCCGAAGAAAGTGGCATGACTGCCATGTGAGAGTGGAGGGACTCGAACCCCCAACGTTTACCCAGAGGGACCAGGGTTACAACCTGGCACAACACAACCGATAGTTGCCTCACTCCCATTTAAAAATTGATTCCTCACCAACCAAGGACCAGCATGTCGCGAACAACTGGGCAGAGTAGAGGCCTTCTCTCTGCAACGGATTCGAACCGTTTTGGAATTTGTGGAGATGATGGGACTCGAACCCACATACGACGCTACGTGCAAGGCAGCCGCTCAGCCAATTGAGCTACATCCCCATTAGCAGGACATGTTCCCCAACGGCTTAACCTGATGAGGGGAATACCCACCAGACGCTCGTCGCATATCCTGTTTTCTTTAATCTTTTATTGTGGAGAAGATGGGAATTGAACCCACGGTCTTCTGTCTGCCAGACAGATGCATTAGCCAGCACATGCTTCAACCCCATAAACAATCAATCTCAGGGCGTCATCCCCAAGCCTTTAATGCGACGCTCAATGCGCCTACATCTCAGTGAGTCCTTTTTCGCTGACGAAGCGACTCGGCTACCTAAGGCACCTAAGATTGAATTGGCGGTGTGCATGGGAGTCGAACCCACAATCTCATCCGTGACAGGGACAAATGTTACCATCAACACCTCCACACCGTGTCGTTTTTTTGTTTATTAAGGTCATAAGCGTAAATGACCAAGGGCGGTAGCGAAGGAATTCGAATCCTCAATCTCCTCCGTGACAGGGAGGCAACATGCGCCAATATGATGCGCCACCATTTTTTCAGGTAATTCTAAGAAGAGTGATTTTATGTTCCTATAACGAAGTAACTCTTCTTTCAACACTGAAAATTTTTAAATATGGTGGGGAGGGCAGGTCTTAATCTGCAATTATAGTTTATGATACTAATTTTCGAAGTAACTCTTTCTATCAACACTGTTGCCAGGTAAAAAGCGAAAAAGTATTAATTATTCCTCCCCATAATAAATTGTGGTACTTTAATGCACCAAAGCGGTGACGAAGGAATTCGAATCCTCAATCTCCTCCGTGACAGGGAGGCAACATGCGCCAATATGATGCGCCACCATTTTCCCAAGATATTATGACGATTACATCGGTGTAATATCTTGGGTTTTTTAATTAACTTTATTATCAATATGTCAAAGAACTCTTATTGTTTTCAAAAACTCCTACTCGTGTGGACATTTACTAGAAACTCTTGTAAACTAACACTTTGTGTCGGGAGAGAGGGATTTGAACCCTCGACCTGAGCATCCCAAATGCCCCGTGCTACCTGACTGCACTTCCTCCCGATATTAATATTTCAATTAATCTTCTGGCTCCGTTGAGTCCAGAAACAAAAAAAACCCCCAGGTCATTCGTTTGATTGAATGACCTGGGGGTTTTCCCTAATGGTTTATGTCTCTACATCAACTGTTGTTCAGTTTAGACATAACCAGGTCATTCTGCTTGCTCCCGCTATAATCGGGCGCACAGCCAGTCGCTGCCATCGGCATCGGTTGGTTTGAAATCGCTATGTCTGTAAAGTTGAACATTGAATGTGTTTTGTTTTTTAAAAGTGCTTCTCAAAAGAGTTGCTCTTGGTAATAAATACGAGGCAAAAATAGAAAGATTACTTAGAACTCACAAGTTTTTTCTCGTTTATTTTCAATTTATTATGTAATTCAATGATAGTTAGCATTTTAAAAGTAAAAGTTTTTTTCAAAAAAATATGTCTTTGGTAAAAAGTGCTTCATTTTAGGGGTAAAGTAAACTGTTTATTCGGAGATTTTCCTAAGCTGTCTCTTGAACCACGAGCGCTTTTTGTCTGGTATTGTCTCTGGATATGCAAGTTCTTCTAGTGATTTGTGTGGATTAAATAAGCGAACTCCTTTATATAAAAAGGACTCCATCATCTCATGCTTAACGATTTGCTCGAAAGCAAGCCACGCTGTCATCACTAAGCCTTTTTCGCTAGTATCTAGTGGAGCTGTGTAGTCTCGGCCAAAGCCAGTGCCCATTTCCCCAGTTAAAGTGTCTGGTCTCCAGAATCTACATCTCAGCAAGAATATGTCGTCTGTCTTCTGTATCTCGAACTGAGGTTTTCCTGTTTCGTGCATTTGGATTCCAGATGGTGCGAAACTAATCTGGTTCAGGATGTTTTGAGCTTCTTCTTGAGTGTAGTTTTCCATGCTTAAATATACGTAGGATTATAAATAAGGTTTCATTCACCTTTAGGGGTGTGCTGCTCATCTTTGAACTCCCAGTAGTACACTGTTTCTCGCTTCCCGTCTAGATACTCCTGAAGATGCATCATTGCTATCTTCATTCTCTCAATAGTTTCTTCGACTTGAGGTTTTAATTCCTCTTTCGTCATCTCGCCAGTCCAGACCTTATTCTTTCGAGGTTGATATTGGTCAACAATTACTTGCTCTGAATCCTTCTCAGAGAAAATTTGAAGTATGTAGTTCATGCTGCCCGTGAAGGTAAGCTTGCTTTTATCGATATCCATTGTTACAGTATATTACTTTTGGTTCATGTGTGGCTCACTAATCAACCATGCCGAATCGCTCTGAAACTTTGCGTTATTTATGTCGTCACCCATTCTGGAAAGAAACTCCGACAGCAGTTTCTTTCCTGCTTTGGCATCTGCTTTAGCATCCGTCTTGAGCTTTGTGCTAAGCTTGCCTAGGAACTCCGATAAGGCATCATACCTTAAATTTCCAATGTCCTCTGCTAATTGTTCAGCAGAACCTTGAAATCTATCGATGTACTCTGGGTGTTGCTTTTGAAGCATTGCAGATGCGTGAGTGGCCCAGAACTTTTCTGACTCCAAAATGTACTCCTGCACGATGTCTTCTCCATTGCCTCCGAGCTCTTTGCCCATTGCGTTTCGAATCATTGTGGCTGGAGTCATTAGCTCTACGTCTGGATACATGTTTGCCTGGATGGCAACCACTCCAAAGTCAGATGCGACAGTTTCTCCAGTCTCAAAATCAGACTCTTCTTTCTCTAATTGCTCACGACTGTAAACGATAACAACCAAATGAGTGGCTGTGGGCAGTTTGTAGTTGTGTGGCAACAAAAGATTTTTAGACAGGAACGGAAGCTCTCCTTCTCGTCTAGCCTTCCAGGCGCAACGGAGATACTTCTGATTGTCTTGAGTTATTTCAACCGTGCCAGGCTTCGCAGTTGTGAAATTAGGAACGATGATGTACTTGCAAAAAGGATACAGAGAAGGTTTTACTGTGGCCTTACCTGAATCCAAAAGAGAGTTCACCTGTGTGGCGAACTCTTCTTTTGATGTATCTATCTGCGTTCCGCCGCCACCTTTAAAGTGGGCGTTCCCTGCAAAGTCTGTTACGTAGATTCTCATGCTTCTACTTCTGTTTTTATTTCTTTCACCTCTTTCTTAGGCTTCAAAGTCTTCTCGTTTTTGAAAGACAACTCTTCTCCTTTTCTTCCGATAAGGATTGGTGTTTTCTTCCCAACGTTACCGCCTAGAATCTCAAAACTCAATGGCTCACGGACAAGTTCCGTAATCGCTCTTTTAACTGGTCTCGCTCCAAACTGTGGGTCGTAGCCTTTTATTCCAAGCAACTCCACTGCCTCTGCGGTCCAGTTCAACTCGTACTCTTCCTCTTCCATGTTCTTTCTGAAAGATTTGAGTTGCAATTCAACAATCTGGTTAATTGCGGTTTGGTCGAGCGGGTTGAAAATAACAACCTCGTCAAGTCGGTTAAGAAGCTCAGGGCGCATTGTTTGCTTGAGTTCTTCCATAACGTCCTCGTTGATTGCTTTGACAAGCTCTGGCGTTATTACGTTTCCTGAATCCTCGAATTCATCTTGGATAACTCTGGACCCAATGTTTGAAGTCATGATGATGATGGTGTTCTTAAAGTTCACCAATCGTCCTTTGTTGTCTGTTAGACGTCCATCGTCTAGAACCTGCAGAAGCACGTTCAACACATCTGGGTGAGCCTTCTCAATCTCGTCCAACAACACAACATTGTATGGGCGCTTTCGGACTGGCTCCGTCAATTGACCTCCTTCGTCATATCCAATATACCCTGGAGGCGAACCTACAAGTCGAGAAACAGTGTGCTTCTCTTGGTACTCAGACATGTCAATTCGAATCATGTGAGTTTCGTCATCAAATAGGTACTCAGCAAGCGCTTTTGCCAACTCTGTTTTTCCAACTCCCGTTGTTCCCAAGAATAGAAATGAACCAATAGGCTTCTTTGGGTCACCAATACCTGGGACACGATTCACTCGGATTGACTTCGCAACTTCTGATACAGCCTCTATTTGTCCGATAACTCGCTTTTGCAATTCATCTTCAATGTAAAGAAGTTTCTCATTATCACTCTTTGTCATTTTCGAGACTGGAATTCCAGTCCAAGCCGAAACAACTTCTGCAATCTCTAACTCAGTCACAACTTCTTTTAGAAGCTTGTGGTGAGATTGAATCTCAATCAGTTTCTCTCTAGCTACTGCTTGTTGCTTTTCGTTCTCTGGCAACTCACCGTGAAGGAGCTTTGCAGCTCCTTCAAGGTCTGAGTTCTTTGTGAACTGCTCCGCCTGGAAAGACAATTCTTCTTGGGCTCGCTTGAGTTCTTGAATCTCGTCAATGTACTTCTTTTCACGAAGCCACTTCGCATTCAAATCTTCTTGCGTCTCAATTAGCTCAGACAATTTGTCGAGCATCTCTCGCTTGCGCTTCTCAGATGCATTTGAATCTGAGCCCATTGCTGCGAGCTCAATTCGAATTTGTGTGATTTCTCTGTCAACTTCATCCAGCACTTCTGGCTTGGAGTTAATCTCCAAACGAATTTTAGATGCAGCTTCATCAATCAGGTCGATTGCTTTGTCTGGAAGGTTTCTATCGGTAATGTATCTGTCCGACATCTTCACTGCCGCAATCAAGGCATCATCTGAAAACTGAACCTTGTGAAAGTTTTCATACCTACTTTGAAGACCGCGTAATATTGCAACTGTTGTTCCAGGAGTTGGTTCTTCGACCATTACTTTTTGAAATCTACGCTCCAAAGCTGAATCTTTCTCGATGTGTTTCTGGTACTCGTTCAGAGTTGTTGCTCCAACCGTTGCCATTTCTCCACGAGCCAAAGCGGGCTTCAAAAGCTCTCCTGCACTCAAAGCTCCACCACCTGAACCTGCGTCCAAGATTGTGTGAATCTCGTCAATGAACAAAATGAACTCTTTGTTAGAGTCCTCAACTTCTTTGATAACACCTTTAAGACGTTGTTCAAATTCTCCTTTAAATGAAGCCCCTGCAATTAGAGAAGCCATGTCAAGAGAGAACAAAGTGCACCCTTTCATATTGACTGGGACATCTCCGCTAAATATTCTTTGTGCCAATCCTTCAACAATAGCTGTTTTACCAACTCCTGCCTCTCCAATCAAAATTGGATTGTTCTTGGTGCGTTTTGAAAGGATGTGAAGGGCACGACGCATTTCCGTGTCTCGCCCAATAACTGGGTCAAGCTTGTTTTGCTCCGCACGTTCGTTTAAGTTGACGGCGTATGCATCCAAGTTGGGAGTTTTGCTTTCTCCTCCTTCTGCGATGAATTCATTCTCACCTTGAATATCTTCAAGCGCTGAATCGAGGTGCTTCTCTTCGATATCCATCGAGATAAGTACATTTGTGGCAGTGGAGTTCACACGGAAAAATGCTCGAAGCAAGTGTTTTGGTTGGCAGAGTTGTTCTCCACCTTGTTCGTTTTCTCCAAACCCAATTGCTATTACCAGAAGTTGATTCATCACCTCAGACATCTCTGGACGACCTTCGTACTGAACAACTTTGGTGTTCTCTAAGAAAGTCTTTGACAACGTGTTCATCTCTTCGATGGTATATGTCTTACCGCTGTCTTCGTTTACTTTATCTAGGATAATTGCAACCAAATTATCTTGTTCAACCAGTATAGCACGTAAAACGTGTATTGGCTCAACTTGTTTGTGAGAGAATGACATTGCTTGACGCTGTGCTCTTGCAAGCGTATCATGTGCCCCTGGGGAAAATTGTTCGTTATTCAAGATTCTTTTGTTTTTAGGTTCTGCGTTTCTGAATGTTTTCTTTTAATATACGAGCACTTTGTCAAAAGGTTACAAAAAAAAAGGCAACTTTGAGGAAAGTTGCCTTTTTGTATTGAGCTGTTTTAGAAGCTTTCCTGCTTTCTTAACGGGTCAAAATCAAAGGATTGTTTTTCTTGTTCCTTTTTGTATTTTGGATGGAAAACTGGTTTCCCAGAACTTGACTTACCTAATCCTTCTTCCTCTGCTAGCTCATAGACATTCTTAAGGTCTTCTGAGAGCTTTTCTTTTACCTCGCTTATAATTTTTACAGTGATTTTCTCAATTTGATTAGACACTGCGTAAGCTATTGTGGCTTCTGATAGTTGCTTAATCTCTGCGCCTGTCATTCCTTCACCTTTGTTGTGAACAACTGGTAGAAGCTCTTCTCGAAGGGTGTCTTTTTCTTTTTTAGACATCTCTTTGAAAAAGATGATGTCTTCAAAGTATATGTCAGCACACAGCAATGCGTCCATTCCTTTTAAAGCTCCAAAGTGAATTATTTTATCCACTCTTCCTGGGCGCTTTAGAATTCTAGGCTCAATTCGGTCTGGGTGATTAGTTGTCATTACAATGTATGCTCCACTTTTGTTGATTGGCTGGTCTATTCCATCTAAGAAATTTAAGATAGAAGATGTAGCATCTCTTAAAGTTGATTCTGCGTCTTCCAAGATGACAAATGTTGACATTTTATACTTTGCGCATCTGTCTAAATGATACGCAACTGCTGATAAGTCTGTGGAGAAAACAACACATTTTTCTTTACTTAGACTTGTGGCTAAGCGCATAGAAATGGACGACTTTCCTGTTCCAGGAGGCCCGACAAGCATTACTTTTCTGGTCCCTGGCTGATTGAACTTCGTAAACATGGTTACGTTGCTGTAAAAGAATTCCATGTCATCTTTTAAAATTGAGGTCGATGGGTGGACAACTGGTGTCTCTTTTAACTCCTTAACTCTTTCATATTCAAGCTCCCCTCCAGCTCCACCTCGAATACGGAAGACTCCTTTCTTAGGCCTGGTGATTCTCTTATTCTCCTCAGAGAGGATTTCGAAAAAGTTCAACCAAGTCTCTTTTGTGGCTACATAAACACCTTCTAAGCATTTAGTTTTTCCTTCTCCAATCATCCATTTTGAAAAACACATAAAGCTTCCGTCAGAAAAATCAACTCTATACGCACCCATTCTATCTCCTAAATAAAGCTCCTTCTGCTTTAGTTTTCGCCCGCCTTGGTCATGGTCTTTTGTGGCTAGAGAAAAACAGTAGTCCGTAATTGAACTCTGCTCAATCGGCGTGATGTTTGTTATTTTAAACTTATTGCCTCTTGTTTTTTCTGTTCTTTTTTTGAGTTCTATAAACATATTTAGCTCATATTCATTGGTTAGTGTCACCAATAAATCCTCTTCTCTAAACTCTGTATTAGTCTTAGTTGCGTGAGACGTAAAGTATTCCAAAGTTGCATCTCTTAACTCATCAGCTCTAGAGGCTGGTGGAGTTTGTTTTTTTTCGTCCATTTTTTACTGTGTTGTGTTATGCTTTTGTTTGCCCTAAATTCCACCATTAGAATCCATATTTTCCGCCACGTCCAATGAAAGATAATTTCCACCCCTCTTTAAAGGATTGCAGTTTGTGTAAAAACGCAAAATCTACTTCTAGTGGTACTGATTTATCTCTGGTCACTACATCTTCTACTCCGCTAGAGCTGATATAGCACTTTAATCCTTTGCTTATGTTTTCTCTAGCAATTAAACCTTGAGGAGTATCTAAAAGATGGATTCGTCCAACAACCCTCCTTCCCTCAGCGTCATACATCATGTCCATAATTTGGAAAGCGATATCGTCTTCATTAAGTTCTTCTTCCTCCCAGTCTTGAGCAAGCTTTATTTCGAAGTCATTGACATTCAAAAGCTCTTGAGCGCTTATTTCGTCTTCCTTGTCTGCAATCATGCTTTTTTCCAAGACACCAAAAGCAAGGCCTCGGTCTATCATTGTTCTCTTGTATTCAAAAACAGTTTGCTTGACGCTGTTTTCGTCAAGTTTGGCGTCTTTATGTTCGCCAGTTAACTGGTCAATAACCACAAGTGTACCGTCAAGGATAAAGTTATCCTGGTCTAACACTGTTAAATTGTTTGATGGTCTATGTTTACTCATTGTTTTATAGCTCGTTCTGAGACTGCTTCAAAATATCTTCTAACTTGTTTCTCACTCTCTGATGAGAATATCATTTCACATTCTTTTTCACACTGCTCGTAAATCCATCCTGCATCATCAGGAATCATTGTATAATCGTATTCGCCTTCTCCTTTAGGTTTTCTGTAAACATTATAAGATGGTTTCCAGATGCCTACTTCACGAAGAAAGTCAGAAAATTTACTCTTGGTCTCATTAGAGTATTTATATCTTTCTTGACCCTCTTCCAAAGAGACTTTTATGCTTCCTGATTTTGTTCTTCTTGTTGCTGCTTTCCAATCACAAAGCATTTCACACCAATCAAGTATTGACATTGTCATTATTCCTTTAGCGTAGTGCTGTGGATGATGAGAATTGTTCTTGTAATGATGTTCAAGAGCTGGTTGAATTGACTCTAAGTTCTTTTTATAATCTTCTGTGCCATACTTGAGTTTCTTTAAAGAGCTCGCTTTAGCAAAGTAAGGTGCCTCGTGTTTTGAGTATTTAGAAAAATCATGTCTCCATGCTCTTTTCATTAGAGCCCGACAAACCTTCCACATGTACCTGGCTACCCAAAGCTTATGAAGAGTCAACTTCCAGTTTTCTTTAATTATTGAGCCTAAACTTGCTTTTTCTCTCATTTCTATAACAAAACTAAGGATTATAATGATAAAAACAACAAAAGCCTCGTAATTAATTACGAGGCTTTTTGGCTTGTGTTTTTTCAGTAGAAAATCATGGTCTTGTTTTTTTACTTTAAAAACACGAGCCTAAATCTTACAAGCTTTAAGGGTGGCTTACTCCATCGACATCATGATATCATAAACTAGGTTATAAACGTCGTAGAATTTCTTTGACTGTTTAATCTCTACTGGTCGTTCATATCCTATTTCAGCTGTGACATCAATTTTTTTCACAAACTTAGCAGGAGCGTTCCCCATGACATAGATTTCATCCGCCAAATAAACAGCTTCGCGGATGTCGTGCGTAATAAAAAGGATTGTCGGTTTGTATTCATAAAATAGGTTTAACGTCAGTTGTTGCATCTGGTTACGAGTCTTAACATCAAGGGCTCCAAACGGCTCATCCATTAACATGATGCTTGGGTTCGCCAAGATGCTTCGGGCAATTGCAACACGCTGAAGTTGACCACCACTCAAAAGCGGATACTGAGCAAATTTGTTTTCATGACCTTTAAGTCCAACCTTTTCAATAATCTCCAAAGCCTGCCTGTTTCGTTCAGCTTTGCTTAAATAGGTTTCGCTTGATTTGCCAAGCCTTTCTTTTACGAACCGCAACGGGCTCTCCATGAAAGCATTATTTCGATACTCCAATCCCAGTTGAACATTTCTCAACACAGAATACCAGTCGTATGAACTATACTTTTGAAAAACTTGTCCAACTTTATTTGACTTGTCTTGTGCTGGCTTTCCGTTCACCATTACAGTTCCAGAGGTAGGAATATCTAGTCCCGATATGAATCGTAGAAGTGTACTCTTTCCGCAACCAGATGGTCCCAGGATAACAATCAGGTTTCCTTTTTCTTTTTTAGGAACGACCAAATCCAGATTCTCAATGATTTTGACCTCGCCGCTGTCGTATGACTTGCACACGTTTCTTAGTTCTAAGATATTGCTCATTTGTTAGATTTGTTTTGATGCTTCCAAGGGAATATTTTTCTATCAATTAGAGTTAGAATTTTATCCTGAAGGAATCCAATTAAGAAAATAACAAACAACACCGCGAATACACTTGCGTATTCGCTCTGTCGAGCCATTTGCCAACACAGCACTCCAACTCCGCCTTGCGCTGAATTAATGTTCTCAGCAATGATGATGTAGGTCCATGAAATTGCTGTAAGATTGATGATATCCGTAAATACCAGCCCTAAGCCTTTTGGCAAATAGATTGTTTTAAATATTTCCCACTCAGAAGCATTAAGTGTTCTAGCTGTGTTCTCATACATTTTTTTGACTTCGTCTACTCTAGCAATCATCGCAGGAAGCAAGTAAACAATTATGCCACATGCAAGAAATTGAATCTTCATTGTCTCTCCGATTCCAAACCAGATAATAAAGAGAGCAATCAATGCCGCAATTGGTAAGTAACGAGCAGACTGGATGTACTTTTCAAAAATTGCTCTTATAGGTGATTTAAGAGCGATTAAGAAGCCTAATGGGATAGCGATGATTGCGGCCTCAAGAAACCCTAAAAAGTTCCTTACAAGACTTTTCTCGATGTGTTCCAATAAGCCTTTCTGTCTTGTTGCTTCAGGGTCAATAAGTCCGTCAAATGCGCCTAGCACATCTAGCGGCTTTGGAAGAATTTGTTCTGGTATTCCACCGAACTCAGTTAGTAGGTACCATCCTGCTAATATTACAAGCAACCCTAAGAATCCTATGAAGGTTTTCTCTCGCTTTGTCAACTGAGCCTTTATCTTCCAGATGTGTTTTGTAGTGAATATTTTCATGGTGTGACTGGATATAAAAAGGGCGCAGTTCTGGTGTTTCTACTCAGCCTCTGCGCCCTTTGCAGTTTGTTTATGAACTATTTTCCCTTACTGGGTAATCAATTCGAAGTCAACCGTTCTGTAAGCCTGGTTAGCTCCTTGAGCTCCTGCTTTAACAGCTTTCTTTGGACCATTGCCAACAGCTACTATTCTGTTTGGGTCGATGCTCCACGCTGTAACCATATAGTCTTTAACTGACTCGGCACGTTCCTTTGAAAGGCGCTCGTTAATCATTGACGAGCCTTGTGCATCAGTGTTTCCTACAATTCGAATGGTCGCTCCCATGTTTGTTCGGGCAACTGTTCCAAATTCAGATTTAATGTAATTTTTTGCATTGAAATCTAGGTTTGAGCTTCCTGTTTTAAAGTACACTTGAAGTGCTTTAGAGGATATTGCTGCCACAGTCTCTGTGTTGGCAAAGGTTGGTGAAGGCGCATTTTCAATCACTGTGTTTTCAGCAACATAACCTGGCTTATTCATTAATCCTTTTTCCTCCATACGTTTAGCAACTTCCTGGACGATGCTTCGGTCAGAAACCTGCCCCCAATTCGGGAATGAAGCAATCACTCCTGATTTTACAAATCGTTTTCCAGTTTCATCGTACAGCTCTTGTGCGGTTACATTTTCATATGCTCGGTTAAGGCCAAAGAAGTTAACGTTGTCCGCTATTGATGTGTAGTATACATCGCTAAGTGAAGCGTAGGCATCTTCGTAAGTAACAAACCCTTCAAGATTGTCTACAAGAATTTGCGCTCCTTTTTGACGTGCTTCATCTGAGGTTTGAAGTTCAGCTGCTCCCATTGCCCATCCTTCGAAAAGGTTTACAAGGTTTTCGAAGTTTGCATCTTTAAAGCTTTTCTTCACAAGGAATCCATCGGCGATAATATGTGTTGCGGTTTTTGTATCCATCAACACTCTTGCTGCATTTGAGTCCTTCATCTTAGCGTTGATTGTCTCAACACAGTTGAAGTTGTCTGGTGCCCATACAATTGCGGCATCCGCTTGTCCTGAATTAAATACTTGAGCTGCATCTAAAGCACTTGGGCATGGTGCTGGGACGATGTCATCCAATGTCAGTCCTCCTGCTTCTAATACATACATCAAAAATGCGTGTGATGGTGTTCTCTCTGAGTAGGCTATCGTTTTTCCTCGTAAGTCCTGGGCTGAATTAATTCCAGCATCCGTTCGAACCACACAGGCATCTCCACCACGTGAGAAATCTGATTGCCATACATACTCTACTCCTGACTTAGCTAGTCCTGCCGCTTCCGCAGGAAAACTTTCCACTGTTGACCAGAGCAAGTCCACTTCATCCCCAATAAGAGCTGAACGAGATGCTAATTGGTCTTCAAGAAGAACAAACTGGACATCAAAGCCATAGTTTGAACGGAACCTTGAGCCAGAGTTAGGAGAAAATCCGTTGTTCCAGTATTGTGCTGCAAGGTAGCCAGGCCACGTTACAACTCCAATTCGGAACACTTGAGTTCCATCCTCAGACACTGGAGCCATTGGCTCTAAAATCTGTGTTTCGTCGTCTCCTGCGACGACAATATTGTCTCCTCCTTGTCCAATATAGCCATTGCTATATGCGAAGTAGAGACCCCCTATTAGTGCAATCACTAAGAGGATTGACGTGATACGCCCTTTACTGACTTGTACTGCCATGATTTTCGATTTTAAAATTGTGCACTTATGCGCGGTTTATGATTGTTTGAATATGCTTTAATATACGTGCATGAACGGTAAAGGTTTCGATTTAGTTAAAATACTTACTCCCGCTTCCTCCTGATGAAGCTTCGCTAGATGCAGATTGTGTTTGCGCTTGCATTTTCACTTTTTCTCTACCGCTCTCTTTGCTTTCTCGTTGCGCCTTAGCGAACTCGACAGGCTTGTCAGTGGCATTTAAAAAGTCGAATCCTTCATCAAATGAGTTGTTTAAACTCTTCTCCCACTCGTCAAGTTTAATTAAGCCTTTTTCCAAAGAGGCTTCGTTTTTAAGGTCTACATTATCCATGAAGTCTTGCATTCCGTGAAGCATGTTCTCCATATCCATAACTCGGAACTCAGTTTGTTCAGTGACATAATCCCAAGCTTCGTCATAAAGCTGCTTCTGTGATGTCCCGCCCTTAACAATGGCCCATGCATCAGATATAACTCCGTGAGAAGTCTTCATCATTTCGTACTCCTCTTTCTTAAGTCCAACCTTGAATGAAATTTCTGAAATCATCGTGTCACTGGCTTTCTCCATTCTCTTAATGACTTTCAGCAAAAATGACATCTTGTCTACCATCGCCTGGTACTTCTGGATTATAGTCTCAAGTTGTATAGCTCTTCCAGCATTTCTACCTTCTAGAGTTTTATCACCTCTTTTTCGAGCCGCTAGTGCTAAGCTTTTATACTCTTCGTACTCCTCTGAGCGCTTTTGCCGCTTTCCTTCAACATTGGAAATCTGACGCATCATAACCTTGCGCCCTTTAACCATTTTTATTCTCTTCTTTTTAAGGTCATCAACGTAGCCTTCAAGAATAGCTATCGGGTTGGTTTTCACACCAACTGCTCCCGCAAGGTTTTTCATCCAAGACTTCATAACGTATCGGATGGAAGTTTTTAATCTTTCATCTCTCCATGCGAAGATAATTAAAGCCGCAATGAATCCTAGAACCACAATTCCGACCACTGAGGCCAGAATGCTTGACACAAAAGCAATAATCGCTGAGGCTGAAAACGCCGCAGCAACGGCACCTATTGCTAGTAAAATTATCGCTCCTATCCCTTCTGGTTTTTTCCAGAACGACTTTTTTCTTTCTTCGTAATTTTCTTCTCCTAACATCTGTTTCGGGTTTTAGTGGTTAAACAGATGCAGCCGCATCTTGTAGTGATTCAACTGCTTCAACAGCTAGTTTGTGCTCGTTTACAAGGACGAGCAGAGTTGATTCAAAGTTTGCTGCTTTTTGGTCGATGTTACGACGTCCAGTGAAGATTTCACCTTTCAAAGTGTTTAATCGCTCAATGTTCTTATTTTTTTCAGTGTTGAGCGCGTCGATTTGGCTGCTGATTGATTTGTTTTGTTCCTCAAGTTCACGAGCTTCGTTCTCTTGTTGTCCAACTGTTTCTCCAATCAAGTTTTTCACATGAGCTTCAAAGCCATCAGCTTCTCCTTCAATGATTTCTCGATACAATTTTGCAGTGCTCAACAAACGCTCTTTAGTGAGCAATCCACCTGAATACGCCTGAGCAGTTTTAAAAGCATTTGCAGCCCTTGATTCAGCTGTTGCGCCAGTAGCAATTTTTAGTCCCTCTTTGAATTCAAAAAAGTCGATTCCTTTAGTTCGAGGGTCGGTGTTGTTAAAGTTTAAAAGCTCTTCATCGAGTGTTTTTCTAATCTCAGAGTCAACTATCCCTTTTACTTCGCCATCTGCTGCAGGGAATGTTGACGCTGATGGAATTGGCTCCACTATACCCGTCGGCGCTTTATCGCCGAGAACAGTTTGGTCGCTTAATTTTGCAAGACCCGTTTTTATTAGAGTGGATTCAAACCAGCTCAATTTTCTCTTTTCTGCCATGATTTATTTATTTCGTTAAATGCGTTACGGTTTAAATATACGAATACAAAATTAAAAGGTTACAATGTTCGGCAAAAAGGTCTTAAACGCAAATTGCCTGTCACACCAGTATACGGTGGACAGGCAATTTGGTTACATAAATATTTATTTTTCCTTATTCTACGATAAATCCGTGTTGGTTTTTTTCGTTCGTTGTAAGATAGTACGGAATTCTATATAAACTCGGCCCGTACATATTAGTTGTTGAGCTGTAAATTGTCATAATTTTTTCGTTTGTTTTAACTTTACAGAGCCACCCGCTTCCTGTTTTCCTGGCGTCGCTTAATGCTTCCAGTTTAACATTGACGCCTCTTTCACATTCGTAAAAGATATCGCCTTTTTTAATTTCGCGGATTCCCAAAAAAGGACTCTCGTCAAATGCCTCATATTGAAACATTTGTGGACTATACATTTTCTGCATTTTTTCCATAGCTATTAATATTAATCAAAGAACGTTTCTTCAATTATAAATAAGCACAAAGCCCCAAAAAACGGGGCTTGTGAAATACTTTTTATAGCTATATTTGGAGCAATGTACTACACCACCAGCGGAGTAAAGCTATGTAGCTCGTCCATGTAGGTCCACATATTATCGCAGTGACCTTTCGTGTAAAGCTTGGCCCTGTACTCAGGATATTCTTTGTTGTAAAGGGACGCTTTTCCAGCGCGTTCTCGGTTGACAATACGGTCAGCGTTTTTTCCAACGATGTAATCTCGTTCGATAGCCATTTCATCATAAAGCTTATCTGGTTTTCTCTCTTTTCGGTTGCGACCTTTTTCATCAGTCAAAGCGTAGCATATGTCTGCAATCACTTTCGGGTCTCCCCATGAGCTTCCGATTGTTGAGTTGACAAACTCAACAATATCATTGTAGGTCCAACCACAATCCTCAATCATATCATGAAAGATTGCTGCGACTCTTCGTCTGTAGCCAGGTATGGTTTTGTCTCCGAATCCGAAATCACAGATTGCATCATCAACTCGGTCTAGATGAACTTGGTAGTTCCAGCCGCTCCAGTCTTGCATGAAGTGCGCTCTGAGTGAAATGCTTCTTGCGTCTCTTAATAGTCTCTCCCAAGGGATGATGTTTCTCGGCGTTAGTGGAGTTGCGTGTCCTGGGTTGTCTCGCTTGTGGTTTTGGAGTCTATCTTTCATCTTCTTCTTCTTTAATGGGACACCAATCTGGCATCTCCGATTCCTTTGCTTGACATGAAGAAGTCGGGTCTGTTTTTTCTAAGCCGACTGCTGCCATAATTCCGTATTGAATTTCCATTTTAATATGACGTTTATCAATGCTGTTCATAGTGTAATATACGGTGTTTACTATGAAAGGTTACGACTATGAAAGGTTACGACTCTTTAAGCTCTGAAGAAATAATGTTTTGGACCAGCTCGAATACAGTAATAGTTTTTAATATTTCGAAATCTTTGTGGCGCACGTGTTTATTGTGCTGCGCGGCAAGACGAAAAAGCTTGTGGTCTTTGAACTTATTTAAAATAGAGGCGTTGTCTGTAACTTCGCCTGCTGCGAATTGAATGCAGTTCAGTAAAGTTTTATACTGTTCGCTTTTAGACCAGGTTTCAAACGTTCTTTTTCTTGCCATAATTAGCTCGTTTTGCCTCTAGACCAATAATTGCTTCGCGGTATTGCTCTTGGGTCATTCCCTTCTTATTAGCAAACGCTTCTAGCTCCCAACGTTTAAACGCTGGCCTCCAAAATAGTCTCTATGGGAGGTTGAGCCAATACATCCTTAAACAATTTTGTATCAGCATAATCCTCCTGCACAACACCATTTACGATGTTATCCCAAAACTTCCAGTTCTTTCTATCGGTGGAATCTGTTCCAGGAGAGAAAGTTACGTGGTAAGTTTTGCCGTTGCGGCCATATTTGCGTGACAGTGACATTATAATTTAGTATACGAATATACTACTTTTTGGTTACATGTCGTCAAACATGAACCAATGCTTCTTCTCTTTTAATAGATTATAAGAAGCATGTTCCTCTGTTTCCTCGTTATACTCACCAGAGTTTGCCCAAGTGTCTCCATTGACAGAAGTTTGATTCCAGCCCAATCCAAGCAGGTCTGGGTCATCTTTGAGAGCCTCCTCTATTAAATCTGCTTGTTCTTTGAGCGATGTTTCAAACTCAAACTCACGGAACGCCAAAACTAGCTTCTCTAGATTCTCTCGCTTCACAACGACATTGTCGAAAGTGGAGTTCATAGCTATCTTGTGGGTATCGGTGATGTATGGGTGTTTGATAATATCCCATACCTCTTTCATGTCCTCTTGTTTCATTGAGGATATTCTAGAGTAGTCTTTAGTTAGGTCTTCGCCTATAGATTTCGCCCATTCTGGAATAAACTTGGGGAGATATTTCTTTTCTAAATGGGTCCAGATGGCCATAGCTCCTCTGAAAGCATTTTTGACTTCGCCGATTTCCTCAGCGTCACCATCTTTCTTAAACTTGTAAATTTCTGTATAACTCATGCCCTATATACGGGTATTGTAGGAGAAGGTTACTCTCGAAGTCCGCTGTTACGGTATTCGACAAGCTCCTCTATTGCTCTTACTAGCTGAGCTGTGGTGAGAAGGTTAACCATCTCTTTGGGAGCATTGAAGGAGTCTACGTTTACCTTGATGCCTGTGCAACATCCGTCACAGTTTATTTTTTGAAAACCTTCTCGGTCTTCTTGAGATAAAGTGAACCTTGCTGTCACCTCCTCATTGTCTTTTGAGTGGTCTAGTTTTCCGTCGTGCATGATTAAGTTAATTGTTTTACTGTTCCTATTACTGAAAAAGGACTTGCCAGGGGAATCCAGTTTTCAATACTATTAGATGCGCTTGGCACGTCTTTAAATCTAAGCGTTATATGTTGGATTTCATTTTTACTAAAGTACCCCTTTACCCCAAAAGCAATTGCGTCATCGCTAATCCCTAGTGTTTCAACGCTAAGCTCTATGTCCTTGTTTACATCGCCACGCATTTTAATGCCTAAAGGCAATTGACCAAGTTTAACAGTCATGTGATACCCTTGTGGAAACTTCCATTTGAACGGAACTTTGACACCCATGCCTCTCATGGCTTCTCTTGCGGCTTTTATTAGCTTGTTCACTTCTTTAGGGTCATGAACCTCTATCATAGCGATAACCATGTGAGTTTTCTTAACTCGTCCATGAATTACACTGTGAATTGCTTTGTGAATAAAAGTTCTAAAATCCATTGAAGATTCATGTAAGTCAATACCTTTCTCTTTCTTTTTATTCGCAACTCTCCTTTTAAGAGAGTTATATCCTAGACTGGAAATGCCTTCATCAAAACCCATTTTGATAAAAAGCTGATTAAGCTCTTCGAACTCCATGTTTTTCCATTTTTCTATTAAAAAAGAAACATCTTTATCAGATAAATCAACTTTTTCAATGACAGGGATTAATTTAGCCCCAAGCAACATGGCTGCTATAGCTCTATGTCGTCCTTCTTGATTGCTTTTTCCTTTTGTGTAAAATCCAATAGGAAACTTATCTCCTTGTTTCATTGCCTCAGCATACGTCTTTACTTTTTTTCTATCATCAAGCTCAGCTGGTCCCATAGCATCATCATAACTAAGGCCTCCAAAGCCGCTTGCAATTTTGTAAATGTACTGTTTAGGGCTAATAAAAACAAGTTTAGCAGTTTTCCATTTTTCTAAAATTGAATATAGAGGATACTCAAATTCTACATATTTTAAAATAGAATCCATATCAAAATAAGCACACCCATCGCACTCAGTCGAAGAGATTTCTAAAAGTGTCTTTCGTACTATTTTTCTTAGTCCTTCCATTCTTTTTTCGTCTAAACGATTGTAGTGTGGAAGATTGAATGAACGGTCTAATGATATCTCTTTCATAAGCTATACGTTGTAGCTGTTGTGTGCAAAAGATATTATATCGCCAAAGTATTGTTGAAGATTATTCAACTCCAAATACAAGTTTAACATTTCCTCAACGGAAAGTGTTTCAACTTGTTTGTTGGATTGTTTAAATTTAATCTCTGATTCCAAAGCTGACTTAACCTCTGGAGTAGGCTGCTTCTCTAGTATGGATATAAGTTCTGACTCCATGCCAAAAATTCCTTCTTGGTCCAAGAACGCCTTAAGAGGTTCAGTCTCAATCATGACTGGCGTACCCATAGACTCATTCTCTTGAGAGTAATCCTGGCTAGGAAATTCAATTTCCAGTAGCGCCTTGCGTATTTGACTTCTAAGCTTATTCATGCCTATAAATAGACGCAAATGTTACTCTTGCAGATGAATATCGTCATACGCTGCGCATCTTTCCTTCGACGCGCAGCCTGACATTGTTATTAGGACAACTGCTACAATCAGCAGTCGTATAATTCGTCCCATATCTCTTTTTGGGTTTTAGGCTTCGGTGGCCGCTTATAATTAGGTGAACACCCATCACAACTGCATGATTTCCAAGTAGTGCGCAGAAAGGTCCAGTCTTCTCCCAAGCGAGCTTTCTCGATGTTCTCGTACTTCCAGGGAGTATCACCCCAGTGAGAGAACCAGTCGTTAAGCCGCTTTTCGAACTTCACTCGTTTCTTGTTGCGTCGATACGCCCTCTTCGTGTTTTTCATGACTCATGTGGTTACAGCCGCAGTCGGTTTCTTCCGACCACAGCTCGTTACATGAGTTTTGTATTCCCCAAGGGAATGAACCATCTTAACTTTGGCATGGAGTTTTTATTTGTAATATACGTATAAAACTTTAAAAAGTTTCACTCGTCGCAGCCAGGGTAATCCTCGCAATATGGGAAGTCTTCCAAATCGTTTTATTATAAGTAGCTCCGATTATGGCCATGTCTCCAGATATATGTTTGTCATTATCATGTTTCCAACCTCTACTCTTGCTGTGCCTAGAAATTTATATTTGAAAGTGGTAAGTTTAAATCCTGAGCGCGTTATAGAACGAGTCTTAACTCCACCCATAAAAACTATAGGATGCAAACTATGAGGCCCAATAGATGACAACTGTGATTCTATCAAAAATACATCTCCAGGAGTCAGGTCGCTTAATTCAGGCGGATTTTTATATTCATGAATGAAGCTCCTGCTTTTGATGTGCACTATTTGAAAAGGTATTATGTATTCCATTCAAAACGGTAAAATTTTTGTGACCAAGGAGGGATTCGAACCCACAAGTGCCTTTCGGACACCAACTTAGGAGGTTGGCGCAATATCCATTCTGCCACCTGGCCAAATCTCACCCAACAAATACAAGAACTTATGCTTCCACATTCCCGAAGGAGCCTTGCTTTTAAGATGTCCCCACAATAGGGTTAGAGCTACGCTTGTTGTCAGGGAATCGTTCCTGTCTGATTTCGTGATACGGCATCAACTACCCATCTCTGTGGCACTACCCACTTCTATTCATGCGACGACACACTAGCCTCCTGTGGGGATATTTATTAGGGCCCGTTTCTTAAATGTCAGCGGCTGGAATCAGAGGCCTTCTGTCCAGCGGGACCGTCTTGCTGTTCCGAGGAACAGAGCAGAGGACGACACAAGGTCTTTAACTGAGGCGCATAGCTATCGTGCCATTTCTTTACGGAGTCACTGTATCTCCACCCGCTACACCGCCATCTTTCGATGGAACTACCCTTGGAGTTGTCATCCGTTATGGGCTTTTCAGTGCCAGTTAAAATAATACCAAAAATACTCGGTGTGCTATTACGCTAAAAGCTCTCAGATGGTCCCTTTAACACCTCACGTCGCTACTCTTTAGATGATGGCTGCTTCCAAGCCTACATTCCAAGTATTTTTAAATTACACCTGAATAAACCACAACAGTCTGCCCTTTCTTCTTCTTAGGCTTACCTTGTGTTAACTCAAAAACTTCTGTAAGTATTTCGTTTTCCCCTGAAAGGCGTGTAACAACTAAACTATAAGTTTCAAGATGAGGCCCGTTGATAGGTACTCCTCCAACAATATCGATGTCAATAGAGCGTGTGTCACCATTGACAGTATTAGAAACAACGCCTCCTGTGGTGTTTTTTGGCAGCCAGACCTCAATCTTAACTTGATATTCATTTCCTCCTAGAGCAGTGATTGTAACGACGGGTTCATACACGGCAATGGATTCTTCGTCGTTATAGACGGGTTCTGCTGCAAAAGCAGAGGGCAGAAAAAACATTGAAATAAATACAATGATAATAGATGCGTAAGATTTCATAAGCGTTATTTGTTTTTGTTTATATTACTATTATACGGAGCTTTTCGAAAAAAGTTTCATTTGCTGTCTTTAAAAAACACAAGAAGCTTTACTAGCACCACATTGCCTGGGCTAGGAACCCAGGGTGTGTAAAGCATTAGGCGTCTCAGGAGATAAATCTCCATTCTTGCATTTAGTGACCCCGCCAGGATTCGAACCTGGGACCGATTCCTTAGAAGGGAATTGCTCTTCCACTGAGCTACGGGGCCAAATGTAAATATACGAAAATCATTCCTCCAATAAAAAATGATTCGAAATAACTTTAAAAGAGACTCTATCTTGTCCATCGCCGCTTACCCAAACATCTCCTTCTTTCTGAGTCTCTGGATTTAACTGGCTTGGTCCATCAGCCATTTCTAGGATGGCATCTACAGATTCAGGCAATGCCATAGACGCTGAGACAAGTGGAACTAACTTTAGGCTCATTTGAGTGGCTAATTCTTGACAATCTTTTTTCGAGAGGTATGCGTATTCATCAATGTTGAATATGTTATAAACTCGGTATTCTTTTGTCACAAGCTCATATGGATTATCGCTGATTCCAGGCCCAACCAACTCGCCTTGAATAGCAATATTTTTACCGTAAGCTTTTAATTTCTCTTCTAGCCCTTCTTCTATCGCCGAAGACCACAAAGCATTGCTTTCAAGTTTTTTATATTGATAGTTTCTTCCACAAACGCCAAATTCGTTTGCGTTATGAAAAACTGTCATCGAGAGTCCATTAAGTTTTTCAGTTACGAAAAAAGTTCGCCCCTTTAAAAGCTCTATCTCCGAATCTAAGTTTTGAATTCTTTCCTCTTCTGTCTTTTTAATAAACGACGGAAAAACTCCAATTGCACTTTCCATCATTTCTTTTGGAATAGGTGGGTCGTACTTGATTATCTGTAACTGCTCAGTTACATCTTCTCCAATTTTAAAATCTCCTGAAGAAAGAACTGACAAAGGAAGTATGAGGCCTTGTGATATTTGACCTCGAAGTTTCATTGTTCTTAATCGGAACCCCGAAACTCCATATGGCAATTCTCTAAAACAAGATTTTCGAAGAAACTCAAATTCTTCTTTCACAGGCAATAAAGAATCTATCTCACAATAAACTACCATGTCGCCAACATTGAATTCTCCTTTTTTGACCACTGACCTCCAACCACCAACTTTTGCAAGTTCGATACGGTCAGCTTTTTTAATAGGATGTAGTGATTCTATTCTCCGAATGGTTGCTAGTTTTCTCATGTAAGCAAATATACGCATTCAATTGGGTTTTGTTTCAAATAAGCACGCCGAGCAGAAGTCGAATCTGCACATCCCTTACGGGCAAGGGTTTTGGAGACCCTCTGTCTCACCAATGAATAGCCGACGTGTATTAATTCTAACGTTGTAATTTTAGCGCTGGTCGTAGGAGTCGAACCCACAAATCCCGAAGGCGACAGGGTTGGAATCTGTCTCTCTCACCTATGAAGTAGGACCAGCGTATCGTATCTGTTTGGTCAGGTTAATCCTGACCTGGTCGATACAAACCATAAGTGACCCCGCCGAGATTCGAACTCGGAACCCTCAGTTTAGAAAACTGATATTCTGTCCAATTGAATTACGGAGCCATTTAATTTCTTATATATGTGTTTACAAATCTTTTAACTCCCCCAGGCTTCATATTCAAAGCTTCGCAAGCTTGTTTCACCCAACCTCTTTTATTAAAATCAATATGAGACATGAGGTTTTTTCTTTTATTAACTTCTTCCTGTGAGAGCTTAAATTTGTTTTTAAACCCATCTTTCATCTTTCTACCTTTTACCCACCCTTGACTAAAGAAATCTTCAATAGTCTGTTTGTTAACTTTTTTAGAATCAACTCCATTATTAATCCAGCAAGTATTAAATTGAGAATTAGATTTACCAATTCCTTTTCCTTTCTTTACTATTCTCAACTTTTTAATTGTCTCAGGTGTATGCTCTTTTCCTGACCAATCATAATGGTCTTGAATGTTTGGTATTCTTCCCTCTTTGTAGGCTTTTTTTAATCCTTTTAACCTAGCTTCCTCCCATTTCTTTTTAAACTTCGGGTTTTCATCTGCTTTTTTCTTAGCTGCTTTAGCAGCACAAATAGACCTATGCCTCTGATGCTCATCACTGATAAATCCCCCTCTGCCTCCTGGCATTAGATTCATACAGTCATTCTTAGCAATTTCCTCCAATGTCACGACCTCTTTTTCCTTATCAATCAACTCCTTTCGAGAATTGCAAAACTCAAGTATCTCTCTGGAGTGACATTCAGCTCCATGCTTATTGACAGAACGTCGAAGACGCTTACCTGAACCCAGGTATCCATCTTCAACTACATCGGTGGAATGCATCCCAATATAATATCTACCCGTTAGGGTATTAGTGGTTTTGTAGATGTAATGAAACTTCTTTTCTTTTCTAGGCATGGTGTATTATTTCTAATACATAGCTTCAAAAAGTACAAAACCGCCCAGGGGTGGACGAAGTGGGGTTCGAACTCTCGCACCCCGAAGGGCCTACTGCCTTTCCAAGACAGCCTCTTTACCATTTGAGTATCTATCCATATGGAGGCGAAGATGGGGGTCGAACCCACGTAACATTTTACTGCCCTACCGCTTTAGCAAAGCGGCCTCTTTACCATTTGAGTACCTCGCCATATGGCTCTAGTTTGAGTCGAGAGTCACGACTTTGAGGAAGCGAAGGGAATCCAACCCTCGTCACAATTAAGTGAGCCAGTTTTCAAGACTGGTGCGACAATGACAACATTCGCGTCACTTCCATAAAAACCCAACATGTCAAAGAACTGTATTGAGGAAGATAGAGGGTTCGAACCCCTGCCGAGCAAACGACACCCAGGGGTTCAAGCCCTGTTCCACACCACTTGCGAGGTACCTTCCTTATTTTTTGGACACAAAAAAAGCCCTAAGATTTCTCCTAGGGCTTTCCTTGATATCGTTTATGAATTCACATTAACGCATAACTCGGTCAGGCCCTAGGTTTTTCCTAGAACTCCATCTTGATGACGACCAATTTATGTTTGGGAGTGTTTTCATTGTTTTTGTTCTTTACCTTCAAGTTTTATTTCTCAGGGACGAGAAGGAATTAGTTGTCAATATATAGTTGGGAAAAATATTTTCTCGTTCTATAATTGAGACGCAAAGATATACAATAAGTTGCATCTATTCCAAGTTTTTATGTAAATATTTAAAAATTATTTTACAATTTACTGATTTTTAGTGTATTGTGAAATAGTAGTAAATTATTCCTTTACAGGATGAGGTGATAAACAGGGGTATGATGTCAAACCAAGAAGTGCAAAATGTTGTGATTCCCTTACAGGATGAGATGATAAACAGGGGAGGGAGCAACTTCAAATACCTACAAGCTGTTGTGATTCCCTTGCAGAATGAGATGATAAACAGGTCTAACGATGGAATAACCACCTTAGGCGAAGTTGTGATTCCCTTGCAGAATGAGATGATAAACAGGTTTAAAAGTTGAATGCGCCCCGTGCATCCCGTTGTGATTCCCTTGCAGAATGAGATGATAAACAGGTGAGCATTATTCTCTAAACAAAATTTATCTCGAATAAATTTCAGCCTATTTCAGATTAAACAACAACAATGGAAAATGAAATCGACCGTCTAAATTATCTTTTAACAGCTGTAAACACAGAGAACACATTGAAAGGGCTTGCACTTGCTGAAATCACCAAAATCTGCTGTCAAAAGTCAAAGAATTTCAGAGATATAAAGCAAATCGAAGACATCCTTCTTAAACTAAAAAATAATCAGCAGAAATTCCGTTTTAAACAGGAGATAAAATATTTCAAACAGATGGCAGGTAGTTGTGATTCCCTTGCAGAATGAGATGATAAACAGGCGGATTACGATTAGCCACAGCACCCAACAGTTGTGATTCCCTTGCAGAATGAGATGATAAACAGGCACAGCCAAATAAAGAATTACCAAGATGGTGTTGTGATTCCCTTGCAGAATGAGATGATAAACAGGTACCAAAACAGAAACATATTTGCTTGCCATGTTGTGATTCCCTTGCAGAATGAGATGATAAACAGGAGGGAATTGATACATCAGAAAGCCTTTATGTTGTGATTCCCTTGCAGAATGAGATGATAAACAGGGGCAATCGCCTTGAATAATTTTGCTGTTCAGTTGTGATTCCCTTGCAGAATGAGATGATAAACAGGAGACTATAATGAATACCGATTTGAGGAAGAGTTGTGATTCCCTTGCAGAATGAGATGATAAACAAGGCAAAGGTCGGGAGCTTGCAAGCAGATATAGTTGTGATTCCCTTGCAGAATGAGATGATAAACAGGACAAAGGATAAGAAGGGCGTGTAGCTATTAGTTGTGATTCCCTTGCAGAATGAGATGATAAACAGGCAAAGCAACATCGAATGGAAGCAAGAGAGTAGTTGTGATTCCCTTGCAGAATGAGATGATAAACAGGTTCACCTTCGTTTCGAGGTGGTTTTTGTCTGTTGTGATTCCCTTGCAGAATGAGATGATAAACAGGGAAGCTTTTGGAACTAATTCCGCTAATCGAGTTGTGATTCCCTTGCAGAATGAGATGATAAACAGGGGAATCGAATTCCTTTAGTACGTTCCTTTTGTTGTGATTCCCTTGCAGAATGAGATGATAAACAGGTAGATTAAATCTTAGTCTTCAAGACCAATCGTTGTGATTCCCTTGCAGAATGAGATGATAAACAGGGACGGTATGCATTCAAAATATCATTGCGCTGTTGTGATTCCCTTGCAGAATGAGATGATAAACAGGCTACTTCAACTTGACCCAAAAAGACATACAGTTGTGATTCCCTTGCAGAATGAGATGATAAACAGGTGCAGTCCAATTCATGATAAACGCATTAAAGTTGTGATTCCCTTGCAGAATGAGATGATAAACAGGTCAATTTCATGTTGGGTGCTGTGACTAAAGGTTGTGATTCCCTTGCAGAATGAGATGATAAACAGGTTTATTTAAACAATGCAAAAAACAAACCAAGTTGTGATTCCCTTGCAGAATGAGATGATAAACAGGTGGACCACTCAACCCAAATAACCCGCGCATGTTGTGATTCCCTTGCAGAATGAGATGATAAACAGGTGCACAAAGCTTTAATTATCAAAGGTTCACGTTGTGATTCCCTTGCAGAATGAGATGATAAACAGGTGTTTGAAGTTGGCGAACTTGATTCTAAGAGTTGTGATTCCCTTGCAGAATGAGATGATAAACAGGGTACCTGTGGCTAATGCGCTAATAAACAAGCAACAACCACATGTACTGGATGGAAAAAAGACGTCAAAGAGCGCTTGCACAAGGAGTCAGATGTAGAGTTTTGAGTTTGTAATCTCCATAACCATTCCAAACCCTATTCCTGTAGATTGTCCCAAACCATAGTCGTGAATAGCTTGAGCAATCTTTTTGTTGCAATGTACAACAACGCTGCATACATTTGCTTTGTTCACACTGGTTTTACTTGGGGCTCCAGAAGAACTCATCAAAATATCTCTAACCTTATTGTGGTTTGATTTCTGAACTTCAATTCTAAAGCCGTCAAATTTTAAAGTGTTGTCAATGTTTGACAAACGTCTTTTTGTTTGTTCAGACAACTCCTCTTCAAACCCATCATCATTTAGGGTGTGAAATTCATAACGGCCTCCATTTTTTTTCTTTAGCAAAATGCCAGTTTCAGTGGTTTTAAAAACAGTAAAACCATCATACAAGTCTTCTTGGATGAACTCAATGCCCGTCAGTTTCATTCCAAATCCAAAATCTTTATTTGCTCCTGCTCCTGCGAGAAGTTTATTTAAAAAGCTCTCGTCTCCAGAGGATATAAACAAACTGCCTCCATGAGCGTACTCAATGGATGTTCCGCCTTCTGTAATCGTTCCTCCAATCATCCTAGAGATAACATAGTTAGAAGGTTGATTGTGATAGAGATTATCTTTTCCTAAGCATTTATGAATGTAACTCACAACGTGCTTAAGGTTATTTGGAACTAACTCCTTTGCGGAGCTAAATTTTAACTGTATTCTCATGACTCTATTGTAAGTTTAGTGGATATATCTCCTACTCTATCATAACCCTCAATGCTTAGCCTGTTTCCCGATACCACTCTTTCAATCCAAACCAAGCCTCCATCCAATATAGTTGCCACACCAGCTGAGTTTTCAAGGACTTCTTTGTCTTCTTCATCAAGCGGCACAATAAGGGTTCCGCTCAAGCGAATCGTTTTATCTATGCCATTGGGAACAACCAGCATAAGTCCTTTTGCGATAGAGTCCTTAGCCATCTCCATAGGGTCGTTTTTATCAGTAGGAGTCTTATTTCTCAGCCAGTTAACGACACCCGTTTTTCCAACTTTACGTTCTCTAAAATGAGAGAGCAAAGCTTGTTTAGAGGCTGAGTTTAAAGATTGCTTAAAAATATCAGGCACATCTTCTACTGGAACTTTTCTAATATTTGAGTGGCCCGTTGCCTCTATGAGCATTGTGATGAAATCACCATAATGCTCTTTTAGGTAGGCTTCAATCAAATCCCAAGTGAGGTTTGTTATTTTGGCGTTTGAGTTCCAAAAAGCTTTCCTTGTGCGGCATATCTCTTTAATTTCTCGAACATCCCCTTTTTTAGTAACCCAAGTGGGCACTTCAATCTTTAGGAAGCTGTTTTTTGCCTTCTCAATCAATCTATCCTGCTTCTGATAGACACAGGCCCCAAAAAAAGGGACTGGTCTTTCATTAAAAAGCACGTGCAAGACATTTGAAATCTGATGATGTGTTAAGTAGGACTCAAATTGAGGGAGCCCCTTTCGAATCTCACCTGCGTCTTTATTTCCAAGAAACAATTTATCTTTCGTGTCTTTATGGTTACGAAACAAAACTGCATCTTTAAACTTCAAAACCATAAATTCTTTCATGCTGGGGTGGTTTCGGTTTTCTTTACTTTCTCTGCTTTTTGCTTTGCGGCTTTGGCTTTCTTTTCCACGCTATTCTTTTTTAAAGTTGCTCGTTCTTCTTCCGCGTACTTCTTTAATTCTTCATGAAGTTTTTTTGCATCTCCAGTAACATCTTCCGTATATGCTTCAAACACTTCATACTGCAGAGCTTGAATATTTTCTATTGAATTGATTTCGACCCAACCCTCTTCGCTGTTAAACCTGTCAATCAAAGGATTGGAAACCAGTTTCACCATCAGCTTCTCTTTGCGTGCATAAGCACTGCTTCGACTGATGTCCAACGTAAGAAGCTTTTCTAAAAATACAGAAACTAATAAACGAACCTGGTCATCTGTGAATTTGAATCCACGCTCAGCAATGTTTACAGAACTTCCTCTCATTTGGAAAAATCCAAGCTCATTATCAAATGAGCCAAAGTGAATGTCGGCGTACTTTTTGAATAAATCAAAATGGTCGGGATTAAAACCATAACGTCCCATGATTTCGTCACAAGAGTAAAACTGAAGCTCTTTCAGGTTTATAGCACCTTGAGATGAATACTTAATCTTCCCAATTGTTTCTTTTTTGTAGATAGAATTATCACTTTTTTCTTCGTCTGCTTCATAGCTGATTTTCTCACCAGACTTTGAATGGAATTCGAGACGCGAAAGAGCATCGCACGTTTGTTCGGCAGCTACTAGTGTAATGGCTCCTTTTCTTTTTAACGTATCGTTTTTAATGGCATGCAAGTGCCCATTAAGAATGCTTTCTGGATGGGCAAGGTTTGCATAAAGTAAATCTTTATTGTGTGTAAGCTTTGGTGTTTGAGACACTTTATCATACATCGCATGCTTCATGCAGGTAGGCGAAATAACTAATTTGTAACGAGGCTCTTTTCCATCGTTGTAAATGTTTCTCTTTGCATACATTACGTTGCTATGGTATGATTTTAAGAAAGGGAATTTTTCTCCAATATGGAACCGTTGCTCATTGCTATCGTAATTAACAACGCCATTGCCTTCAATTTCAATTTTAAAAAGAATTGACTTTACTTTGCTCATGGTAATCTGTTTAAAGGTTAATATGTAATTTCTATGAATTGTTTACTCGTAAATTGGCTGGTCAAACTCTTCCAGTAAAGTTTTTTTAATATATCCGTAAATGTCATGATATTCCATATCCATCCTCGGATACGGCATTGATTTGTATTTCGCCATTATACGCAATAATTCAAGATTTGTGCTATGCTTTGGAACTTTTAAAAATCTAGTGTAATCAAAAGCGCAATCTGGCTCATCGTTAAGATGTTTAATTATCTTAAATACTTTTGCTAGTGCGTTGGAGTCTTCATGGAAGTCTTCGGGTATAGAATCATAAATAGGAGTTGATTTAGGCTGTGTCCATTCTTTTTTTGCCCATTTTTTAGCAGTAAAAAAGATTTCATTTCCTTTGCTTCTATAGCTAGTTTCTTGTATTTTATGGACTTCCGAGTTTTCACTTTTAATCGTTAACCTATTAGGATAAATTTTCTCATGTAAATCCATGCGGCTTTGTCGATATTTTGTGTTTAACCAGATTCTTCTTAAGGCTTCATTTTCTTTACAATGTTTATTATACAAAGAATATAGGTTATCTAAAGTTGTTTCCCCTTGACTTTGTGTTAGAAAATTAAACCATAAGTCAGACAGTTCTCGTGAGTACATTGTTTCGCGGGCTCTATTCTCACTTCGTCCAGAATTATCTGAAGGGATTCGATATGTTAGAATTTCAGACTGGTCATCATAATCTCCCCACCTGTCGACACGGCCTACTCTTTGAAGAGTAGCTTCTGGAGACAGGCAACTTTCAATCAAATGCCTAAAAGAAACATCTAAAGATGCCTGTGCTATTGGGCTCGCTATTACGTGTTCTTTTTCAATATTTCTGTCGGATTGCTTTCCATAGTTTTGAAGAATAACGCTTAATCGCGCTTGATTGTCGTCGTCCTCAAATTTTCCATGAAACAAAATAGTATCTTCATTGTGTTTGTGCTTATTTCTTTGACACTCAACTATAGAATTAGAGATAAAAAGAACAGGGCTTTTTTTACTTTCAGATATTCTAGAACGCCCCTCTTTTGTAGTGAGTTTGTATGATTTATTGTGGACAGCAGGAGCATGTTCAAATTTTCCAGGCAAATGGGCTGTTGAGTTGTCAAATGAATCCCAATAAACTGATAAATCAAGTGGGGTTGCGGACAGCAGTAAAGAGCGTCCGTTTGTCATCTGATGTCTTACCTTCATTAGATTTATAAAACCAGCCAGTAAAGCCCCGTCCGACACTAGCTCATGATACTCATCAAATACAACATCTGCATCGGATACCATTAATAAATCAATATCGTTACAATGCTCTTTTGTCGGACGTAAAAAGTTATCTACGTTGGTTACAATGATATCGCTTGAAAACTTTATTCCTAAATCTGAATTTGAGGCCTGTTGTTTTCCAGCGTAATATAATTCTACTGAAGTTTCAATTCCTGCATTTTTAAGCTCTCTTAAGATGTTGTGGTACACTGATTGTGCCACAGCATTTCTTGGACACACCCAAATAAGCCGTTTATTGTTGACAGTGCTCCAAAGTAAACCTAGAAGTGTTTTTCCGTATCCAGCAGGGGCGTTGATTTGAACAGTCTTAAACGAGGTCGTCCTAGATGCTAAAGCAACTTGTTGTGTCCATCTTTTTTCATGTCCAGGATATGGGCATTTAGTAAAAGCGTAACGGTGTTGTTGAATCAGTCGTTCATTTATAGTTTTTTTAATTTCATCAACTGTAAAATCTCCTAATTCACTAACTAAGTGGTCAGCTCTTACCACGCACATGCGAATAATCGTGTTGTCAACGTTGAGGTCGCTCGTCTCGTTAAAATCTCTAATATAGTAATGAGGGCTTGATGTTTCAGCTATTCTTGGCCTATCAAGGACTTGGCCAGGAAATAATTCTTCGACGAATTCAATCATTCTATCGATAGAATTATCTTTCTTCTTCCGAACCCACTCAAGAATAGACGCATCTGTGTGCTTGCCCATTACATTGTTAATGCCGTGATGCCAGTATACTGCTTCAGCAACTTGTCTTAGCTCCTCTGAGTCAAAGCTGATGTACATTCTTACAAATGCCCATCCCACTTCATTGTGCGAAAAAATAATGTCTTTTTTCTTTGTTTTAGTGGATTTACCATTTAAAGAGTTTCGGAGTAAAGTTTGAAACTCGGTTTCGGCTTTTCCAATATCATGAAGAAGCGCCGCTTTGCGGATAACTGATATAAAATGTTTTTTTTCTGTATCTGAGGTAACTATAACTGAGTCGGCAATATATTCCGCAACCTCAGCAACCTTTCGACTGTGCTCAATCAGGGTTTCGCCAGTACTTTTTGCTAATAACTCATCCATAAATAAAAAGACTTTTTCATTAGCCTTGGTTTAATATACGATGAATTAATAAAAAAGTTTCAACTAACGTTGTTTACCACTCTACTATGGATAATTGTTTTGGGTCCCGACCTATCTCTTTAATCTCCGCCAAACATTCCTTCATGGTTATTCCCACTTGGTCCTTCGAAGATTGAATCACACCATCTGGGTTTACGCAGCACTCGACCGCATTCTTGAATCCAAACTGGGGCTCATCCCACCTTAAAGTGCGCTCCACTTTTGGGTTGTACTTCCCTGCTACTTTATAATGCATAATGCAATCTAATGAACAAAAGAAACCATGCGCAAATCCTTTGGGGATGTACAGCTGTTTCTTATTGTCTCCAGACAATTCGAACTCTGCGTGCTGAGTAAATGTTTTTGAGTATGGGCGCAAGTCTACGATAAAATCCGTGACGCTACCCTGTATTACACTAACAAGCTTTGCTTGGGCATGTGGTGGGAGCTGGTAATGAAGCCCTCTTAGAGTGCCTCTGGTGGAGTGAGATATGTTATCTTGGATAAACACTGGGGCTGCTCCAGTAGCTAATGCAAACTTCTCGTGATTGAATGATTCAAAAAATGAGCCTCGTATATCTTTAAAAACTTTAGGTGTTATAATGTATACTCCTTCAAACTTTGTATTCTCTATCTCCATGTGTTCATTCTATGAGTTGCCATCCAAAATCTAGATAATCTTTTCTAGATATAATTAAGCGTTTTCTTGGGTGCTTGTCAAAAAACTTCTTGAGGGCGCCACACTTTTCATACTCTTCACCGTTCTCAAAAAAGAAAATGGATTCATTTATTAGAAAAGTGGGAATCAGTTTTCCAAGTGTTCCTGGATGTGCACTTACTGCTTCAAAAAGTAAGTTGTACATTTTAATATCTACGCTGGTTATGTTTGTTCGACCTTTCATTGTATTAATAAATACAGGTCTAAAATCAAAAACTAGCCATATTGAAACCAGCTGTTTTTTGCCGTATTACTGGCTATTTAATGCTTTCTGTTAAAGCTACATACTGATGCCTCCGCTAATTGTCTTAGCATCAATGTCTCCACTTTTAGTTGATACCAAACCAGCAATGTCTCCTTTTACATCAACATCTCCAGAAGCTGTTTTAACGCTGCCTTCAATGTTTCCTCCGACTTCGATATCACCAGAAGCGCTTTGAACGTCTCCGCGAATATCTCCTCCTACTTCAATGTCTCCGCTTGCTGAGGTTATTCGCCCTGAGTTACCTGTGACGTTTAAATTTCCAAAGGCTCCTTGGACCAGCTCTACATCGCCTTCAACAGTAATATTCACGACCCGCTTGCTATCTCCAACATGAACTTGTTCTCCATCGATGTAAATTTCTCCGTCTCCACTAATATTAACAACTTTACCTTCGTACTTATTTGAATCAATTCTAAAAATTGCCATAAATAATTTAATTAATTTGTTCATTTAAAAAAAGTATAGTGATTCTCTTTTTTTTTAGATATAAGCCTTATGTGGGTTTCAAGAAAACTCTGTTGAGGTTGAAAACCTCAACCCAAACCACTTGTTATCAGTCTTTGTGCCATCCACCATATAATAAGGTTTTGAGATTTCTGGATGCATTTCTTCCCACTGGTCTGCATATTTATCACCAGTAAGGCCTCCTCGTTTCGCTTTAACCTGCTTCCAAAAATCATCTGCAGTAATGGGTGTATCGTACTCGTCTAAAATTTGATGATTCAACAGAAACTTTGTCAGAGACTCTAATGAATCATAGTGCATCCAATTATTGTGGTTGAAACAAAACTCCCAACCATGAGAAGACTTTCCAATGTGGATTATCGTATCAAAAAAAGCTTTTTTTAGCTCTTTTAAGCGTTCTTGGTCCACAAGAGATTTGAGCACCTCTTTTTCATCATTGCTCACGATTCTGATTGCGTAGTAGTTTGTTCCCATTTTTTGAATATACGAAGAAATTAAGAAAAAGTTTCTTATTGGTTGAATTGCTTTTTGAGCATCTCTCGGATTGCGGAGGTATCTCTTGTTCCCTCAACGACTCCTTTTCCTATGTTCTCCAGGTTAGCCTTGTTGTCAATTGCTTTAGACAACCACTCTAAAGGCTCTTCTTGAATTACCAGCTGCTGAAGCATTTTTTTCCAAGTTGGAAGTGGCAGGAAATCAAAATCAATTTCTGTTCCTGCTGTTTCTGCGTTCTGTGTTTCCACTTCCAATAATCTATCATAATGTTCTCCGTTACCAAAAATAGCTTCGGCGAACTCATGCTTAAAGATTAAGCTGTTATAGCCTCCGTTAGTAGTCATCTGACCCCAGTGTATTTTTGTTCTGTCTATTTTGTGTCCACCTTTCTCAGCTTCATCAATGGCTTTGTTAATTATATCTGTCCAAGTCATGCTTTTTGTGTTTTGCAAAAAATACTTATTAAGCGTTAAATTTTAAAGTCTATGCTTTTCGTGATTCCCATGTTTAGCTACCAAAGATACAGAAAAAAGCATTTTACTTTGCGTTTGTTTTTTATTATGTTAAATTTGTGTTTCCAATGTTAAGTTAATGTTATGAACTATTTATTGGAGTAATCGCACAAAACATACATTATGAAAAAGATATTAATTTTACTTATTATACTATGTACTCTCACCACTACAGCTCAAGGGGAGTTGGAATGTGACTCACTTTTTAGCTGTTTCAGTTATTATGAAAGTGGTGAAGTCAAATTTAAAGGAACAGCTGATTGTCAAGAAAGAGCTCACGGAAAGTTTGTTGAGTTCCGAAAAAGCGGAGAAATACTTGGAGTTGGAGAATTCTCGCACGGAGTTCGAGTAGGAGTTTGGATTACATATTCAACACTTGAGAAGTCTTCCTATGTTATATACTTCGATAAACACGGAAACAAGATAAGGGCTGAAAAGCTTGTTGGGGATTTAATTGTCGAAGCAAAGGAGTACAAATAGCAGGTGTATTCTCTATGCAAGGAAGCTTTGCAAAGGCTTCATCGCGTATATTCCATGTGTTCGTATTGTCACCATTGGACTTGAGCCAACCTCTTCACCTTCAATGATAAAACCTTTTTCTGAAAAAGAGTCGTAAACTAGAGGGTATAAGATTAAAACCTCTTCCTGAACGTGGCGCCCAATCTTTCCTCGTATAAAGGCGTGCACATTTTTAATTTTAGACGTTATAGCTTTTTTCTTTCCTGCTGGATTTACAATAAAGTTAACGTTTTTCATCTCTAGCTCAGTCGCATGGGCCACAACCAGGCTTTTCTGTTTAATGCTAAAAACTGTGCCTTTTCTATTTAAACATCGATATACGTCGACTGACTGAGAGTAATTGAGTTCTCTCTCTTTAAAAGGTGTTATGCTACTATTTGACATCATGCTGTAAATACAATGTTTTTACTTAACTAAGAAACCAACTTCATAAGTCATCCATCTGAGTTTTTCTTCAAGGATTTTATAGGCTACCGTTAGTTTTTTAAATAAATCTGGCTTGTCTTTTTTCCAATGCTCCTTTAGTTGAGAATAACCCGCATCCCACCTGTCCAAATGGAGTTCTGGGTGAGCTTTGGCATAAACCATTCGTTCTGGGCCGCTCCAATATAGCATTTTATTAGCTATCTCCAACACATCTACTGCATCTTGAGACATGTGTTTCACATTGCTCTGAATCATACTGTTCATTATCGTGGCTGACCTGTCTTGTTTATGTTCAATGTCTATTAGACATGGGTCGCCCCAGAAAAAGCTGTTTCTTACATCATATTCCTGCTTTTTAAAAACAATTCCGCCTATCGAACTTTGATGTGACGCTGAATGGAACAAAGAGTAAACTAAAGAGTCTGCAGCGTATTGATTCCATAGTTCAGCAGAGGTGTTTGGGGCCATGTATTCGTCTTTTTGGTTAATCCAGGTGGAATACGGTCCCACGTGAGTCTTTCGTGCCGCAAACAAGCTACAAACCTTCTTTAGATTATCTGGTATAATAGAGAACCCGTTTCCTTTTGACGCAGCCCAGCTATATAGCGCTACTTGTTGTGGGTTTTCATAAATATTGTTTGATGCATTCAGAAAATATCCAATCGCTCCATCAACAAGGCTTCCTCGCATTGTTTTGCCTTCCACTTTCCATTTTAATGCACTTGTGAACTGAGGAATGTTTTTATTTGACCTTAATCCTTTTGTCTCTTCCCTTGCCCAGATAGATGCTGCTTCTCTTTGGTCTGTGTTGTATAATTCTTTACGTTTTGGAAGAACTCCTTTGATGCGAGGGTCTGCAATCACTTCATAACTCCAAGATGTTCGTTCATCTAATCCTGGGGTCATCAAAGTGAAGGTTATTCCCCAGTCTGACTTTACCTCCATGAATTCTGATGCTGGAAACAAAAAACCGTCTTGGACCCTAAAATTCTTAAACATCCTTTCTCTAAAAGTTTTAAAACTTGACCCAGTTAAAAAAAGAGGTGGTGAAAACACGGCAATTACAACATTGGAAATACCATATGCTTCTTTTATCGCATTGATGCGATAAAGAAACTGAGCGTAGAGCTGTTGAGATGACTTTCCCCAACCGTTTTCTCGCATTTCATTATTAATCCAAGTCTTGGCTGTTCCTGATTTATGGCTTGAGGTTGCTCCTTTATTGTTAGCGGTTGCGTATGGAGGATTTATTAAAAAGACGATTGGTTTGTCATCTTTTATTGCTTGTTTTAAAGCTGGCGACTGAGTCGTTAGCTTTTCAGAGTCATCATTAAGGAAGTCAAACTGAAAAGCTTGCTGATTTGAAACTGTTTCACACTTATCAATATCAGCTTTATGAAGAGTTGAACTATACAATTCTTTAAATTCATATCCTTGGGTAAGGTTCATAAAGCCCGAAGCACAGTCCCACACCACATACTCTTGTTTCCAGTTTTTTCCCAAGTTGTCCTGAATCAGCCTATGTGCTTCGTCCACCCATATTTGAGGTGTATAAAATTCGCCTTCTCTTTTCTTTTTATCCAATGTGATAGTCATGCTTTTAATATGAGCATGAGCGTAAAAAAAAGAAAGGAACAAATAATAAAACGGTGCATACGCACAATGCTGATAGCAAACTTTATTATACACCTTGTTAGTTATACACAGTACGGTTATTTAAGGTAGAATTTTGATACGAAGAAAGAATAAACTTTTTAAAAATGTGCGGTGAAAATTTTAATTCTGAATATTTATATGTGAACTACCCATCTACAGCAAGCTGATGGAAGGGCTTCTAAAAAAATATAAATGCAAAGAGCAGATACATATTCAGAATTTACAGCGTTTCGTAGACTTGCCCATTGGCAACGCCTCACCGCCTTTTTATTTATCCTGCGAAGTTGGCCCCAACCCACAGCTTAATATTTTGTTTCGCTTATGATTTTATGCAAACAACGAAAAAGAACTTATTTGTAAATATATAAAAAACGCTTACATCTCACCCACGCTAAATCATATGGAACAAGAAAAAAAATTAAAGAACTTCATTAAAACTACAATCATAGAGTTTTTTAATGAACAATATGAAAATATTCAACATTATGATTTATTTGAATATTATGAAAAACAACCAAAAGAATTAAAGGTAATTGTAGATAAATATTTGAATTTATTAGATAAACGTAAAGGTTATGATGTGATTAAGAAATTTCACGATGCAGTTTATAAAATAGGTTATACGTTTGATAGTGGATTAGATGCTGAACCACACGGTTTAAGACCCATAGGGGTTAAATTAAATCAGTTGGTAGGTTGGGAAGATATAGATAATTAAAACACGAATGTAGTATTGTGTATAACGCCACTTTTCATTTGTGAAAATTTTATCACCAATATTCTCATTTACAAACTGCTTAAAGTTCTTAACTTTATCAATCATTTCTCTCATATCTTTACTCACTGGTCTGTTCATTTTCTTGGTTGTTTGTTAGTGTATGCCGTACACTGTATTGAATTTATTCGCTTGTTATGTGTAAGTGTTACATTCATCGTTCTAATCAACATTTAGGTTAAAAAATTTAAAAGACAATTTACCCCAATATTTTTTGAACCCAATCAGGTAATTTACTAAATTTAATTAATTTACATTTTACTGTTGGTAAATTATTTCTAATTGATTTTTGAATCCTGTGATTTCCATCAAGAATATATTTAATAGATTTATCATCATTCATCAAAATCAATACTGGGTATTGTATGTCGGATTTTTCTATTTTATCAATTTCTTCTGTGTTTCCGTCCCAAGTTAATACAATATTTTTTAGTTTATTGGTATCCATTTCTTGAACTTTAATGTTTTTTGTAAGGTCTAATATCTGAACTAACGTAACTGTTTGGTTGTCATTATTTGTCCAAGATGTATCTTCTAAACCTTCATTCAAAAATTCTCTTATAGTTGTTTTAATAAATCCTCTCAAATCTTTCATTGTTTTCTTTTATATATAAATACTTAGAATTTAAATTTTTGTTTATTTCTTCGTATCAACATTTTACCTTAATTAACCACACCCACACATAACAACGTGTATAATAAAGTTTGCTATCAAGTTCAGTGGTAATTTAAAAGTTCATCTAAGCAAACCTTCTCATACACCCATTCGTTACCCACAATGTAAAAAGCCGCCAAGCTTTACGGCTGTATGTTTAGCAACTCTTTTTCTCTTTTTCTAATACTTCTATAATCTATAAAGTTATGTGTTCCTTTATTCGCTTTTTCGCCAAATATTATAATACTCATTCCCATCCATAAACCTCGTGGTTCATCATTAAAATTTACTTCACCGTTTATAAAACGTATTTCTGCATCAATCATAGTTTCTGCCCACCATTTTGTATTACTTCTTACTGGTATTAAGCAAACTTTTGTGCCACCATTTATTAACGCTTCGTTATGTGCTTTTTTAACCCATTTACTTAAATTTCTATCAAATGGAGGGTTCATCCAACAATTACCAATCCAATCTTTATTTAAAGAATTATCTTCTTTAGTCCAGTATTTTGGTAATTTATGATTTAATGAACTTGCACAAACATCAGTAGTTATTGCAAACTCTTTTATTAAAGGTTGTACAATCGTTTTAGGTGTACTATACTCAATGCTTTTACTCTCAAAAGAGTTGTTTTTATTTCCAATTTTATCTATTCCCATTCTGTATGTATTTGCCCTCGTACCTCACGCACGGCTTTTTAAAAAGTGGGTAACACCGTATAAAAAACATTGCTAAATTGTGCAATATCAAAGGTCTGTTAATATTAATTTACTTTATTTCTAATCGTTAATTCTGTGCTTTCTAAACGCAACATTTCTTATACATGTACGTTAGCAGAAATAAAATTATCCAGCCACCACACCATCAATAACCTTTCGTAGTTCAACATTTATTTCATCTCGCAAGTCCAACAATTCATCCATTGTTAAGTAACTTAAACTATCTTCATTCAGCCATAGTTCAAATGACCTTCTACCAGTTGAATGATAGATACGAATTGTTTCAATCTTCGTTTTCAGTGTTTCCGTTTGTCCCCCGTCTTTGATTTTCATTTTTGTTTCAATTTATATTTACGAGCATCCCACGCTCAAAAGGGATAATTTTACATCTGCTAATGCTAACAACGTATAAAGTGCATTAAAACGCCACTTATACTAAGCATTAGCAAACATTAAAATCCACCTCTCTACCTTCTCCGCAAATATGGTAAAAGTCTTCTTTGTGGGCTTGCTCTCCTTTTTTCCAAACCCTTATATAAACATTTCTCGTAATTTTATTTCTCCTTGCTTTTATACCGTTTAGCTCTCCGTACTCAAACGGTTTGCTAACAAAGTATAAATAACATTGCTTAATTAGGTTCATAGTTTTAAATTTAGTGCTGCAAGTCGCAACGTTTCTTATACTAGTCATTAGCACCAATACTACGAAAGTACTTCGATTGAAAGTATTTTAATTTTAGTTTCATCGAATATCAATAAATTTAATTCTTTTGTTTCGATGATATATGTTCCGTCATAACCATTAAGTTTCAACCAATCATATACCCAAGTTTGCTCAATTGATGAATAATCACCATCCAATAAATTATTATACTTTCTATCAATGTCATCATCAGGAAATTTATCCTCGATATATTCTAAAAGATTTTTACCAATTACATAATATTCTACGCCAATTTTATCATTTACTTTACTTTTTTCATAATACATTAATAAATCATAGGTTGATGGTAACTTTCTAAAATCTATAATATTATTAGTTAAAACTTGAATTTTGTAAATATGTGGTGAATAATTACCAGCATAGTATTTAGCAAATTCAATATTTGATGTTAAAAATATTGGTGATTTGTAATTTATATCAAATAAAGTTCCGTTTTTTATCTTGAATTTATCGAATTTTTCTTTAGAACCGTGATACCAAGTATTATCATTTACTATAAGTTGCTCATTAAGATATTCTCTAATCGTTGTCACTATAAACTTTCTCAATTCCATTCTTTTATATATAGATATTCCAAAATTAAATTTCTGACAAACAAACCGTACTGGTGCTAACGCTATGTATATTCCAGTTTTGTGAAAAACAAAACCGATAACATACATTTAACGTTATGCTCCATGCCTTAGTTCAGTTCTTCAATTTAACATTTGTGATAAAAAACAAAAAGAATTTTGCCAACGCACCTTATTTTTCAAGACTATCTCTGTTTATTAATTTCTTTCATCACTTCACTATAATTCATATTAGGTTCGACATCGTAATAATTAATTACATCCTTAAAAACATCTTCACCATCAAATCCATCTCCAAGTATAAAATTTGAACTTTTAAACACTACAAGTTCTTGTTGTAGACTATCTTTATGATGCCAAGAAATATCTTCAATTTCTTCAATAGCCTTATTGAACGATTTTTCATCATCAAATCCATATCCTGATAAACCCCATTCGGGTTCACTATTCCACATACCATTTGTAACATCTTTTCTTGGTGGATATGGTACATATTTACCGTCCCCAACTCTCTCGTTGTAATCATCCATAGCATCTTTCTCCGTTTCAAACCATGCTTGCATATTTCCACTAAAATTACGTCTAGTATCATCATCTGCATCGCTTGTCCATCTTAGAAAATATTTGGAATTATTAAGATTTTCATTTACAAATTCCTTAAAGTTCTTAACTTTATCAATCATTTTTCTCACATCTTCGCTCATAGTATCTTTATATAAAAATAGTTTCAAATAAACATCATCCTTTAATAATTCAACACGTAGCATAACGCTATGTATATTCCAGTTTTGTGAAAAACAAAACCGATAACATACATTTAACGCTGTGTGTAATGCTACACTTTTGTACGTCTTGGCGGTGGCTTAGATTTTTTGGTTCTGATTTCTTGGAAGTCACACTCTTTGTCGTAAAATTTACTACAACATCTTGCGCCTATTCCAAACAATGAGCGTTTAATATTTTCATTGGTACACCAAGCACCTTTGTTATTATATTTACAATTTATCTTTCTTTCCATTTCAATATTATTTAATTAATAATCCGCACTACACACAGCACTTTGTATAGTGCATAGTTCGTTCCTCACAACGCCACCATACAAGGGGCGTTGCCATTAGAGTTTAACCAAACATAAGCTGTCGGGTCATACTTTTTTGGCTTTCCTAAATATTGGCTTTTATCGCAAACCTTACACTCTCGTCTAAATCCTTGTTCGTATATCTGTTTACATTTTTTATCTTTAAATCTAGTCCATTTGCTTATCTCCCAAAAGTGTAAGGAAAAACGGCAACTAACATTGTATAAAAAACATTGCTTAATTCTATTCATAATTTTAAATTTAGTGCTGCAAGAACAGGTCTTTGAACTTGGGTCAAATCGTCCATTAAAAAACTCTCTGTGTTAGTCTCTCAAATCCGTCCTTCCATGTTTCGTGTTTATCAAATCTTTCACCACAACCAGTGGTTCCACCTTTCCAGCTTCCTCTTCTCTTTCCTACTTCTGAAGAGAATTCAACGTCAATTGTACGACTCACTTGGCTGAACATAGTTGTTCGTTTGAACCATCTCATTCTCCATTCTCTCTCCGAGATGGATATATCGGCATTAACCACGTTCAGTTCTCCATTTGGAGTGTGCTTATCAACATACGGCATATTAGTTCTCCACATTTTCTCTTTCCATTCGTCTTTATAAAAGTCTTGTTTGTCGCCTTTTATTGAATGAACCCATGTTCCATCCTTCAGTTTAATGCTGTGGCGAACGTGGTCGAGATTCCAGGGCATATTAATGTATTTAGATTTCTTTCCGTAACGAATAACAAAGCTCTGACTCTGCCAACCATCCTGATACCAATAACAGCCGTACTGTTCTGAGTCGCCGTAATCCTTTCTCTTGTGTGACCAGGGCATACTCCAAAACAGGCTCCAGAATAGGAATGCTATATGGATTTGGGGTCTCTCATCATCAGAATACCCGTGGCACTCGTAAGTTAAGTGAAAAGCAACTGGTTTTCCCCAGCTGTATCTATAAAATGATATATTATCGTTTTCAAACTTCTTTGTGGGGTTTCGCATTCTACAAATGTAATCAATTTTACAAATATAAAAACTGTTCGAAGGGCGGCCTTTTTCTATCTGTAATTCAAGAGGGGCGTAGGGGGTTCGAACCCCTGACGTACAGGGTTAAAGCCTGATGTTCTACCTCTGAACTAACGCCCCTTGTGGTAATGTGCTATCCGATACAGCCAGTCTCCACAATACGGTGAAGATAGAATATCTTTCTTAGCCTGCATAACTCTTCGTAACGAGGAATATGGACCAGAGTATTTGGTCCAAGCCACCCTGGGGCGATGCTTAGCTGTATAGTTTGAAGTCCATTCTATATAATATCTCGTGTTATCTACAGTAGCCATAGCATTAAAATAGTGGTTACTAACTAGGTTTTGAAGTTATCAACCATTCTTTTAATGTCATGAATTCTTTCACCTTACCTGGGACAGAATTTTCTAGTTTGGCTAACTTTATGTTGATTTTATCTTTGTTTTTTCTATCATAGATGTAGTCTATTATGCCTGGATTCTCTTTAAAGTACCATATCGCATATTCTAGTGTTCTCTCTATTTCTTCATCAATGGTTTTTGATTCATCAATATGCGTCAATACAATGGTTGGAAAATAAGAGCAGCATGGAATGGCGTCATTGCAGTTTGTTGACATATGTATACCATACTTTGATTTCTCTGGACTTTCTAACTCGAATATTTCCACGGACAAAGATTCTCCGATACTGTACAAGGATTTCATCCACGAAGGATTTCTTTCTGGATTAAACTCTGTGTCTTTTACAATGTAAGTCTGTTTTGATATTTTGCTTGCCATTTCTTGCGCTGATTCTTCTTTAGCATTTAATTGGTCTATTTTTTTAAACACATCTCCATACTCAGAGAAGATTAAATCTGTTTTTTCACAAAACTCATCTATTATATCAAAGAAGTTTGATGCCATTGGGCTCATGTAGTACATCAGTACAAAGTTGTAAGACATTCTGTCTCCATTCCAGTATTGGACTTCAAAACTAATTTCACCACCCAACTCGGTGCCAAAATTAATATCCACACACTCAAACTTGTCATTATAATCCATTACTTTTTTAAACCAATCCATTATTTTTTTTGTTTTTAATCCTCGCAAGGCAAGTGACCATATTTATGAAAATACTTTAATGGACGTTTCAATTTTCCATTAATCCAAAAACCCCATTTTCGTCGTGGCTTAAACGCTAATACAAATGTCCAGCAAGACACATCTTTAGGAAGCACTACATTATGTATATGTTCTGCTTTTCTAAAGCGAATGCTTCCTTGTCTTAACTTATCGATTCCATTTGGGCTTATGTCTAAATAGCCTCCTTTCAGTATGAAAGTGATAAAATCCCAAGCATGGTCATGCTGGTGCGCGATTGGTTCACTTCTTATGAAGTTGTGAACTCGGAACGAAAATAAGTAGAAATTGAACACCCATCTGTAAGCATACGGGCAACTTTTTTCACCTAAAGCTTCGTTCCATCTGAACTGAATTGGTCTGAACTTTTTCATTTCTTGATTCGGATTATAGCTGAGGGTACAGTTTTGTAATCCTCAACAAATGAATAATCTGGGACCATTGTCACGGAGTAGTTCTTATCTTGAAGCCACTCACGGAATTCTTTGTGCAGTTAAGTCTCTCCAACCATCCAAAAAGGAGATGTTAAGCTTGAGATTGTTCCGCCTGGTGCAAGTTGGTCATACATGTGCATGATGTGTTTGCAATCGACATTGTCTCGAAAGTTAGGACAGGCAATGACGTAATCATATGGTGTCTGGGCTTCGAATCGGAAGAAGTCTGAGCCAACCAACTCATATTCTTTTTCTTTCAGTGTGACTCGGCATTCTTGATTAAGTTCTACACAGTCAATTTTACACTGTTGGAATTTTTCTTGAACCCCGTCCGCCAATACTCCTGTGCCTGCAGATGGTTCTAGTATTCTCGCTCCAGGCTTCGGGTTTAATCTCTCACATAAAGCATCAATCACCACTTGGGGTGTAATTCTGTTTGTCTCTACCATAGCTTTCGTTTTTTTTATTGTTTGGTGAACGGAATAGGAATCGAACCTACAACTTTTCTTATGGCCGCTAAGCCATCTAGTTTTGCGCCTTCCATCCTTTTAAGTACTCGTTCGAACATTTCCTTAAAAATCTTGGTGCAATCCGCCCATGTTGTGGCGTGGGGAGAAACGAATCTCACGCGAATCTTCTTTCAGATTCTCACGCCATGTGGGGGAAGTTGTTTATGAGAACAGCGCCTCCCCAAGCATCTCACTGCTCATTATAATGGTCCCGCGAGAGGGTTCTGCCCCCCATCATTTCTTCAACATCAACTACTAACTCACTCTTGTGGCCACGCAAGTGAGTTTTTGTGTTTGCATCCCGAACTGAGTCCTTTCGGTTCGTCTTCCACATTATCAGTGTGGTGCTTTAACATATCTAAGCTATCGCAGGAAATTGTCCTGGAGGAAGGGCTCGAACCCCCGACCCCCACCGTTCGATTCCAATTCTCTACTTCACAACCCTTGTGGCCACGCAGGTTGCGTTTCAATCCTTTTCCTCATTTATCAGGGTGGTGCTCTAACCAACTGAGCTACTCCAGGAAGTGCCGCTAACAGGAATCTCACCTATTCTAGTGCTAATGCAAGCGGCGTGGTGGTGAGGGAAGGACTTGAACCTTCGACCTCCAGGGTTTTAAAGCCTGGTGCTCTGAACCAACTGAGCTACCTCACCAAGAGGCCCCAGGAAGACTTTCTCTTCCTCTAGTGCTAATGCAGGGGCCGTGGTGGCGTGGGAAGAAACGAATCTCCCGCGAATCCCTAATGGACTCTCACGCCTTTTTTAAATTCCAACACGTCAATGAACTTTTGTTGTGACAGGAGAAAGATTCGAACTCTCGTCCCCAGGTTTTTAAGGCCTGGTGCTCTAACCGCTGAGCTATCCCGTCTGGTGGCGGATTCAGGACTTTAACCTGAACTGGTGCTTATGCATCCGCCGTAGTGGTGCGGGGACAATCGAATGTCCCATGAGCCAAAAGCTCTCGCACCGTGATATGGAAACCTGCATCATCATGCGGCTTCTTTACAATTACAACTCTTGAGAGTTGGTTGATTCGTAAATTCTTTGAAAGCAAGTGGTAGACTAGATAACCAACGGGCAGATTCTTTCCCTGGTTCTACGGTAATAGACGTGAACTGGTTGTCGAGGTCAGGCTCCTGGAAGGAACTGAAATTAATACCTTTTTGCGTGAGTTTGTCTCGGAGCTCGATGAGTTCTTGCTCGTCTTTGACTGATAAGAATCCTAAATATGGATTCGATAACCATTTTTCATAAATGGCTGTGTATTCTTGATTGAATACGTGGAATGAATGCATTCCTTGAGTTGCCTGCGCTCCAGGAGCGAGGTCTCGTCTTACGACGATGTAAAGCTTTAAGTTTTTCTTCTCTGTAGAAGGGTGTACTTACTGGTTGTCTAATGCTTTTTTCATGACTCTTATTTTTTGTTTGTTTCTGAACCTACTTCTTCAACTTCCGTGCCATCTGATATTAGATGTCATTTTGTCAGGCTGTAGAGTTGGCTCTCAATACAATCTACGACAAAGATATAAAAAAGTTTCACTTATTTCAATCTTTTTTTGAAAATAAATCATCCGACAGCCCTGAGAAGTCCATTCCCTTTGTGTTTTCAGAGATTTCATCATTACTCTCAAATTCTGTATTTATTGCAACTCCTCTTCTTTTTTTATACTCGGAACGGACTCTTTTCGTCAGTGTTGTCTGCTCCTAGTCCGCTAACAAGTACCTGACAAAGGAAGCTGCAATACTGGCAGCAATGCGTCTTTGTTTTTTACCAATCATAATTGCTTACCCCGTGAAGGAGTAGGAAGAATAACAACCATCCACCACCACTCTTATCTAGGGAGTATAGAGCGACTGCTCCTGCAATCAACCCCAAAGGAACTATGTTTTTCTTTAACACTTCCGCGAAAGATTTGTCGTTTTTCGCGCTTGCTTCTGCTTCATCTAGTGCCGCAGCGGTTTTTTTCCTCAAATCAACAACCGTAGTTGCCTCCGTTTTGAGATTTAATTCATTCAACGCTGATTCCAGCTCTTTGAATTTAGGTCTATTCTTTGCGCTCATTTGCTTTTTGTAGTAGGTGTAATGTTATGTCACTCCAGTTTGTAAATCTTTCATCGTGGCCATAATGGATGTGTTCACCACCGTAATCTGGCTGACCGTGTTCGTTTCCATCATCAACAAGCGCTGCTCCAGAGAGTCTTCCTTTGTAGGATGTAATCGTAAGTTCTTTTAGAAATGATTCCCCAAAGTGTTTTTGGACCCACATTGCTTTTCCTGTCCAACAGGCATTGTTTCGAATTGAAGGAGCTGTCAGAAATTTAATGTCGTAGTGGTCTTTAAGTTTTTCGTAAGCCTCCATAAATCCAAACATAGGGTCAAGATTAATCCAGAAATCCAAATGTGAATGTGGGAACTGTTCATCAGGATGTCTTTTTCGCCACTCTGATGTACCTTTCGCAAAATCAACTGCACAATGGTCCATGTCTATGTCTATGATTGGTCTTAAGTTTTTCATATAATTTTATTCACATTGCCAGGGTTTGAGCTCCTGGTAGATAGCGTTTGTTGGTAATTTTACTCTTCCTTCAAGGCTTCGTCTATTCTTTTTATTAATCTTTCAGCCTCATTGCCTCCATCATCCCAAGGCTGTATGAAGTTTGCACAATCAATTAATAATTGTTTAATTTTATTGGTCATGCAGCGTTAGGTATCGATTCTCATTTTAGATAAAGACCTTGTTAAGTCTAAAGACGCTCTTTTTAAGGCTCCAGAAGTTTTGTCTCCTCTAATCCAGGAATGTTTGGGGTTTTTTTCAAAAAGGTGTTTATTTGAATCACTTTTTTTGAATTCTTTCAATCTTTTTAGAAATCTTTCTATTTCCGATTCAACTTCTTTTATATTTTCTATTCTCATAATGAGGAAAAGTTTTTAGCTGATTGCAGCTTTAAAATAAATGCTAAGATACAGTTAAGATTTTGTTTTTTCGTCACAGTCTGAGTGGTACTGTTGCTCGTCTTTCGGAGAAGTTTCTATTTGATATCTTAATAGTTTTTCCGCAACTGTTTTTAGATATTCAATTTCTTCTTCTCCCATTGCACAGCTTGCTTTCGTTTCTTGTAAGTGAGATTTAAGTCGTCTTGCAAATGTTTTGTCGTTTATTATTCTGTTTTCTTTAATTGGATTTTCCATTTTGATTTTTATATATACGGTAATATATAAAAAAAGTTACATAAATCAATAGTTTGGAAACCACTATTTCTTTACAGGCTATTTATTAAAAACGAAATACATGAAAGCTTTTAAACAATTCTGGCGAGACCTTTTTACAAAAGATTTCTGGGACTTCACACTCTTGAGCAAGTCTAAAAAATGGAGACTTGTTCTTGTTACAGCACTTGTGACTTATGCCATTTTCTCATGCATTAAAGATTTTCCAAGTGTTGGTTGGAAAATAGGCGGCTCAGCAATAGCTGTTGGTTGGTGGTTTTTAAATGCTGCTCAGCTATACAGCACATATTACAAGGTTACATACAAGCTTAAAACGCAAGATAAAAAATGAGCAGAATCCTAAAGGACATGCTTACTGAGACCAGTAAAGGGCGGACAAAGTACAGCCAGGGTCGTATCTACTTGTTCGTTTCCTTTGGTGTTTTTTTTCTCTTGAATGTCATTTTAGCATTTTGTGCTATTACGAATTATACTCTAGAGGATAAAGACACACTTCTTGTGGTGTCTGAGAACTTGAGATGGGCTTTAGGTACGTTTGGACTCTATGTTCTTGGCGGTAAAGGCATTGGTGCTTTTAGGGATAAACAAACTGGAATATCAAATGACTACCAGCACGAAGCTCAATACCCTAGCGGAGGTTATTATCCGCCATATGGAGGCCACTCGCACCCTGGGGGAGGGAAGCCGACCTTTGATGATGCTGACACATATCACGATGATTATTCAGACTCTCCTAATGAGGACGAGTATTATGCGCAGGACGATGAAGAGGTGGATTAAATTTTTCTACTAAGCGTTTTTTCCCAATCCGACTGGGCTTTTTTACGCTCCACTAAGAAGTTGGCGCTAACTTCTTTTTCTTTACATTCAGTTAAAAAAGCATCCTCTATTGAAAGGTCAAACCTAAACCATTCTCTCCAATGATGATTGGCGGTTTTTGAAATATGCATCAACTGCTCAACCTCTTTGTAATTACAAGTGCTATAGTAGTTTATTAGATGAAGTTGGGTTGGGTTTCCAGTTTGAAGTTCTCCTAGCCTGGCTTTAGGGTGGTTAGATGTGTGTCCTATTTTATATAGGTCCGTATCTCCTTGTCGCACTAGATAAACATATCCTTTTCTCATAAAGAAGAATACTCTACATCGATGTAAAAGTAAAGAAAACCCTGCCAAAATTAATCGACAGGGTTTTCTAAAAGCTTTTAATCCTTGTGTGACCTAAGTGATTGGCATCCACCCGTAGGTGAACCGATGTGTTTTTCGGGGATACACGTTTGCCACAAGTACTATTATCCCTTATTCCTTAGTTGCAAGCTCAGCAAAATCAACATAATTGTTGATAGTGTTGATAAGCGCTCTTTTGTCGACTTCTAGATTGTCAATGACATCAAAAATCTTTTCAGAGAATCCTCTTAGCGCGAATACGTTCTTCTCTGGGAACTGCATGCTTCCGCTTGCAGCCAAGTTGAACTCGTAAACTTTACAGTCCTGAGCACCGTACTTCTTCTTGTACGCTGCAAACTGAGTTTTTGGAGTATTGTACTCCATCCACGCTTGCATGTCCGAGAAGATGAATACACGGTCGTATTTCGCCTTCATCTTAACGAAGATGTCTTGGAAGTTCGTTCCGTGACCAACCCTGTACTTGCCAACGTTGCCGTAGCCTTGGTTTGTATCAACAATCCAGTTTGCCATACCCATTACTGAGTCATTCACGTTAACTGGAAGGTACATTGCGTGTGTTCCAAACGACATTACATCAGCATCACTAGCCTTGGCCATCATGGCTCCAAATAGAGCTGCCACTTTATTCCTGTAAGTTTTACCTCCAGCAATTGGGCAATCCATAGAACCTGACAGGTCAATTACGACTGCAGTGTTTCCATCAAACTTTGGAATGTTAGAACAAGCTAGGTCTACGGCGGTGTTAAGCGCTCTTTGAACTTTCTTAGACTTTGTTCCAGTCAACACTGTAATCTCGTCGAGTGCAGTGATGTATCTGAATGGAAGAATCAGTGACTTCTTAATTCTTGCCTCTGTAGTCAACAGCTCGCATGCCTTGTTAAGAACCTCGTCAGAAGCATCTTGGATGATGTTTCTAAGGTTTCTTAGAAGAGCAAACTGTCCAATCTTACCTGACATAACCAAGTCAGACCAAGCCTCAGCTTTGTTTGCGGCTTTCTCCTCAGAGGTCTTCGCTCCCTGGCCAGCTGCGGACAGCTTAGACTCGAAAGTGTTTTCACTCTTTAGGGTTCCAGCAACAAGCTCGGCAAGTGCCTTCTCGTTTCTAGCCGTTCCTTTTGGACGAACCAAGTTTACAACGTCAACAAGCGATACTTCATTCTTGTCTCCTCTGTACTTGGCAAGCTGGTATGCATCGAACTTTCCGAAAGCTTTCTTGAAACCTTTCTTTAGCGCGTTTGGCAAAGATGCTTTCTTACCCTCTCTACCGAAGTAGTAGGACATAATCTCAGTCATGTCGTCTGGACGACGTACAATAGCTGCGTAAAACTCTTTAGCCCAGGCCTTACCTGAGGCGTGCTTAGCGATTTCACCCGCAAGTACGTGGGTGATAGAACGCATTCCAAACTCGTTACGGGCATAGACAGCCGCCTTTGCTGCGAACTCTGGGTCCACTTTGCTAAGAACGGATGTCAACTCCTTTATTTGGTCTCCTGCCTTCGAATAGAAGTCATCAGACACAAACGAGTTCAACAGAATCGTCACAAGCTCTAACTCTGGAGTCGACTTATAAGCCTCTCCTCCCGCTTTGTTGGTAGTCATTTCTACCTTTGATTTTTCGTTAAATTTTGACATCTCGTCGTTGTTTATAATTGTTGTTATTCTATTAATTCTTTGTTTTTGGCGCATAAAAAAAAAGCACCACATCTTTGCAGAGGGTGCTTTTTCGAAAAATATAATGCCTTGGTCGGGTAATCCTGGAGAGAGTGGTTTTTCTATTTGTAGTTGAAGTAACTCATCTCCTTAACACCGTAAGGCAAATAACTGTTCGAGGTAAAATAGAGGGGGGTGATAAGGTTGAAAGTTCTTTCTCTTTCGGTCATACGGTCTACCGTAATCGTGATTGTACTGTTCCAATCCGTCACCAGCTCATTAATGGCTGAAAATCCAAGTCTATCCTTGGTGTCTGGGTTTCTGTTTATGGTCTTTTCGAAACGGTCTTTCGACTATTCCAAAAAAGCCTGTTTGCTTGTTTGTTTATAGTTGAAGTAACCCCTAGGAAACGTCAAAAACGTTCACACCTCTCAACACTCTGAAAGTCGTAAACTCTTGGTATATTTTGGAAAAAAATTGTTAAATGTGGAAATGAAGTAACTCTCTTTACCATTCTTACCTTAAGTTGTATTTCAATATGGCAATCGGAACCGTTGTTCCTACCAGTGAAATTAAATAGGGACAAATTTTAGAAACTCGTCTCTCGTTCAATCGCTCTGCAAATATAATTATGTTTTTGGAAACCACAAGCATAATTGCAAAAAAAATATACTTTTCTTATAACTATCTGACTATTAGGGTTAAAAGATTACAGCGGTGGAATAATTTATGAGTCTTTAGATATTATCGTTATAGATTCATATTTATAGAAAAGAAAAGTGATGAGCGAGAAGCAAGAACAACCAGATAGCGCACCTGATGCGCCACAAACTCCGCAGACTACGGAATTTCAAATAGAAGAATCGGGAGAAGTAAGCATGCTTGAAATGGCTTGCCTTATCAACAGTATTTTAGATTATTATACAGACGAGTCTGAAATTGATGGCGATGATTGGAAAAAGAAGACAGGCGTTGTCAAGGGGTTTGTTCCAGAAAGCGTTGATAAAGAAGTTGAAAAAGCTTTTGTGGCTCAGTTGAGAAAGTTTCAAGACTGATGTATGTTCGAAGATACTAATCTACACTTGTTTTTAGCAGCAACTGTCCCAGCGTTAAGTTATTTGGGTTTTATCTACTTTTTTGGTCGAAAACTAATCAACTGGAAATCATCTATCATATATCTCCTTTTCGGATTTGTGTCCATTTTTTTTGTAGAAATGATTCAGTTTATTTTCCCACATATTCAAGACTTAATGTTCGTGAATAAAGATTTGGTGGAGATTGATTTTAATACAATGCAAGTAAACTACTCTCCTACCGTGTGGAGTTGGGTGTGTTTAGCTTTCATTCAAATTGCTTTGCTAGAAGAAATTATTAAGGGGGCAGCTTTTAAACTTACTTCACTGCCTAGACGTCACAAGCTACGGAAAGAGAAGGACTCTTTGTTCGCAATCATGTTTTATAGTTGTTGCGTGGCTGTGGGGTTTGCAATTTTTGAAAATGTTACCTATGCCATGAGATTCCTTCCTGCTCAAGGAGATGTTGCTACTCAATATTTAATGTCTCAACGTAGTATTTTTTCAGTCACCTCACACATGATAGCAGGATTAATTATGGGCTATGGTTTTGCTGTAGGTAGCATTAAGTCTGGGTTTAGGAAGATTCTCTATCCCTTAATTGGTTTTTTTGGAGGAATGATGTATCACGGGACTTTTGACTACTTACTAATAACTGCCGATAGCCACGAGTCGTTTGAACTGTTTAAAGGATACTTTATCCATCTGCCAACAACAATGTTGATGGTTATGAGTCTGGTGTTTACATTTCTATTGGGGTCGCATCTTCGCTCTTACTCGTTGCGGTATAATAGAGTTCATCGAAAACGAAAACTATCAACTCTAAAAATGAAAAGCTCTGATTAAGGTCTGAAAGAATAATGACACCGTCGTGGTTCTTTATAGAAAAGCGCGTGTTTATATCTAAGGTTAAGTCTCGAAACATCTTTCTAGGCTCTTCTCCTTCTTTGAGGGTGAAGTCTGCAAAAAAAGGATTTATTACTTCATTTTCGTGAGATACAACTATTTCTCTCCTGACTGTGATATTAGAAACATCTTGAAAAAAAGACATATCCATAGCGGAGTAAACGGTGTTCACCACATAGTAATCCTCGCAAGTATAATTTTCAATAAAGTCCTTTATGTGAAACATTAAGTTCATTATCTCCGCTACAGTCACTCCTGGGTCGATAAATGTTTTCTCTGATAGATTTGCCAGTAAAAAGCTGGGTAGCTCATCGCCACCCAGCTTTACTGTCTGCCCGTCAAACTCTAGTACGTTATTCGGCTTTATTTTTAGCATTCGTATTTCTTTTTTGGATAAACACCTTTTTATCTTTCTCTCTATAAGAGAAGGTTATTGAGGCTCCTTCTTTTATTTCGCCCTTGAGGACAGCTTGCGCAAAAGTGTTCTCCAAATGTGATGTTATAGCTCTTTTAAGGGGTCTTGCTCCAAACTTCTTATCATAACCTACGTCTGCTATGAAATCTTTCACACTGTCTGACACTTTAACCTTATAACCTCTTTGTTCAATTCTGCTTATAACAACTTGTAGTTCCAAGCTAACAATGTCCATTATCTCGTCCTTTGTAAGTGGCATGAAGATTATTTTCTCGTCAATGCGGTTGATTAGCTCTGGTCTGAAAAAATTTCCAAGCTCTCCCATGATAAGTTTCTCAATATCTTCTTGCTCTGTTTCTTTTGCAGCAAATCCAAGTGATTTATTCTTAAACAGCTTATCAGTTCCAATATTTGATGTCATAATGATGACAGTGTTTTTAAAGTTAATCTCTTGCCCATGATTATCCGTCAGTTTGCCTTCGTCAAAAATTTGAAGCATAATATTGAATACGTCTGGATGCGCTTTCTCTATTTCATCAAACAATAGTATGGAGTAAGGTTGGTTCTTAATTTTTTCAGTCAACAAACCCTTGTCTTCATGGCCAATGTAACCAGGGGGAGACCCAATCAACTTAGCGACCGATATCTTCTCCATGTATTCACTCATATCAAACCTAATGAAAGACTCTGGGAGGTCAAACATGTACTCAGCTAGCATTTTGCTTAAGTATGTCTTACCTACTCCTGTTGAACCTAAAAACAATAAAGATGCAATTGGTTTGTTTGGGTCCTGTATGCCTACGCGAGACCTTTGGACTGCCTCACAAATTTTTTCAATAGCTACTTTCTGTCCGATGACTCTATCTGAAAGGTATGTTTGCATTTTCAAGAGCTTATTGCTTTCATTATCTGTAAGCTTAGACACAGGTATACCTGTGTGGGATGCGATGATTGCTGCTACGTCTTTTTTTGTGATAGGTTGTTTGTCATCTTTTAAGGACTGCTTCCATTTTTCAGTCATATTCTGGATGTTCTGCTTAGTGCTTCGCTCTTTATCGCGAAGTTTTGCTGCGACTTCATATTGCTGCTTCGCTACGGCTTTTTTCTTATCTTGTTCAATCTCTTGAAGACCTTCTTCGGCATCTTTTAGGTCTTTAGGTATTTCTCTAAATCCAAGCTTTGCTTTTGAGCCGACTTCATCTAAGACATCTATTGCTTTATCTGGGAAATTCCTGTAGTTAATATATCTATCTGACAGCTCAACTATAAATTCTAATGTTTCGTCTGAAAATGATACGCCGTGATAATCTTCATAGCGTTCCTTTATTTGTTTTAGAATTTCAACCGTCTGCTTCGCAGTTGGAACCGACAGCATGACTTTCTGAAATCTTCTATCAAGCGCTGAGTCATTAGCAATTGTTTTTTTGTGTTCCTCTAAAGTTGTTGCTCCAATAACACGCATTGTACCACGAGCTAGCTCTGGTTTAATGATTTGAGATGCATCCATTGAACCAGATGCACCACCAGCTCCCATGAGATTGTGAATTTCATCAATAAATATGATAACATCGTCATTTTTTACTGCTTCGTCAATAATAGCCTTCATTCGCTCTTCGAACTGGCCACGGTACTTTGTTCCTCCGACCAAGGAGGACAAATTTAATTCAATAATTCTTTTATTGAGTAACCATCTATCAGTTTTGCGATTTACGATTCGCAAAGCCAGCCCTTCGACTAATGCTGTTTTTCCTGTTCCAGCCTCTCCTACGATTATGGGGTTATTCTTCTTTCTTTTGTTGAGAATTTGGACCATCATGTCGATTTCTTCTTCTCGCCCTATTACAGGGTCGAGTTCTCCTTTTGCTGCTAGCAGCGTTAGGTCTCTACCAAAATGTTCTAATACCTGCGTGGAACCCTCTGTGAAAGAAGGGCCCATCCCTTTTTCATCGTCATCAGGGTCTTGAGAAAATGCTCGTCCTGCCATTTTTTTATGTCTATTGTTATATTGTAGTACAACAATAGACATAAAATGGGACAAATTCAAATTTATTCATGATGCCCACAAATCGTTTTTACGTTTGTGGGTAGTTCACTATACCACCAGTGACGGCTTTAATTCAAAATAAATGCTGTCTTCTTCTTCAATTGTATGAAGGTCAAATTTTTTTTCAGGATAGTTCTTTCGAATTTCATCCCACAAAGAATCGAAACCTCTTCTTCTTAGCTCGTCTGCAGTTGCTTCAAAAACAATCTTCTTTACACTACGTGTTATAATTTTCATAACCACCTTTTTAAAAGTTATCACCACTGAACTGGCTTTGTGCCAAAGCGGTATTTCTCCCTTAATTCAGAATAGAATTGAGGGTTGCCTTTCAGTTGTGAAATCACCTTGTCGGCCACTTCTAAGATGTTAAATTCTGGGTTTCTCTGTTTTTCGATTTTCAATCCGAGATTGAATTCCGTTGTTGGAAATTCATAAATCTCTTTATTGTCAGCTAGTTGAGCATAGTCCCACAGATAATCTGCTACGGGGTCTACGTCTTGAGGAACCTGTGTCGCCTCCCTTCCTTCATAAGGAAACTTACCCTTGTCGTTTGTCGCATACACATGGGCTTGCCCATCATTTTCATGAATTGCGTATTTCTCAAAAAGAGCACTTCTTACTATGGAACGGATTAATTTCACGCCTATTTGGTTTCCCATAAATAGGCACGAAAACCTATTTAGTCGCCTCTATTTAGTCGCCTCTAGCCTGTCTATTTCAGCTTAGATAAAGTCAATCTTGTTTTGAGTAGTCTGCCCTTTATATCCAACGTCTTTCAACATTTCCAAGAGTTTGACTCTAATTAGCTGCTCCCCGATGTTTTCAATCTTCATTTGGAGTGAGTTATACTCACCAATCTCAAATTGGTCCTTAGCTTCCTTTTTGTCATTGACAGATTTAATTAGGACGTTGATGGCGTCTCTCATTAAATCACGAAAACCTTCTGGTGGAGCAAACTCTTTGTTTCGGAGAATGTCATACTGAATAGTGTGGATGTTGGCCATCATTGTCTTACAAGGGCAATCGTGAAGCTCCCCTTTGTAGTCCATGACTCTCACACAGCCGTCAATCATATCTAAGATAATCGACTGTTCCTTAGTGAACACGATTGTTTCCTCTTGAGTATCTTGAGCCACAATCATAGATACAAATCCTCTGATTTGTTCCATATTCATTTCTCTCTCTGGAAATAAGAATGTCGTCTTGGTGATGGGAATCATCTTCTCTAGGTCGTTGTAAGAAGAGTATGGGACGATGATGAATTTGATTATTTTACCATTGTAAAACATCTTTGACATTGATTCTTGCTCTGGTGTGAGGTCGAATATTCCTTTTTTAAACTGACTCATGTTCGCTTATGTTAGTTGTCAAACCAGAAAACAATTCGGTACTCCAAATCTTTTTTTTCATTTGACCTATTATCGTATCTAAAAACTTCTTCTTTTCTTTGCTCCATCGCCTCAATCAGGCCTTTGAGAGTATCTCTTTGAGATTCCCACTTTCTAAAAATTTGGCTTGGTGCGTTTCCACCGTGCCACCAAAATTTAGGCATTTCTCCCGCATCTACTCGTGCTGCATCGTCTGGCGACATAAACCCAGAGTATTTAGTCTCTTTCTGGTTTTTTCTGTATTCTTTTAGCTCTGCCAAAGTTAACCAGGAATGCGAATGACCATCACCGCCCCAATACTCTTGTTGTTCCATGATGTACGCACAACAATCGCTAGGAATGCCTTTGGGTTCGCATATAAAATTATTATCCCTTTCGTTTCTGACGTTGGCCAAGACTCCGAACAAATCGTAATTCCTTCCTCCGCAGACCTCGACAACATTAAACTGGCTTTCACCTTCTTCGTTATCTCTCTCGAAGTATTTATTCATCGTGAACAGGTCACAATTTTCCCAAACTTCTTTGTCTTCATCCATTGCTGGCCGTTGTGGCTTGCGCTCTGAAAACATGTGAATATCACATCCCATTGCTATTGTTTTTAATGCTCAATATACGCAAGAAATTGAATTAAGTTACATTCCAAAATGAGTCTCCATTGAAGATTGACAAATCATAAGCAAACCACACTGGTATTCAACTTGGCTATCAAACCCTTCTTTCACTAGCTTGTTTTGACTAATAGTCATTTCAGCCTTGAAATCCTCGTAATTGTCATGATTCCTCCACGCATCAATGTAGCCTTGCATTGCAGATTGAATCATATCAGCCAAAGTATATCCTCGTTTGTGCACCATCCATTCTGAGGGTGACCAAAACTGGACACCTTTTCTGTCTTCACGGAACGAGTAGTATAATCGCTTATAAACCTCTCCATCTCGGTTTTTTTGCTGGAATTCTAAGTAGCGTTCGTTTGCTTTCTTATCGAAAGTCAAGTGCAAGTGAGCATCAACCAATTGCATTGCTTCTTGAGAACCTGCAAAATCCTCTTCCTTGGTTACCATGCCAATAACGAACACTGTTCCCCCAGTTTCTTTCGCCCATTTAAGAAGCATACGAACCGCCTCTACTTCGCGCTCTAATTTTCCGCCTGGAATATCAGATGCAGCAGTTTGAAGTGAGTCCACAATGATGAACTCTGTTTTGTTTTCTTTTGTCAATTCCAAAAAAGAGACAAGCGTAGGAATGCTTCTCTCGTCGTCCAAATGAGCATTAGCATGGAAGTCCATGTTTTGATTACGAGAGCGCACTTTACCTGCGCTAGACTCTCTTTGATATTGTGCGGACTTCATGCTTTTAAGCTCACATTGTAGTTGAGTAAATAGTGTGGTTTTGCCTGCCCCTGAGGAGCCAGTTACAAAATACACTTGCTCTTTAACGATTCCTCCATCAAACGAAAATAAATCATTAAGAAGATTGTGTTCTGTGAGAAAAACTTGTAAAGGAATGTCTATCACTTTGGTAGACGGCGTCAACTGTGGTTTTAATTGGTCTGCTAAGTCTTGTTCTTCCATGATTATATTTATATAGTGCTCATTCACAGTATACGGTGAGAATTTAAAAAGGTTACATTAGGCTTCTGTGATATGCTCTGTGGTGAATAAATATCTCACTTTCTGATTTTTCCAGTAGGCTAATTTTTCATCCTGGGCCTGGCGTGTGATGTTGATTTTCGTTAGGAATCCCATGCAATCATCCTCTAAGGCAAATCCTGCATAGATAGACTTAGGGTGTTCGGGAAGGAATATACAAAACATATCGAATTCCAAAACGTCTGAGCCGTTGGCTCCTTTGGCTTCTTGAAGTTGCTCTGCTACAATCTTTTCTCGGTCGTAATCGTTTACGTCATTGTTAGACATGTAATTCCAAGCAGTCTTTACACCTTCTGGGAGGTCTACTACTCTCGTTCCGTCTACTCTGTACCAGATTATTCCGTAATCCGTTAACAGTCTCAACTGGTCCTTATCGACTCTATCCACGATTAGAATCCAGGTCTTCTTAGTTTTGTTTGGCGCTCCTCTTGTTGCTCTTATAACGGAGCCATCGGAAAACAACTTGCTTCGCTCTGGGCGAACTTTCTTCAGGGCCCTATCGCGCCACCATTTTGTTGAAAATATCCGCATTATGCTTTCTGAGGTTTAGGGAGAACAATAGTTTGAATGAATTTAAATGGGGTGTTGGTTGTCGATTCCCAAGAGATAATGTCTCCTATGTCTCTGCTTCCTTCGTAAAGTGGGTAGTCAAACGCAGCATAGTTGGTTGCATCTTTAGGCTTCACCTCTTGACCAGTGTTCCATTTGTATTTTTTGATTCCATGCTCAATCTTGAGCGAGATGGTGTCTAGCTTAGGGAACAGCTCGTCGAACTGCTTTTTGCTCAAGAATTCCTCCTGGCCTTCAATCCTAACTCCAACTAACCCGTTGAAGTTATCATCCCAATCTTTATCTGATTTTCTCTCAAAAACAAAGTCCACTATTGGAACTTCTTGTTGATGCAGGTCCCAGTAGAGCCTAAAGGTTTTTTGAAATGAGTCGTTTTGGTCCAAGTGAATCATTGTCCAAATTAAGCTTTCGATGTGGCCGTCAATATGCTCGTCAATGACTGCTCTTGTTCTTCCTTTCTTTTTCCCTTCCACATCTGGAACTGGAACTTCTTTAGTTCGTACAAAACAGCTAAAAATATCTCCTTGGCGCAATCCTTTGTGGAAGCCTTGAAATGCGTCTTCTGAGTTTTCCCAGTGCCCTGGTTCTGGTTTCATGTAACAGGAGAGCATCTTATTGAAATTGGCCTCACCCATCATTTTCATGAATGTGCCCCACACACCAATTATGTCATGCGCATGCGCATCTGAATGATGGTTCATTTCATCTTCTATGCGCTTTTGAAACTTTTTGTATAAACTCATAAGACTGATTTATTATCAATATACGAGCCTCAGCTTAAAAAGTTTCACCTTTTCTTGTTAGCGTCCATCTCTTCCCATGTTATTAGCCTTTCTGTATCTGGCTGGTCCACCATCTCAATCATATTAAGACGTTCTGAAATTCTAATCATCTGACTCACGTGCCCTAGGTCATCGTAGAACTTTTTGCAACAAACCCCTTCTTTTCCTTCCCCTGTCATGTCTTTATGGCAAGTGAAATACGTTTGCTCTTTTACACATGTTTGAATGATTTCACTAGCTCGTTCTGGAGAGACAATTCTGTTTTTTGTGAGCAAGCAGTTTTTGCACGGACGTTTGTATACTTTGAATCCCATATCCTTATTTTCCTTTTAGAATGGCCAATTCGTTTTCTAATTGTTTAATCCTGGATTCGTTTCGTGAAAGCTGATGCTTCTCTTCATGCAAATCTGCCGTGGCAATATCCTCTTGAGTAGATAATCGGAGCACTCCATAGTCAAACATATACCCACTGTGGTCGGAATGATGTTCAATTTTTACGTGGGTTGCTCCTTTGGATTTAAAGTCAGCAAGAAGCTTTTCTATTTGTTCAATAGAGACCCACGCCCCTCCTGCAGTTAGGTATCTATTGAGAATCTCACCATCTTTATCAAGGCGAATCTCACGCTTACAGTAAACGCAATCTGCGCCTGGCTCATTCCAGCCAGGGAGAGACTCTCTGGTTTCGAAATCTAAGTCAGAAATCTCGGTGTCTCCGAAAATTTGAACTGTCAAACATTTTTCTATATCTCCCATTATGACATCTTGTATTTGAAGTCGTGGCCCGCTTTCAATTGAATTAAAAACTCGTACATTGATGCGATAACACTTTTTACATCTTCTTTATGTACAGTCTCAACTGTTGTGTGCATGTATTTTAGCGGGAAAGACATTAGAACAGATGCTGTTCCTTCACCAGCATAAGCAATTGCGTCTGTATCTGTTCCAGTGTGGTTAGAAGACGCTGCTAACTGATACGGGATGGCGTTGCTGTCACAAACCTCTCGAACCATTTTAAGAAGATTATTTTGAACCGCTGGAGCGATAGTCAACACACCGCCTTGCCCAGCCTCAAACAAGCCTTGTTTTGACGAGTTGTATGCTGGTGACGTGGTTTCGTGACAAACATCCACTACGAACGCCACATCGGGCTCTATTCGCTTCGCAACCATACCTGCTCCACGCAAACCAATCTCCTCTTGTACGGCGTTCACCACACAAAGCTTAAATGGTAATTCCACATTGTTCTCCTTCAAGAGTCTTGCGACTTCCGCTATTGCAAATCCGCCAATCTTGTTGTCGAGAGCTTTTGCGGTGAAGTAATCTTTTCCGAGCCTCATGAAGTCCGCTTGGAATGTGATGATGGTTCCTACTTCGATTCCCATTTTCTCGGCATCCTTCTTATTTTTTGCTCCGATGTCCACAAAGATGCTTTCCAATGTCGATTCTTTCGCTCGCCCTTTTACATGAATTGCTGGATGACCGAACACTCCTTGAATTTTTCCTTTGGTTCCCCATACATCTACTCGCATAGATGGGGCTATTTGAGTATCGCTTCCTCCGTTGCGAATCACTTTAAGATAACCTCGGCTGTCAACTTGTTGAACATACCAAGCAATCTCGTCAGCATGGGCCTCAATCATTACTGTGTAATCGGAATCCATATCTCCCATTTCGGCTATGGCGCTTCCATATGTGTCCAGGTAAACATTATCCACGTAATCTGAAATGTGTTTTACCCACACTTGCTGTCCACCCATCTGAACTTCAAACCCACTAGGCGAGCATGTGTTCAGGTATTCTTTTAAAAATTTCTTTTGGAGTTTTATTTTCGTCATTTAGTAAGGTTATTGTTGAGCTCCTTTAAACCATCATCGATGGATTTGAGTAATTCTATATCTTTTGGAGTCTCCTCAGTCTTGTCGTCTGGGTCCTCTCGGCGAGCCTTATATAGGTTATATCCTTTTACTACAAAATACATTACCAAAGCTACAATTAAAAAGTCAATTGCAACCTCTATAAACTGTCCATAATTTATCGACACCGCTTCTTTTATGACGTCTCCATTTAGTTTCGTTTCATTCCTTAATGTTAATTGCATATCAGCAAAATTTGCATAAGATGTAAACAAAGAGAAAGGAGGCATTATAATGTCTTTGACTAAAGAATTAATTAAGACACTGAATTTCATTCCGACTATGATTCCCACGACCATGTCTACGAAGTTCGCTTTGAGAGCAAACTTTTTAAATTCGGATACAAACTTTTTAACTGGGGCCATCATACTGCGTATTCATCGCAGAAATCAAAAGTGAGTTCAAGCTCTGGGTCTTCCGCTGCTGCGTATTTTGCTTTGAACTGGTTTTCTTCGCAAAAATCAAGAAAGTTTTTGACCAGGTTTGCTGAATCAAACTCTTGGCCCTTGTCGAACAACCGTCGCACGATTGGGAACATCACCATTGCAGGATTAACTGTTATCGACTTCACCTGTTTAATCATTTTTTCATAGCCTGGAGATAGAAGAAAATTCTTCATCGCCTCCATCTTGCTTGTGCATGCTACTTTTTTCGAATCATTGAGATGGTTAAGTAGTCCTGACTTCTCCCATAGCTCCATTATTTTATTCATTCCAAGGTGTTTTTTTACAAATTTCTATTACCTTCTTGCATCTATTTACAGAAAACATGCCTATGTGACACAATGCTTTGGGGATTCCCATTTTCTTTCTAAGCCAACTGTAGGCTTCTCTTCTGTTCCAGTTCTTTCTCCTCTCGTAAGCAATGGGGTCGAAAGCCGCGTGGGCTTGCTTCCTCCAGTTGCGAAGCTCTCCTTTGGCAACACTGCCTAAGCTCTCCTTTGAGGTCTTATGGTGAACCCCAACATAAGCATCACAGGGCTCGCATAAATACATCATCCCATAACTACGACCATACACAAGGGATGAATCCACGTATTTTGTTTCGCCTTTGCAGTAAGGACACTTCTTTCCTCGAAGTATTTCAAAGTCCGCCCCCAAATGTTCGCATGCACTCTTTAATTCTGCATCATCTATTTCCATAAGTCTCTACTCTGTATCTATGACGGGTCGCGCACTTCCGACCAAACTTTACTATTTAACCCTCTCTTGTATGTGGTCCCAAATCTGATTGGAGACGCCATGTTTGTTAATGCGATTTGCATCACAATCTTCGTCTCTTGAAATACTCGATACATTCGGAAATAATTCTCCTTGTACCAGGCTTTGTATTCCTCTAAATCCATTTTTGAAAACTCTTCCTGGGTCTTCTCTCCCATTTCTATTGCAATATCTTGGTCCCACGGTTTATTTCCGAACGGACGCTTATCGTCTGTACAGAATATACCTTCGTAGCAAACGTCGTAGTCTGCTCCAAATGTGATATCTATTCTTGATGCTAATTGGATGTGGTGGGGTTCGATTCTAAACTCCTGCGCATTTTCGAGCTCTGCACTAATAGAATTCTTTTGTGCGTCTAATGTTATAAGCTCGTCTTCTTTCCAAATTTCTCTAAACCACATAAGGGGACATTTTTAGTGTGCCTCCAATATACGGTAGAATTCAGAAAAGGTTTCAGTCTTTTAACTTGGAAATCATTTCTCGTGCATCACGGTAGTTCATAATTGCTTTTCGATTATGCTTGTCTACGTTTATAATTTTAAGCATCACGCATACTTTGAGAAAATCTTTAATTGCTTCTGTAGTCATCTCTAAGCCTATTGACTCAACAGCTATCGTAAAATCACTAAACGTGTATAAATTCCCGCCTGGTATAACCTGTCCTTGGATGTAAAGAACACCCAAAAGTCTCATGTACATTTGAGACGTTTCGTCAAGAGAAGAAATATCAATCGCATCTACATTATTATTTATGTTTTCTAATACAATCAAATGTGAGTCTTCTGGGATATCCGTGTATACGGGCTCTTTCTTTTCTTCAGCTATCTCTTCTATCTTTAAAACGTCCGCTTTGGGAATGAAGTCTCCTGTAACGGTTTCTTTATAAACAATCTTATTAGTTCCTAAAGCAGGTTCGGGCTCAGTTGCTGGTCCAGGTTCTAGAAAAGGTTCGGGCTCAGTTGCTGGTCCAGGTGTTGGAATCTTCTTTAAATCTTCTTCTTCTTTCCTAACGACCGTCATTTCAACGTTAAAGAAAAGTACGAGCATGATAGCAAATGGGTCAAATATTAAAACAAAAAACCCAAAAAACCCTTTTGTTGCTGTATCCATCTCCACTCCAAGCATATCCGCAATCATTTTTAACGGAGCTGCTTCACCCTGAGAGAGTTCCCCGCTCATTACAACGATGGAACTGTCGACCACTGCGATATTTTCTATCACTAATCCAATCTCATTATTTAGTGAGTCAATGTCGAAGTTAAGTAGAGATATCTCTGTATTTGTTTCTTGTAGAAGGTTTTTTGCTTCACGTGCACTTCTCCATGCTTGTCTATTTTGAAGTGAGTCCATCCTGTCCTCCTGCTGCTTTCTGAGGCTAGAAAGTCCGTCAGCTCTATTTTCTTTTCTGTTAATCTGGTCTTCGAATCGAACAACTTTTCCTTTAAGCGATTCTTTTTCTCTTTCTTTAAGTTGAATCTCTTGATTGCCTATTTGAAATTCAGCACTCGTCTCGGCATAGCCCCCAATTAGTTGGCCAAATATACCTATAGATGTTAAGGCCATTGCTACGATAATTCCAAATATAGCTCCTGCTCTTTGCAAGATTCCAATTTCATTCCATCGCCTGTGAACAAAAGATGCTATAACCAATTTCCCAACCTCTAGCGCTGCTACTAAAAGTATTGCTGCCGTTCCTGCTCCAGAGGCGAGTTTTCCCACACCTGTTACAGAGAAGAACGCAGCGCATCCTGCCATAAAAAGGGCTGTCAATGCAATTAGGTATGCTCGTAATCGTCTTTTCATTTATTACAAAGTAACAAAATTATAGTTTAAAGCAAAGATATAATAATTACTTTTCTCCTGGCTCAAGGTCAGTGTGTATGTTATCGCCAATGTTGTTTTTATTTTTAAAGACTTTGATTTTTAAATCAATGAAATTTTTTGACTTTCCTATCGCGTGTTCATTGGGACGCAAATCTTTCAAGTGACGTCGAGTCCAGATATTAATTTCCCCATCTGGAAGGTAATAGTCTTCATAGTTGTAGTACCACAAGCCTGTTCTACTGTCGTGAAGGTATAGAGGGTGTTGTTCTCCATAAGAATAGGCTACATACATTTGCCCAAGCTCGCCTAAATCTTCCCCATAAGTGTGTGACCCAACAAAATTCTCTTGTCTATTTATAAAATCTGCTGCTTCTTTATTTGTAATTCTTTCTTCATCAAGCTGCTCTTCATCAATGAACTGCTGCAAGGACTCGCGTATTGTTTTCAGTAACCTTTTCATGAACAGTATCTTTTAGATGTAAATAGGTGATTATTTAAGAATGGAAACCTTTGATTGACTCTTACGTATCTTTTATAAAACTACAATAACAACACTGACATGAGGATAAAGCATTTATTCATTATTTTGACTGCCTTGTTAAGTTTTACAATTTTTGCCTTCAACAACCCTAGAGAAGTTGACGCCGATTTTTTTAAACACAGCTCAAGCGTGTCTGTTTTGGGGGCTCTAGTTCTATCAATGGAAGAAGCTAGATTTGACAAGCGAAAAGACTCTATTTACTCAAACTTGTTAGTTTACAATAAAGACGCTGTAAAGACCACGGCAATAAACATTTTAAATGCCATCGAAGCATTCCATTTAGATGAGACTAAGCAAATGTATGAGTATTCTCTTTTTCAACTCTTATATGAATCTAGAGGAATACATATGAATGGCGGCTCTTTATTGAAATCATCCGCAGGCGCTCTGGGGATTTGTCAAATAAAATCTACTACAGCATTTCATTATTTAAAACTAGTAATGGGCGAGGATGACATGGATTTTCTAAGCAGTCTTGGTGCCACCCCTATTTCATTTACAGTAAATGATAAAGTCTCAAAAGTAGTTAATGGCGATGGTAAAGCTATTTGGATTACTCCTGTAAAAACTAAGAAAAAAGTTGCTAAATGGATGGAGAATGAAAAAAACTCTACTCTCTTGTGGGGTTTTATAATGAGGCGTAACACCGACAAATACGGTCACATAAATGCGCTCGTTATTTATAACACTGGAAAAGGTACTTGGGGTAAGCTTAGAAAGTCTGGATTCAATATGAATTCCCATTCTTATCTTCGAGGGATTCGAAAAGTGGAAAAAGTATTAAACAACTAAAGAATATTCAACCTTTTGTCGTGAACAACCTATCTGATGAATGGGTTTTTCGCTTGGTCATATAAAAAAAGCGGTTGATGAATAATTCATCAACCGCTTTTTAACATGTAATTTCAGCAGAGACTTCCTTTAGAAAGGAAGGTCGTCACTTGATTCGTTAAAATCATTTTGAGTAAAAGACTGACCTTGTGGTTGACCTTGTGGTTGACCTTGTGGTTGACCTTGTGGTTGACCTTGTGGTTGACCTTGTGGTTGACCTTGTGGTTGACCTTGTGGCTGACCCTGTGGCTGACCTTGTCCCGCATACTCGTTTACGTTTTGCTGCGCCTGACCTTGATTGCTTGATTGCTCACGCTGATTAGGGAGAAGCGTTAGCTTCCTAGCATGTACATAAGCTTTTTCTTTTTTCTGGCCAGATTCTTTATCTACCCAGCTGTTGTAGCGAAGTTCTCCTTCTATTAGTAAGGAGTTTCCTTTTTTTGTGAAGTTTTTCACCACATCCGCTTGAGCACCCCACACCTCTATAGTATGCCAGTGCGAATCCTGTTGCTTGTTTCCACTCGCGTCCATGTAAGTGCGGTTTGTCACCATGTTTATTAAAGCTTTTGGCGTAGTCTTGCCTGAGGCTTTTGAAGTAATCTGGCTATACTCTGGGTCACTACCTAAAGTTCCGCAAAGAGTTACACTGTTAAATCCGTCCATTTTGTTGTTTTTTGTTGTGTTTTTGTGAAGCCAAACATTAGCCTCCTGTCCAATTGTAAATTTATAATTTATCTTTATAATTATAATACATTTAGCAAGTATTTTAAAGGTTTTTTTAAACATTTGTTTAACTTTTTTTATATCAGACAAGATATAGGTGAAAAAGGGCTTTTTAGGCTTATTTATGTGAAAGCATAATCAAATGAGTAAGAAGAAAATCTTTAGTCTGGTCGAGAACTTTGTAAAGGCCTTTGAGAAAAAATACAGTTTGATTTCAGAAGCCGACGAAGAGGCTCCGAAATCGGCTAGCCCTGAAGCTAGAGAAATGCGCAAACAAGTTATCAACGCCTTGATAGCTCCTCAGCCTAATAGGGAAGGGAAAGTAAAACCTCCAGCTACCGCTCAGAAGGCGGAGGAAATGGCTAAGGCAATAGTTTCTAGGGGAGCTGCTGCACGAACCATGATTAAAGGAAAGAGTAGTTACATAAATTACCAAACAACAATTGGAGATGCTAATAAAGGAGATTTAGGGGCTTCTGCAGAGTCTCAAACATTGGATTTGGTAATTGAGCTTCTAGTCCAAGCATATAATACTCCGCTAGGTGAGGAAGGGCCACTTAGCCTTTCTGCTGTGACTCCTGAGATGAAGAGAAACATTATAGATGGACTTCGTTTTATATTTTTTCCTCTTGATGCTGCTGGGAACCCGACGCCTTTCTTTTTCTGGACATGGTATGGGCCTCAGGTTGGGATGAGTGTTCAGCTTTATAAGCCGCGAAAAGTAAATCCTGACACAGGGCAAGATTACGTAAACAAAGAGGCTATGGTCGAATATTCTCTTGAAGCTTATGATTACATTGCTTCATACACCATTCCTACGGCTTTAGCGAGAGAAGTAGCTAGTTCTGGCGAAAAGACATCGAGTTACATAATTGGCTCCACTAGAAATAGAATTAGCAAGATTATGTCTAATGATTCAAAGTTTGGTGACGTTGGTTTTGGTGGGACTAAGGGTCAGAGGCAAGATAGAAGCGGCACACCAAGAGGGCGGTCAATGAATATAAGTACTGATGTAGACAAGGATTATGAAAAACTCCAAGGAGACGATGAAGCTTATTTTGACATCTCTAAATACGGTGACTTAGGTGCGAGTGCTGCTCAAGACATAGAAGCGGCTCTTTACGCTCTAGGCGGAACAAAGCCACCAATGCACCAAAAGCAAATGTATTCAGCCGTAATCTCTAACAATGAGAAATTTGACAGCTTGAAAAGCTTTGCTGAATGGATGGTTGATAATGTGTCTCAATATCCAGCTATCTCTGAGTACTTCGGAAACTGGCCTGGAGAAGACTCTAAGTTCTATGTGAAAAAGACAATGAACGAAATTGCATCACTGTTTAAAAGTGGTAAGTTCCTAAAAGTTCGACAAGAAGTTTTTGATGAAAAGTATGCAAAAATAATCAATAAAAACCCAGAGTTAGGGGCGAGTTTTGCTGGCGACTTCTTTGGACTCGACGCAAATGCAGACGATAGCTCTAAAACAATGGGTGGATACGACCCTGTCTCAGGAAAAGAGTGGGGAGCAGTTGGAGACGACGGCGAACGTTATGCTCAAGTTGATGACCCAGACGCTTTCTACGCAAATCTTGAAGAGGCTGTGAACTTTAGATTGTTTGAATTAGCTTTGAACCGCGCTCTACTAATCTAATAAAATTTCTATCTCTCTCAAAAAATTCTCAAACTCGGAAGGGTTTGGGAATTTTTGCTTTAGAGAGATTGCTAATTTGCCCCAATCGTCGTCCCACATCGTTGTGTTGTTCGATTTAGTTACTCCATTTTCTCTAAGGAAAGCATTTCCCGCAGTTACTATTGAAGCAACTTCATTCGTTTTAAACCAGTTCTTAACGATTGCTCTTGTGATGTCTTCCTCTGTTATCTCAACATCAACATTGATGCTCTTTTTTACGTACAATGCCATTATAATTTGATTATTGTGTTATAGCAAAACTATAAAAAAAAAAGGGTTGACATCGCACCGCCAACCCTTCCTTTTCAGACTAATGCTCTTAAAGAGCCTTTACCACTACGGTATCAAAGTCGTTGGATTCTACTTTTACAATAGTTCCAGCGTCAGTGATTTTATATATAAGTCCTTTTGTGTCAAAAAACAGCTTATCATAGTTCATTGTTGCAGAGTGCTCTATAACTAGACCAGTTTTTTTGTTTCTTATCATAATTCGGGGCTTGACATCTGTTGCCAAATAGGATTCAAAAATCTTATTTGCGTCCGAATGAAATGATTCATTTTGTACTTGCTCTTGCATGGGACAAATATAATCACCTATTCTTGAAAAATCTAATTAAGTTCTCTACAATTCGGACATCGTTTTCAAAAAACTCAGCCAAATCGTCTAACATGTTTTCTGGAAGGTCGTCTAGTTTAAACCAGCCCCAACCAGAAGCTTCTTTTTCAGTTTCGATATCTGGAATCCATTCTGCATCAAACAAACCAGCATAAATGTAATATTTAAAATGATTAGTGTTTATGATATCGATTGGTCTATTTGATATTTTATAGTCGATTTTGCATCTAGTCTCTTCCCAAAACTCTCTTTTGGCACAGTCCTTTGGAGTTTTATCTTGACCTTCCTCGAATCCTCCTCCCCAGGTTGCCCATTCAAGCGGATTGCTTTGGTGCTCGCCACGTTTACATAGCAAGACTCGTCCTGTTGTGTAACATATAGGAAGGATTCCTGCTCCAATTAGTTTGTGCTTTAGTTCGTGCTCTTTCATTACTAATAAATAGAGTTCTTTCTTTGTTTGTTCCATGTCTCCATAACTAAGATTGGAACCGCAATAAACAAGAAGAAAGCCGATGTGAATAAGAAGACGGTTGGAATTATTAAACAATAAACAACTAAGAGCGCAAAGGTGTTTCGTAACATGAAATAGTGCTTTGTTATAGGTAGTCTGAAATATTATGACTAATGTTTATGTTGTTAGCGGTTTCTAAAAATTTGTAGTGCTTTTCTGTCAAAGACATAAAAAAATTAATGTCATGAAAACTGTGCCACGTGGTTGCTTTTTTTTTCACATGATTCCCCATAACATATAAAAAAGCTTGTGCTTAGCTCTTGTTACTGCGACATAATGAATATTCTGTGCCTCTCTGTCTTTGGCATCATAATTGAAACTTACTTTCTTGAGCTCTTTTTTTGGAAGGACGAAGCCATTGTCTATTAATATCTCTGGTGCACATGAGTTAACCACTACTACGTCTTCAAACTCTCTTCCTTTTGATTTATGAATGGTAGTAATAAATTTTTTAGAATCTTCGTTGATTTTTATGAACGCTATAAGCTCTTGTGGAGAGTCAAAGTGACTTTGCATATCTTTCACTTTTCTATCTAAAACAGGATTTGATTTGTTTTTTTTCATATCATCCAAATCTTTTTTTGTGAGATAATTTTCATACCTCATTGGGTACCTTTCCACCAGTAGCTTCTTTTCTAATTGTCGAATCACTGCGTTAGTTCGAACCAGGACGGCGCACTCTCTTGAATTATCAAGAATTGTTATCAATTCTTGAGTGCTAGTTCTAATGATGTAATCCACTTCTCCAGGCATTGGGGAATTGGGCTGTGCTTCTAATTCTGAATACGAGTTTGAATTATTAACGATTTCAATGTCACTTCTAAAGTTAACTGTCAGCGTCATTTCTTTTGATTTGCGCCTATCTGAGAGCATTTTAATCAATCGATTCGCGTTTGCTCCAGAGTATCCGTATATTGACTGAAATATGTCTCCAATTAAGTAGTAGTATCGAGCGTTTAAAGATAAAAGAACCCTTAACTGCAAGGCAGATGTGTCTTGGAACTCGTCCACAAAAATATAATCATACTTACCTTTGAACATTTTAAGCCATTTATCATCCTTGAAAAGTTTATCAACCTCTATCAACATGTCTGAGAAATCGCGAGCGTAAGTTTCTCTCTGAAACCTTTCGTACTCCAAGAGAAAGTTTGGAAAAGCAGACTTTTCACCTTCGGCCTGCATAAGCTTGTAGGCAGCTATTTTAGACGAAATAACATCTGCACTGGTGTACATTTCACTGATATTTGTGTAAAACTCTTCTTTCTCTTCCGACGATGCGTGTCTTGGTGGAGAAAATTGTTCTTTATACCATTTGACAAAGTCAAACCAGCTTGTTACATCTTTCCATTTGCCAGCCTTATTAAGGATATGGAAGCAGAATGAGTGAATTGTTGTTATTTTAATTTGGTCATTTCCAATTCTCGATTTTAATTCTTCGGTCGCAGCCTTTGTAAAAGAGAAAAAGATAATTCTAGATGGGTCAACCCCGCGTCTAATTAAATTTTTTAGTCGTTCAACACAGGAAAAAGTTTTACCGCTTCCTGCAACTGCAGATAAGACAATAGACTCTTTTCCTTTGAACTCAATAAATGTCCTTTGCTCTTCTGTAAGTTGTCTGTCGTGAATCTCGTCGAAAATGTCAATTTGGCTAAGGTCTCTTCCTTTTTGCTTTTTTGCCATTCTCTAGTTTGTTATTGAGGTTGAGGAGTGTTCATTTTTTTAATGAAACTCTCAATGATGTTTTTTGTGTCTCTAGGAGTTTTTTCTGAATTTATCATCCACGTGATATACCCCATATCTGTTGTAACGATTTCATCCAATGGTCTTCCTTTATACTTTCCAAAGTTCAGGTTGATTTTTCCGCTGTCGTCTTTTACAAGCTGCCCTTTCATATCAACTGCGCCTTTTCCTTTTCCGAATGTCTCAGAAATAGATGATGTGTTGTTGTTGAATGACTTTTCAACTCCGTTTTTGTCTGTAATTATTTGACCTTGATGTTTATCAATCATCCCATTAAGGATTTTGACATAGTTCACGGTGTGGGCCTCGCTACCAATCGGAGCTCCTCTCATGAAATCTTGATTCGCAAATTGCGCTGATGCCTGGATGAAGTCTCTTGGAGATATCTGGTGATACATAGACTGTAGGTCTACGATGTTTCGGTCTGAACAAGAAAACGCAAGGCCTGCTCTTGCAAACTCTTCCATTAAAAAGTTGAGGTCGAATTCAACATTGAACCCCGCGATGTCTGCATCGCCAATAAAGCGGTGAAGATTTTGAGCTATGCTGAAAAATGTGGGTTGACTGCTCACTATATCATCGGTGATGCCGTTCCTACTTGATGCCTCCTCTGGGATGGGCATTTCGGGGTTAATTAGTCTTGTCCCTGTCTTTTGTGTGCCGTCTGGGTTGTATCGAGTGATTGTGAGTTGTACAATCCTATCCAAATTCGGCTTTAACCCTGTCGTATGCGCCTTAATGAATACGATGGACTTTGTGAGCTGTAAATTCAATGTATCCATGATTTTTGTATTTATAATCCAAAAGTATAACTTTTTTTGGAATTATAACCATGATTCTTCAATCATTTTTCTCCTCGCTTCTAAATCAAGAGGACTCCATAATTCAACTGTTTCTTCTTGAAAATCAACCTCTTCATCCTTTGCCCAAAACCATCGAACCTGACTCACATTCTCTACAGTGTTGTATAGAAAGTGCCCGTCCTCCTCCACGGAGCTTTTAATCAAAAGCTCCCCATTAGGGATGCAATTCCCATTTGAAAATATTTTAACCTCTTTAAGTCGATAATAAGCTACCTGTGTTTCAACACACTTACTCACCGCTTCCTAGGTTTGTATTCAAAAACTCTTTTAGGGCAGAACTTTTTTCAAAAACCCTAAGCCTTCTAAGTGTGTCTTCTTTTATTTGTCTAACTCTCTCGTTGGTTAATTCTAATCTCTCAGCGATGTCGCGAAGAGTCGTAGCCTCTTCATTGTTTAATCCGAAATACATGTTTAATATAACCTTTTCTCTTTCAGTTAAATTGTCAAACAACTCGTTTAACTCATCTTTCAATGCCTGGTGATTCATATCTTGTTCAAACCGTTGATAAGAGTCTCCAATTAAAAAGTCTTTTACCTCTGTTTGTGAGTCAGATTTTATCTGGTCATCAATAGAAACTTCGAAGTTTCCATTGATGTTAAAGCTTTTAATATCGCTTTCTGTAATTTCATCTATCTCGGCTAAGATTTCTTCATCAGAAGGCTCTCGACCTAAACGTTGGTAAAGCTTTTCTTTTGTTTTTACAATCTTGTTGATGGAGTTGATTCGATTTACAGGGAGCCTGATGTTCCCAGAGTGGTCGTTTACCGCTTTTATAAGTGCGTGGCGAATCCACCATACGGCGTAGGAAATAAACTTAAAACCCTTTGTCTCATCAAACCTGCTAACAGCTTCCATAAGGCCGATATTACCCTCTGAAATTAAATCCTCCAGAGGAAGTCCGCTGTATAGATATTCTTTTGCCACAGAAATAACAAATCTCAAATTAGTCTTTGTTAAGTCATGAAATGCTTTCTCGTCTCCAGCCTTAGCCTTGACAGCCAGTTTAACTTGGTCATCCCCACTAAGGACTTCTATCTTTTTAATGTCTTTGTAATAGCTTTTTACGGAAACTGATTCCTTATAATAGCTACTTTCTCTTTCTTTTTGCATCGCCGCGAAGTTTGGTAAACACTATAAATCTTAATCGTTCCAATTAAGATTCGCAAAGAACTCTTTTAACTCTTCAAAGTCTTCTTTACTTGTTACATTCATTAGGCATTCCACAGCGCCTTCCTCTTTTTTGTCCATCCTCATCCCTTTGATGCGAACATTTAAATACCTCTTTTCCAACCCTCTCTGCCTATGCGAAACCAGGTCAAACTCAAGTTCCCCATGTTTCTCAGAACTTAAACTGTAATAAGTTTCATCATAAGGCTTTGATTCAGCGGTGTCTGGAACGCTGTTAAATTGCTCCTCTGTTACTAACGATGGCTGAGACACAGGCTGTTGCTTATCGGCGACAATTGGTTCTTGAACAACTGGTTCTTGAACAGTTTGTGATTGAATAGTTTGTGATTGAATAGTTTCTCCCAAAGAAGGTAGTTGAACCTGAGGGGGAATTCTTGGTTTAATTCTGCGAGATGGCATACCTGTACCTTTAATTTTTTGTTTCTTCTTCAAAGGTAGCACGATTATAATCAGAAAACAAATTATAATTATGTCAAATAGTCCTAGAATCTCTAATGTTTGTAACATGATGTCCAAAGAAATTAACATTCGGGAAAACTTCCCTAACCTTGTCTTCAGTAGTTTTTAACCAATTGGCTTTGTCCTCATAAAAATGAACTTCGTCATATTGACCTTCTTCTATCTCTTTCAAGATGACAGTGGATTTCCACTCTGGGATTCCGATTTTTCCTGCTCCTGGAAAACAATGTAAACCTCTGTTTGGATATTCTAAATTAGCCCATCGCAGTGTAATGTCTATTGCTTTTTTTAATTTTTCATCTCGGCCCGTAACAATCATCTTGTTTTGAGCGGCATTATAAGCAGAAATGAGTTTTTCGTTTACTTTTGACCCAATAGTTGAATCGTCCTTATGAAAGCCTTTAATTTCTTTTACGGTAAGATACCCTTGTTTTTCAGTGAAAGCCCCAGGAAAGTCTCTCATTTCACTCCGTCGGACACCGTGGCGTTGAGTAAACTCTTTCGCTGGAGTTGAATCAACCACGTCATCTATTTTATCCTGTATAATACCCATCTGGGCGCCAGGAAGAGGGCGTCCGTTTCTAGCGTCAACGACAATAATAAAATCACCTTTCACTTGAAAAATAACATCCTTACCAAAAATCATATTGAATATATGCTTGGATTTTCGGAGTTGAGACTTATTATCAGCTCCGTCTCCAGAAACTCCAAGGTCTATGACCCCTTTTTCGTCTGAGTCCATATACTCTGCGAATGTAGGTGTGTATGTCAGAGTGTCGTCGTAATCAAACACATCTAGTCTTTTGTTCATGCGTAACTTTTTTTACTCATCTTCGTACATATATAAGATGAAGCTATTTTTAATAAAATTTAAGAGTATAGACAACGAAAAAGAGGTCTATGATAAGCTTTTTGAGCTAGCTGACGGCAGGTCTTTTATACCGTTGGACTCTACTACTTTTATATTATTGGCTAATAGAACTAAAAAAACTGTCCTTCATACCTTAAAGTTTGAATTAGAGCCAGGATTTTTATTAGTTGACATCTCCGAAAATAACATAGAAGATTTCTTTGTCGATAACAGCTTTGACCAAACTCATCTCCATAATTTCATTGAAGAGTATCATAATGAGCGTGACAAATGTAGTTCAAATTCAAGCAAGACTCTATCTGAGCTTGATATTATTTTAGATAAAATCAGTGCCCATGGAATTGACGAGCTGACATGGAGAGAGAGAAAGCGCTTAGAAGAATTGTCTAATTAAACCTTTAACTTCATGTCTGGGGTGTGAAAGTTTTTCTTTCGCATGATTGTTTGATTAACTAATTCATACTGGCCCTTCCCAGTTTTGTTTAATGCGAATGGGATATTGATATTGGAATTTAAATCAATAATAACCGCTTCTGTTCCTTTTTTAAAATTTGGAATCTTCTGCCCATATTTTCTATAAGTCTTTGTGAATAAATCTACTAGCTCTTGAGATTCAATCTCTTTACCATTCCTTGGGTCGTTGAGTCTATCAACGAAGTGGTGGGTGAACTCTATGTCTACCCCAACATCTCTGAATAAGTCATCAGCATAATCCTCTACTTGGTTTAAGTCTTTCTGAGTCATAAACTCCATTAAGTAACCTCTAACCGTGTGTCTCAAATGTTCTAAGTCCATTAGTAAAGTGTTTTGTATTTGAGTATCTTTTGCATCGCTACAGCGTCCAGCACAAGGCCTTCTCCATTTTGCAGTGTAAGCGTGTATTGTTTGCTGATTGCATCCTCTAAAGTCTCAAAACTTAACCTGGTTCCATCGATGGAAAATCCTCTTTCTGAATATACCACTGCAAACGGTGATTCTGTTTGAGAATCAAACTGAACAACTGTCTCAGGTTTCCTAGCTTGCTGCTGTGGGACTTGTGGAGGCATTTGAGAAAGCGCCTCTTTCACCAACTTTAATATATGCGTTGCTTTGTCCATTTAATAGCTTTTCAATAAATAGGTAAAGAAAAACGCCTGGCGGTAGAGCTCAGGCGTCTTCATTAATGAGAAACAAACAATAATTATGGCAACAAATATTGATTTATTCTTTTTCTGGTTTATCAAAATCAGGAACAAACTCTTCTCCTCCAGTTTGCTGATTACGTGCTGATTTCATGAATTCAGAAAATTGCATGAATTCTTTCTCTTCTTTCCCTTTCTTTCTAGCAAGCTTATTAGAGTATCCAACGCTTCTTGCTTTTTGTTCAGCAACAGTTCTTTTTTTGCCAGCCTTCTTAGAGTGGTGTTTTTTGTACTTGGCTATGTTTTTCATCTTTTTCATTGCTTCATTGTTATGGAATAATATGAGAGCACTTAAATCAAATCCAAAGCATAAACCAAAATTATCCTTAACATACGCAATCTCCACCGCATCCTCCGTCTCCTAAATCGTTGTTACAGGTGGATGGCGGTGTTGGGTTGTACGGGGTGCCTGTGTTGTTTGTGATGTACGAATTAGGGATGCTAAAGATGTGGGGAAGCTCTAGGCCCAAATCTTCAAGAAGCTTTACAGATTTTTGAGCAGCTAGAGTTTCTTTTAAAACCCAATCGACTCCTATTCCTTGTTCGTCAGAATAATCTGTGTTGTCTTGGATTTTGTAGGCAAACTTTGATATTTCAATAACCTTCCATTCTTGAATATCTCCTTCCTCTTCTATCACAAGGTATCTGTGATTTAATTTTAGGTTTTTCATGTTTTTTTACTTTTAATTATATTGATATAATATTAATTCTTCTTGCAAATAACATCAAGATGTTATTTGCAGAGCATGGAGAATTTTTTTTAATTATAAAAAAAGACCCCCACTAAGGAAGGTCTTTTTATACATCAAAATTATGCTCCACAGCCAAAGCAATCAAAATCGCTTTCTTCTGGTCTAGCAGGTAGGTCATCGTAATCAGCTGTTGGTTCGTCTAATTGTTCTTCTTGCGCTTTTTTTGTCACAGTAAACTGAATAGCATCTGCAGCAGGCTTTGTCCGTAAGTAATACATTCCAGTCTTAAGTCCTTTGTTCCATCCATAGAAGTGCATTGAGGTTAATTTTTGAAAATCTGGTTCGTCAATAAACACATTCATAGACTGACTTTGACAAATAAATGCACCTCTATCTGCTGCCATGTCAAGAATATTTTTCTGCTTAATCTCCCAAACAGTTTTGTAAACATCCTGGATATCTTCTGGAATCTCATCGATTCCTTGGACAGAGCCTCTGTTAGCGATGATTTTATTTCTAAGATTAAAGTCCCAGATTTTCAATTCGATTAATCTTTCAACCAAGTGAGGGTTCACCAATACAAAGTTTCCAGAAAGAACTTTACGCTCGTAAATGTTTGAAGTAAAAGGCTCAAAACATTCGTTGTTTCCTAGGATTTGTGCTGTGTTATGACTTACGCATCCGTTCCCCATTATGTAATGCTCCTCTCCTGGTACCGCTAAATCCCATGTAGGCTTTACTTTGCTTGGTGTTATTTTTTTTACTTTCATTTTATATTGTTTTTAAGAAGAAAGTCTTCTACTTTCTCGTTGTTTACCTCTTTAGTTGAGCTGCTCCAAAGCTCTAAATATTTATACCCTTTCTCTAAAGCTAAGTCCTTCTTTCTCTGGTCTATGTTGTGTATTTCATCTGCAGACATTTTAACTCTATTAATACCTGAGCCTTTTAATCTCCAAGATTCCCAATTTTTCCACTCCTCCTTACTTAGCCTTTCTGGGTTTGGATGATATCTTTCGCCATGATACTCAATTATGATTTTTCGCTCAGGAATAGAAAAATCATAAAACCTCATGCAAGCGGAGTATTCGTCGTAAATACCTAACTCCTTACTCTCATCTATACCCACAAGTACTTCGAGTTCGCTTGAAAACTTATCAAACAGCGGTTGAAAAAACACAAGACTCTCTTTAGAAGCTCTTCCGAAATGTACTTGTTTCTTTAAAAAAATCTGCTCCACTTTGTTAATCGATTCTTTCTTTGACAAGCCTTTTGATATCCAATAATCCACTGAAGAGGTGTTTAAATTTTCTGTATGAAACTTTTTTCTCATCTCTTCCGCATCCTCCTTGCTATATCCTTTATTAATCCAGTGTTTAGAAGTGAATACGCTTGTTTCTTTTTTTGCATCAACGTACTTATCCCACATATCTTTACCTTTATCTTCTCCGTGCTGTTGAATATACTTTTCTTTCGTGTGCTTTGAAGAATCTTGAAACTCTTTAAACAAGCTCAACCCTTTCTTTTCTCCATGTCTTTCTATAAAACCTTTCTCAGACGTTGCTTTGGAAGATTTGAAATTATCAATCTCAACCAGTGCTTCTTTCTCTGAAAAGCCCTTCTCAACCCAGTACTCCACTTTATAAGGAGTAACCCTGCTGCTGTAGGCATTTTCTTTTTTAATATTACCTAGCTCTAAACCCCATTTTAAATGGTAAAACTTATCTGAGTTAGAATCTGTCTTATTGGTTAATCTATACTTTACATATTTTTTAAACCTTTCTCCATCAAAACTCTCAGACAACTCTTTTATGTTATCCCTTACTTTATGGCCAGGCATTTCTTTGCTTTGAATTACTTCAAAAGCAGAAATAAAGTGACTCACATCTAAGGACTCATGCATTTTAATTAATGCATACCCTGCCTTGATGTTGTCAAATATTAATTTGTCCATTTCAATGTTTGAGTTTCTTCTGAAAAAATCAGATACCCCCTTTAAAGTTCTTATCTCTGTATTATTAATTTTAAACCTATCCATTCTGTGCTATTTATTAATAAATAGCACAGAACTTTAGGCTGTCATGCCAGACGCAACTTAGTTTTCAATTAGTTCTTCACATTTAATAGTTAGAATATCATCGTCTTCTTTTAACTCATTTACATAAACCCACTCATCTCCTGTAGTTCGACTCACAAGAAATCTATGATTTCCCGTAGCCTCCATTGTAGACCCATCTTCCATTTCTATATGGTAGACCTGCTTATGCCCATTGTAGTACATCTTATCAGTTTCAACCTCTCCATTCATCGTGTCAACAATAACTGACTCTTTAAGAGTAATCCAATGTGGAGCATCAACCGACTCAATAGTTTTCCAATCAATTCCACTTTGTTCTAAAATAGATTTGAAATTATTCACTTTTCCTTGGCTAAAGAACTCAGTGTCAATTACTTGACAACTTGCTGTAGGCATTGGAGCCAACAGCAGAGAGTTTCTAGCTCCAAACTCTTTCACTTTGTCCTTTAGACCATTCCAGTCCAAATTTAGATTCGGTGAGAGCTGAGACTCTTCCCAGTAATCAAACTGGAAAATGCCTTTGCTTAGGTCTGAGCCTGGGAACGTTTCATATGCTCCATCTTTCATAGCTTCCTCCATAGAGGCCTCCATAGAAGCGAAGTAAATCATTTCGAAGATTTCCCTATTAAGTTGCTTTGCTACCTCCGAATCGAATGCCACGTGCATCTTAGCGAACACATCGGCTAAACCTTGAACACCAATGCCAATTGGTCTGTGACGTAGGTTTGATTTCTTAGCCTCCACAACTGGGTAGAAATTTCGGTCGATAACCTTGTTAAGGTTTTTTGTGACCACCTTTGTAACCTCATATAGCTTATCAAAATCAAACTCGTACACTTTCTTGCTTGGGGTCTTAGCTGTGTTTGTTTGCTTCAAATACATTGGCAACGCAATAGATGCAAGATTACAAACAGCTACTTCATCTGGAGAAGTGTACTCCATAATTTCTGTACAGAGATTAGAGGACTTGATTGTTCCCAAGTGCTTTTGATTAGATTTATGGTTAGCGGCATCCTTGTAAAGCATGTATGGAGTTCCTGTTTCAATTTGAGATTCAAGAATCTTGAACCAAATGTCTTGAGCAGGGATTGTCTCACGCCCTTTGCCTTGCCTCTCATATTTGGTGTACAACTTCTCAAAGTCATCTCCATAGCAGTCTGAAAGCCCAGGGCACTCGTTAGGGTCCATTAAAGTCCAGCTTGCGCCTTCATCAACTCGTTTCATAAACAAGTCTGGAATCCACATCGCGTAAAACAAATCTCTCGCACGCATCTCTTCTTTTCCTGTGTTCTTTTTCAAATTAAGAAACTCGCGTATGTCTGCATGCCAAGGCTCTAAGTAGATTGCAAAAGAACCTTTTCGTTTTCCTCCACCCTGGTCAACATAACGAGCTGTGTCGTTAAAGTTTCTAAGCATTGGAACAATTCCATTAGAGGTTCCGTTGGTTCCTTTAATATAAGAGCCTTTGGCTCTTATGTTGTGAATGCTCAACCCTATCCCTCCAGCTGATTGTGAAATCAATGCACACTGCTTTAAAGTGTCATATATTCCATCAATAGAATCATCTTTCATCGTTAACAGGAAACAGGAAGACATTTGCGGTTTTGGAGTCCCTGCATTAAACAATGTAGGTGTTGCATGAGTAAAATACTTCATGGATAATAAATCATAAGTCTCTATAGCTTTGTCAATATCATCCATGTGAATACCTACTGCAACGCGCATAAAAAGATGTTGAGGCCTTTCTGCTGGTGTTCCATGAGTCTTAAGAAGATACGAGCGTTTCATTGTCATGAATCCAAAATAGTCAAGCTGAAAATCTCGGTCTTGAATGATTGCCCCATTAAGTCTTGCACTGTTTTTTTTCACCACCGCATAGGCTTCCTCGCTAATAAGCGGTGCTGGTGCTTTTGTGATTGGGTCGACATACTCGTAGAGGTCTTTTATTGTCTGAGAAAACAATTTCTTTGTTTCCTTGTGAAGTGAAGTAATGGCTATTCTGGCTGCCAACTTTGAGTAATCTGGATGTGTTGTAACAAGAACGGCTGCCTTCTGAGCTGCTAATTCATCTAATTGCGTTGTTGATACACCGTCGAATATTCCTTGAATAACTTTTTGGGCTACTTCTGAATAATTAACTGCCTCCGATAAATCATAGCATTGCTTTTTAATTCTAGCAGCTATCTTATCAAACCTAACTTCTTCCTTAGAGCCGTTGCGTTTAGTAACTTGCATGTTTTGATTGTTATGTTGTAAAAAAAAAGAATAAGAGCCCCTATCCGATACTGCCCATATCGGTTAAGTATAGGGGCTTTTACTTTAAAAATCTGCGTCTTTGCTGAATGTCCTGGAGGATTTCCCACTGGCAACTCCAGGCTTTGCGTATTCACCGACTCGCCCTTCGAAGAAATTTGTTTTTGTGTCCACAGAAATCTTTTCCATGAAGTCAAACGGATTGATTGCATTATATTGTTTTGGACAGTTGAACTCGACAAGTAATCGGTCTGCCACAAACTCAATATAACTTTGCATCTGAAGAGCATTCATCCCTAAAAGACTCACTGGTAATGCATCTGTCACGAATTCTTTCTCTATATTGACAGCATCTTTAATGATTTCAATGATTTCATCTTTAGAAATCTTGTTCACTAAGTGTTTGTTGAAAATGTGTACAGCAAAATCACAGTGCAATCCTTCATCTCTGGAAATTAGCTCGTTTGAAAAAGCTAACCCTGGCATTAATCCTCGGTCTTTTAACCAAAAAATAGAGCAAAAGCTTCCTGAAAAGAAAATGCCCTCGACTGCTGCAAACGCAACTAATCTTTGAGCAAATGTCCCTTCATCAATCCATTTTAAAGCCCATTCAGCTTTCTTGCGAACACAGTCAAGAGTTTCTATCGCTCTAAAGAGCTTGTCTTTCTCGTTGCCGTCTTTAACGTAGGTATCGATTAATAGGGAATATGTTTCCGAGTGTACGTTCTCCATTGCTATTTGGAATCCGTAGAAGAACTTAGCCTCTGGATATTGAACCTCTGAAAGGAAGTTCTCTGCCAAATTCTCGTTTACAATTCCATCACTAGCTGCAAAAAAAGCAAGAACATGCTTAATGAAATGACGCTCATTATCGTTTAATTTATCATTCCAATCTACAAGGTCGGCCTCTAAATCAATTTCTTCAGCCGTCCATATACACGCCTGTTGTTGTTTATAGTGTTGCCAAATATCATTGTGTTGAATCGGAAAAATCACAAAGCGGTTTGGATTTTCTTGTAAAATAGGCTCTATCCTATCAAGCGTCTTTTCACTCATAGTAATTAAATTTTAGTCTTTAAGAATTATTAATACTCAATCCGAAAACCAGTTGAGTTTTTGGGGGGCCTTTCTAAATATGGCTTCTTTTTACTAAGTCGGGCTTAGTTTTTTCACATCGTCATTTAGCCCTTATAAACGACAATAAAAGCAGCTAAATAAGTTTTTTTATTCCTCACCAAAGGAATCATAGTCTTCAAAATCTTCTGGGTCCCAGTCGTTCGTGTCCAAACCGAGCTCGCCTTCTAGTTGTTGACTTTCTTTTTCGTTTCTCGCGGTCGATTCTGAGTCACTTCTCTCTTCTTCTTGCTGTTGAAAAGCTGACCAATCATTCTCAGAAACTTTCGTCTCAGGGTTTGACATAGACTCGTGGTGAACATACTCTTTATCGAACGGAGTGTAAATTTCCTTTGCATCAACACTTGAGTCCTCATAACTGTGGTCTAGCTTTTCTTCATGATACCTAGCTGTTTCAATATTGTAAATCAAATTTGCCGTACCTGGGCGACCAATGAGTTTCTGCTTCTTAATTTTTTGAGACACAAACTGTACAAGCCCAGGATGTCGGAACGTGTCGAAGTGTGCTTCATTTCCTTGGGTGCGTCTAGCTCTCAGTCTTGAGAGGTAATATGGCTGATACGTTGCAAGCAAGTTATCTACTTTATTGCTCCACATTGCTCCACCAGCCAAGTTGTACTGGTCAGGAAGCTGATGGTTTCCTGCGTTCATCAAATCGTCGGTCTGATTGCGGTCAGTAACTTTCTCAATGTTTCCTTTAGGGTGACAAACGATAATTTTGTATATGTTGTGGTCCAGAGCGAATCTTTTTTCCTTGCTCAGGTACACTCCGATATATTGGTCGTCTCTACCTCCTGCTGATGCCCAGTCATTATCCAACTGGTTAAATGGGTCAGTCATGCACCCCTTGATGTCATGCTTGATAATTAGTTCTTCAAACCTGTCATTAATGTATCGTGGAGTCGGAGTGTCGTCCTTTGGGTACACAAAGTAAAAGTGCTCCATCATAAAATCAATTCCACGGTTGTACTCCGCAAGTGTCATTTGATTAGGGTGATAATGCTCTGTGGACTGCCCTACATACATATGTATTAAGTCTTTATAGAAGTCAATAGGAGGGTTTTGCTCTGGTGAGAAAATGCCCCATTTTGTTCCTTCTTTAAAGCTTTTAATAAGCATTAGTTGGAGCATTAGTGTGGTTTTACCGTGATTAGGTATTCCGTGCATAATGTTCACCTCTCCTAGCTTCCACCTCCAGTGTGGGTCAATAGAATTAAAGTAAGTGGTCTCTCCTTTCGCATCTCCTTTGATGTAGGACTGAACCATCGCCTCCCTGATATCTTTCAAGTATATTACGTCACGCGCTGGCGATTCTGGGTCAAAGTCGCTCATCTCACCTTCTTGGGTGAAAAAAGAGTTTTCGTGCTGATTAGCATACGTAATATAAACCCTCTTTACAATCTCTCTAAAGTCTCTTGAGTCAACAGAAGATGCCCTGGGTTGGTAATCCTCGATTAGGTTTTCGATGACAAAATCCATCTTTAACCCAAATCTATTACAGGCTGAAGCTATGTAAACTAAAAATTTATGCTTGTTTCCGTCTCCATAATCATTTGTCCTGTCTGCCCACGCTTTTACTCGACGATAAACTTCACGTCGGTCTGAAAGTTTTGTTCCGTCTTTAGAGAACTCAGTGACCACTGGTTTCTCTTTAATCATGATATCAAACACCTTACTATCTGGATTCACAAATAGATTTGGGTCATAGCTCTCATAGCATAACCTCGAAATATCTTTCAAATCATCCCAACCTTCAAAGTCGTCCATCTTAAAGTACATTCGAAGTGCTTCGAAATACTTACTATAGTCGCTTATTACTGCTGGGATTTTTATCAGCACTTTGATACCATCTCCACTTGGAGAGCGGAAATAGGCGTATGTATACGAATCCTTCTCTAATGCCCCTGTCCACTTCTCGTAGTGTTCTATGTGGTCAAAATCAAGGCAAATTAATCCTGCAGATTCCTGGATTGCATCGTTCGCTCTCCATTTAAACTTTCCCGAAAAAGAGTACGCTGGCAGATTCTTTTTAAGAGTGCTTCGCTGCTCTTTAAATTCCTCAGTGATTGGAAGCGCTCTTAGACCTTCAATCCACTCTTTTGAATGACCAGACTTTATTCTCTCCAATGCTTTCGTTACATCAATGTGATGTGGGTTTTTCGAGTCGAAAGTGTTTTTGTAAATTGTTATAGTTCTTGTCCCTACTTCATGATTCTTCTTGTCCATCTGTATCTTTTCGTTGCGTTGCTGTTCCATAATAGTTCCCGATTGTCCATTTTCGAGAACTGTGCCCATTTTGAAGCCTGTGATTTGGGTTCTGATTTAGATACTCTATAAACTTATCACCGTAAAGTGTGCGCGGTCGAATGAAGTTTGTCATCTTATCGTTGTCTTGCCACTCTAGCGTCTTTATTTCGTTTACTATTTTAAAGTCTTTTACTGTTTTCCCGTCTTTCAGCCATCTCTCTACAAACTCAAATGTCTCCAAACTGTCTGTGGGGAAGCTTCTTTTTGCAAACAAATTTAAGTGCTCTACAATTTCTTTCACCACTGGATAAGTTGGTGATTTAAGAAAGTCTGCAGACTTTATTTTGCTATTCTTGTGCTCTTGGAGCATGCGCTTGCTGAAGTAGGCTCCTGTTGATGAATCTTGAAGCAATACGCCTTTGTCAAAGAGCTCTCCAAATGCGTTGTTGAATACGTTTTCATTTGTTACCCTCAACATTTTCTGTATATCAAACCTTGACATCACTTTGTTTCGAAAAACCATGTAACCATATGGGTCTCCTCTATGCATATGACATAGAAGGTCAATCCACATCCCTTTCGCCGTTAAAGAGCAATGCTTTAACTTAGCATCATCCAACCAGTCTTCTGGGTAAAATGTAAATCCTTGTCTGTCTATCATAGTTGTATATTGTTGTAGTTTCTTCCGTACTCTCTCTCGTTCACCATTAAGGAATAAAACACTGAAAAAAAGTCTTCTATAGTTCCACTAATGTAATCTTCGTACCCGTCTGAACGGAAATAACTGATTGTTGTTTGTATGTCTCTATCCTCGCTTAGTGGCAAATAAATAGTTTCACTAATTTGCTCGTAGTCTTCTAGTTGTAAAGAAGGGTTTTCTAAATTAAGCATACTTGCGTTTCTAATCAACAGGTCTCTTGACTCTAAGATTTGCCGATAAACAATTAAGCTTTTTTCTTCCTGGAGGATTTCAGCTTCCTCACACATCTGTTGGTATGTATATTTCTCATCTTTAATAATTGGGAAGAATTTAATGATTTTATCTCTACTTAACCTGTCTACTCCATCTACAAAACTGTTTCCCACGAAGCAATTAAGCATTAGTTCATTTTCAATATTGTAACCAAGCTTCTTCTGAAAATTTGCCTTGGTTATCAAATTCATTTTTGGAGTCATTACAGAAACGTTATCATCTATCAATTGATAGAATTCGTGCTCCCTAGAGAATATTATAATTCGCTCACCTTCTTTTGTTGATTGGTTAACATATCCAGCTAGCATATCTGTGCCTTCGGTTTTTTTTGAAATCAACTGACGAACAGAGCAATTATCTAAAAGTCTCTGACATTTGTTTATTTGTCTCAATATTGCCAAGTCATGTTCTTCACGTTCAGTTTCCACACCAAAATCCGTTTCAATATAGAGTCGCTTTCTCTTTTCCCATTCTTTTTGCTTTTCAAGATGATAGGGAGGGTAGTTTTTGTACTTTGTATCCCCAGCCTCCATACCATCCCATGCCACCACAACCCTTGACGGTCGAACGTGGTGAAGAAGGTAATTGAGTGCCTCGAAGAACCCAACAATTCCTCCACACTTTAACCTCTGCTCTTTGTTCTCATACTTCAAACGCTTAAAATGTTGGCGCTTAACCAACCAGTCTCCGTACAAGATTAAAGTCTGCATGCTGAAATTATAATTTATTCTACAAATATAAAAAATATCTGTTACCATCAAAGCAGAAAACGCCTGAAACTCATGTCAACTCATGAGTTTAGGCGTTTTCGCTATTCTAAGAACTTATGTTTTCAGAGGTATTAGCAAAGAGTTCTAGTCCAAGCTAACATGGTCCCAATCGTTATCATATTCAAGACTCCACCCGTCTTTTGTCGACGCTTTGTAATCGTCAATTGCTTTCTTTTCGTCCATAATGAAGCCGTGGTCTGTGCAGAGAATTTTTCCCCTAGCAGATACGTTATTTACGTGATTTTTAACGAGTCGAATGGCGCTTCGAATTGCAAAGGATACTTTTATTCCATCTTTTGTAGCTTCTACTTTAGATGACCTTGATTGAACTCCACCCATTTGTATAACAAATGTTGATGCTAACCAAATACCTTCTCCTCCGTATGGTGCCAAAGATGACATCGTTGCTGGTGGTGTTGGTGGCTTAGTGTAAGCGTGATTTACAAAGAAGATAGAGTTTGTGTAAGGATAATCATCTCTTCTTGAACTGTTTATCTTTTTGCAGATGTGTCGTTTTATTCTCTGGTGAATTACTCTTGCTGTAGACATCATTCCACCACTACCTTTTCCTGCGTCAACAGCCTCACGCTCAGCGTTAGACTGTGCTTGGCCGATAGAATCCCAGATAAACACGATGTCCATTGGGAATTCTCCATTCTCTTGCATTTTGATATACCTATCAACAATGTCACAACCTTCCTCAATAGTATCTACATCATTATGGATGTGACAATAGTTCTTGTCGGTGATTAGCCCCATAATCTCAGCTCTCTCTATGGAGAACTTGTTCTCGGTGATAATCAACACAGGGAATATTCCTTGTTTTTGAGCAAACGTGCCCAATTCGACCGCCATTGTTGTTTTACCGACATCTGAGTGCCCGTAAACCATCGATGCGTGACCCATTGGCAATCCAGGCTGCCTTAGCGTCTCTTTGAATGCAGTGGACATGTTAATCCATTCCTGCGGTTTCATTTTTACTTGTTTGAAATCAATTTTGTCTGTAATTGATTCCATTTTAGCGAATTTTTTAGATATTTCCATCTTTTTTTTATCCATTCGCTTTTTAAACTTTATCTGTTCAGTTAAAAGACCAACCATATGTTCGTTGTTCTCTTTTTTCGAAAATTCTAAAGCCGATTCCAGCTCAATAAGTGTCATCTTATCGAGCCCGTAGTCCTTAGGGTCATTTGATTTTATTTCTTCCGCTTTTCTTGCCATTGCTACTTTTATTGCTGTTAATTACTGCCTTGGTTCCAAAGCTACATGCTGGGTTGACCTAGTTATAGCAGTCGTTTTTTTCTATAAATAAGCGATAAAAAACACCTATCAATAAGCGTTTATATTGCTAAATAAATCCTTCGTGCTTAATCGTGCTCTACACTGATTCTTATCGTTAGTACGCCTTCTAGCCCACTTTCGTGAATAAACTCTAGCCCTACTAGCATGCCTTCTTTTGTAAGAAGCTCTGCCCCAACTCCATGACCAAACTCCGCACATCTGTCTATAAACTCGTAAAGAATAAGCTGTCTCGTTTCTTCTATGACTTGCTCAAAAGCGTATTTTTGAACTACGTGCTGAAAACACAGACTAAGAGCAGTCTTTATTTGCTCTTTTGTCATCGTCTGTTATTCTGTGTGTCATCGGATTGAGGGACCCTCCAGTCATACACTGGCCATCCATCTGTTGTTTTTAATGGGCTTCCATCTGGGTTTTTTTTAGTTCTCAAAAAAACCACATCAGATTTCTTTTGCTGTCCAAAGTTTACTCTGGCTTTACAATCTTTACACGTGATGTGTGTGTACTGCAATTCATCCTCTTTAGTGATATGAGAACTAAGCGCAAGGTGGTCTCCCCCACAATTTCCACATTTATACACGTCAGGAAATGAGAACATTTTAGCTCCCTCGACAATTTCGAACATAGTGTCTCCATTAACTATGAAAGCATGCATTTCTCTTCCTATTTTTTTCTTAATTATTCGCCCATATTTGGCCATGACGTTTGGTTTTAAATATTATAAAATGTTTATTAAAAGTGAACCCAAACTCTTGTAAAATCAAGTTGTTTTATAAGGAAAAAATGTTCAAGGGAAGCTTTTTATAAGGTAAATCTGTTTCGCTACGATTAAATTTATCTAGCAATTCTGATGTGGTACCTTTCTTAATTGAAAACGTGGCTTATCTGTAAGGTTTTCCCAGTTACGCCCCATTTTAATCCTACTGTCTGTGTGCTGTAGCGTTTAAAAAAAATACGTTTAACGCAAACACATGCTTGCCTAATAAAAAATTAGTTCAATAAACCTTGAGCTTTATCCCACAACTTCTGATAACGAAGTATATTCGTAGCCCTATCTGTAACTAAAATCTGTTCAACACTCGTTAAAGCAGGTGATAGCCATTTAAGAATATAATAATCCATTATATTATCTCTAGTAATAGGGCCTTTGAAACTGACTGATTTTCCATTTTCAAGTTGTGCAGTTCTAGGTTTTTTCGTTTTACTAGTTATAGTTTTTGCCATAAACAACAACCCTTTCTCATCGCTCTCGAAAGAAGCAAAAGCGCGATATTTAGTTGTTCTTACACCTTGCCCTCCTTTCCCTTCACTTGATAAAATGCTTCCATTAATTAATTCACTATTACCCCATCGACCAATGTCTGCCATAATGCCAAAATGGTTATAGTTAAACCCACCAATAACTTCGCCATTGTATTGTTCCTTAAGGGCAGTAAATAATATGGCTGTTTTTATATCAAGATTAGCGGTAACACTTGACTTAATTTTATTCGCTAATTCTTCAGGAGTGATAGCTGTCCAAAAACGAGATTTATTTGTGTACACAGGAAAATACTTGATTTTATTACCAGGTAATTCTGATATAGGAATGATGTCTGCGTCACCTGTATATTCGCTTTGTGGTGCTGTTAAATTATCGCCTTCTGGCTTCAAATATTCTAACTCAACTCCTCTGTCTTCTGCTGTTTTAGCTAAGGTCTCTATGGTGATAGGAAATATTCCTCCGTAGTCGTTCTCTAAATAAAACCGCATTCGCATTCCCTCCATAGTCGTCTCAAAATTGTTCGGAGTGATTGAGTGCTTCACACTTAATATCTGATACAGTCCGTCAAACATTGGGAGATTTCTTAGAAAGAAAAATTGCATCGGAAATATTTGAGCATTTCCTAGTACATCAATTGTGGATGTGTACGAACGCCCAGCCATCACGTTGAGCATCGAGCAATCAGTTGTGACTCGTTTGTTGGAGTTCTCATTGTTCACAAGACGCTCAAGGTTAATTACTGATTCCGCTGTTACCTTATTATCTTGTGTCGAAACTTGAATATTCTTTACAATATTGTTTTCTGTAGAACCGTACTTCACCTCTAAAGCATCTACATCCAAATCCTCTTGGCTTCTAGATAGCGCAGCTGGAGTCGTATACGTGTCTGATGGCTTCAGCGCTCTGGACTCTGGTGTCGGAATAAACATTACATGGAAAAAGTTGATGACTCTTTGAGCCCCGTCATAATTCTTAGGTGTGTAGATATCGTTTACGTCTAAATAGTTTGCGTATCCAGGAATTGGAATAAACATGAAATTGTTCTTGGAACATATCGCTTGAATGACATTCAATACAGTTGTATCTGAACGAGCCTCACTTAAAGCATCTGTGTTGATGAGTGCGTTTTCTACCTGTATAAACTGATTATTAGCCGTTGAGTTAGCTTGTTTAATCCTTTGAAGAGGAAAGTCATAAACAAACACCCCGCTCCTAGAAGACACTGTGTCACTAGCTGACGCCGTTGCTGCATAGTTTACGTCTGTCGTATTTAAACCTCTTCCAAGTGTTCCTAAACCACATGAACCATATTCTTTCATTAACTCCACAGCAAGTTGGCTGTGTCCTGGTGCTATAGTGTTTGTGATGTTTCCACCTGAATCGACATCATCTCTGAACACGATGGAATTCCACTGTTGGAATAGCGAGTGGAATTGCTTGTAGATTATATTTTCTCCTTCTTGTGCATTTCCTAGAATTTGAGTTATAACGTTATTATCCTCTGTTTCAATCTCTTGAATTAACTCTAAAATTTTAGAACACACTTTATAAATATATCTTCTTTGATATGTTCCTTCTATCGCACCATTATTGACTGCGCTATTTCTTTTTCCTGTGAATAAATCAAAAGAAATTCTTTCATTTAGTTCAACAAAATCAGCTGCTGCTGCCGAGTTCGATATTTCTACAGCGGGAGAAATAATAGCGGCAGCAGCATCACTCACTAAAGTTGAAGACGAATCTTCAGAAAAGATGCTTGTAACAAGGTTTAGTCCTCCTTGAAAAAGGTTTGCTCCTACTTGAAAAATGCCTGTTACTATTTGAGCATAACCTTGAACAACGTCTGCTGTTGCGTCGGCGATTATCCCATCTAGTATTTCGTCGGAATTCTTATAGGCATTATCGTTTAAGTAAAAAGCTTTTACGAATAAAATTGGATTTTGGCTTGATACTTCAACTCCACCAGTATTATCCTCTGGGACGTTGGGGTTTTTTATTTTCCTTCGAAAAAGGAATGCTTCTTTATAGTCTTCTGTAGATGCAAACGAATTAATCCATGTATTTGTTTGAAAGTTTCCGAGATTATCGTTTAATTCCGTGCTGCTATCATTGGAACGTATCTTTTGGTAATCAAACACTATATCTTTGGAGATAATCTTGTTAAAAAGCTCTACTGCTTCTGTTAAGTCCTCTCCGTCTTCTCCTAGAGCTTCCTCTATGTAATAAAAGTTTTCATTGGTGGCGGATGCATCGTTGTTATCACCTGCTTCATAGCCTTGCCCAATTAAGACTTCTTTTGCTCTAATTGCATCTTCTCCTTCATAAGCTAGCCAGAAAGTTCGAAAATCTCTCTCCTTCTTGTGTACTCCTGTAAAATAAGGCACGCCGTTATTTATAAAGTGGTTTCCAGCCATGCTGGCTTGGTCTATAGACGCCAAGTCGCCCGTGAAAAGGCCTTCTAAGGCTTCTTTTACAGACATCGTTACAGGTCTCTTTTTGTCGTCGTTTATCCCAGCTACAAAAGTTTTCAACTCTTCTTGAGTTGTAATTTTTTCTATCTCAGTTGTTTGTCCATTATGTTCAATTACGACCTCATAATTCAAAATAACTGAATCCACAGCATCTTCTGAATCAGTTTTTAGAAAATCTTCTAAATCAAACACATTTTTGTCTAATGCTCCATTTGGAAGCTTAAAACCAGTTCCTTTTGGAGTGAGGAGGCGTGTCCAGAAGGTGCAAAAATTCTTTAGTTGCTGCTTATGTAAATCTGAGCCTGAATTTGGCAATCTTCGTATGTCACTGGCTGATATGTTCTGAATATCTTTATCAGTAAGGGCGTCGATTCTATCTTCGTCTGCATCTCCTGGGTCAGTAATAACGTCGTTTTTAGTAAACCAAGCCGCTATAGCTGAACGTCCTAAAATGTCTTTAGCAAAGCTTGTATAACTTGAGCCATTATATGGTTTTGGTGCAAATAGTTCCAGAACACTTATCGGGTGTGCAACGTTTTCGTTTACAGCGGTCGTGTCGATGTTTGCAATATTCTGAAATTCTAGAATACCTTGGGTAATTGCGGCGGTAAATGTTCTTACAAAGTCTAGCTCGTTTCCCGCTTCTTCTATTCCAAATATTCCTTTTGCTGGAACTTCCTCTCCCTCCTCTGTAATCAGTAGAGGATAGTGACGAGCAATTAAATTATCCTGCTCGACTGCTGCTTTTCTTGTTAATTTGAATTCTGAATATCCTTTTATTCCAGCCTCTAAAATTCTTCCCATCACATAAGCAGAGTCTGATGCTATCTGGTTTAAAACTCTGCTAATTGTGAGCGCATTTAGTTTCCCATATGTTCTCGCATATCTTTTGGCAGAAATTTCTTTTTGTATCTCTTCCAGATTTGCATTTATAACCGAATAAACTCTGTCTCTTATCTCTTTTTTTTCGTCTCTAGAAATAATATTATTTTCTTGAACATCAGTTGCATCCTCTGAAGCAATAATGTCATCTCCTTGAAAATCGGTTATATCTCTGTCAAAAAAACGACCTTTCTTTGAGTCAATGAGAACCTTCGATAAAACGAATTCTAAGCTACCCGTCAGGCTACCTTTAAGGTCTTCTTCGTCGACTTTTTCAACTGCTTCCCTATCTAGCTGTATCGTTTTAAAGCCTTGAACTTGTTCCCCATCTACACTTCCACTCAATATAGAAAATGCAGCTGAACCTTTATTTGTTGCATATGCTGTTGCATTCGACTTTAAATCCCCAAGTGCAGTAACCAGGTTGTCAAATGTTTCAGTAACCTGATTTGTTGTTATTTCTACCTCGTTTCCAATCTCCATAAGTTCTTGTATACTTGAGCTGTACTCTGGAGCAGCGGCTAGGTCAGGGTTAGGGTTGTCTGGGTCTATTGTACCGTCCATCACTTTTAATGCGTTCGCTGCTAAAATAAAAGAGAATGGCAAGTCAGCAAAAAACCCCCATTGATGAGGAACAAATACACCTTTAATGGAGTATGATGCATCGTCTGAGTTAAAAGAAATATCATACTTCTTCATACTCAACATGTAGGTTACTTGTCTGCCTAAATAACCTTTAAATGTAAACTTAAACTTTGGTGGTGGCCAAGCAAAAAATACACTGTAATCTATTCCTTGAGAGTTATTCCCACCAAACATCGTATTGCCATACAAGTCTTTAAACGTAATCTCAATAATGGGCTGTAAAGAGGTGCTAACATCGATACTGATGTCAGTTATACCAAATCCTATGCTTTGTGCTATATGCTTTGAAGTGTGAACTTCTGTCCCTTCTGGGCCATAAAGGTCCGCGTTAAAATATCTACGCCCCGTTAAGTCATATTGCTTTCCGTCTACTATAGCTTGCAGCGACGCACTTATATAAAGGTCTTTATGTCTGAAGTACTCTGGCGTTATTATCGACATTACTTGTTTTTATTTCTATTGATTTGCTGAAAAATCTCTTGCTCTACTTCTTGAAGTGGAAAAGGAATTCTTATTACTGTTCTGTCTGGAATGTCAAACTCTAGAGAGTAGTCAGGGTTAGCCCATAAAATGATTCTCCAACATTCTTCTTCTCTGTAATAGTCTCCAGCAATTCTATCTAATCGATTTCGCTTTTTGTCGTAAACAATTCGCTTATCAGTTGACCTTTTTGAGATAGTAATGGGAGGCATATTGAGTTGCTTGTCTCCGTCTTGTAGGTATTGGTAAAAATTAACAGCCATCAGTGTGTTTTACCATAAATAGTAACGTGCAAATTTTCTATTATAAAGGAGCTAGGTTACCAAACCTTTCGTTGAGAGTAATATCCGCCAACATCTGTTGCAGTAAGTGGACGATAACTATTGTTATCTCCCTTTTTATAGGTACCATAAGGCCCTATTATGGTAAAAGCCACTGTGACCAAAGCCCATAGCGGCTGGACTTTACCTCGTTGTAGGCACCAGACTGTGTCGGAATAATCCTTACTGATTGAGTTTACGATGCAGTCATGGTCTAGCCAATCTCCAAGTCGCAAGTGCGCAACAGGTGGTGTGGTGAATGAAAATCCAACTTTCTTATTTTGCCCATTATTTTCACGTGGACGAGTTAGCTTGCTTAAGAAACTCATTCTACGTCTAAAGTCAGCTTTATCTCCAGAGAAAAACGCTGGCTGGAAACCGAGGTTTTTTTTCATATCATCTAAAACAGATTCAACATTTCTAATACTAGTTATCTCACTGTCTGCATTTGGAGGCTGTGTATAATTAAGAAGGTTAGATGGGTTATAGATATTTCCTCCGTCTTTATAATTCTCAGAAAATCTTGTTTTCTCAACAATATTTCCTTCTGCGTCTTTCCCAGCTGTTACACGCTTTTCTTCAATTGATTTAGAAATTTTTATGAGAATAAGTTTGTTCGACTCTATTCTTTCTCGAATTGGATTTATTTTAGTTTCCCTATCGATTTGCATCATCAAATTCCCATTGAATAATGCCGAAGCCACACTAGCTTCTGGAGTGTCATAACTAGCTTCTATATCAGCTATAGACTGATTGTCTTTTGATATCAATTTCTCTAACGCAGCTTGTGCAGCAACATCTTGGTCAACTCCTTTAATTTTTTCCCTATCGTCATCCGACAAATCTGTGAATATTCCTTCTTTTTCGAAATCATACTTTAATGTTCCCATCACTGGGTCTCCTCCTCCGTTTTGCAGACTTTGCAATAACTCAGAAACACTTGGTGTATCAGTAAGCCCTAATTCTACTTCTTGAGCAAAGTCTGTCAACACAAAAAAGTTGATTGAACCGCTTCTACGAGCATTGTTATATGTGTAAATAGCTTCTGGGCGGCCAAGCATGTTTGTTTCATTCCAGTTTGCCTCTTCATTTTCTTGGAAAGACTTAATATAAGGAGGGAAGTACATAGTTCGAAGCTGGGTTTCTTGCCCTGCTTCATTTTCGATGGCATAATTTGTGATGCCAAACATTAGTTCCCCTGCTTCGGCTGGAGCATACAAGTTTGAGACTGAATATCTCTGCTTTCTTATTTTAGGGGCGCCGTTGGGCCTTACTCCTGTTATAAATTCTCTTTGACCAATTTTATAATTTTGAGCATATCGTACAGTTGAGTCGTTTGCAATCCTGTCGATTACTTTTTTAATAGACCTTGGTCCAGAAGCAAACTCTTCTTCCCCGTCGCCTCTATCACCTAGAGGGTTTCCAGCATATGACTTAGCTAGTAAATCATCTGCCTGCGGTTCATCTCCAATGTTATTTATTGTGCTACTTTTAAACTTCGCAGCAACATTAACAGAGCTCCCGTCTAAATCAAGCATTGAACCAGCAGGGTTGCCAGCTTGTAGCCAAGCTCTGTAACCTATTGAATTTTGTCCATTACGCAAGTGCATATCCTGGATTTTGCTTCTTGTGGTAGAAACTCCATCATCACTCACAAATAAACTCTCTTCTATTTTATCTTTATCTGTCTCTCTATCTCTGTATTGCGTCCCTTCTGAACCAAACATCCCTGGCCTATAGTCATTACGAGCCAATAAGGCCGTGCGGACAAGTGCACCGAAAGCAAAATTTCGAGACACCCCAATGAATGCCTGAGTGCCAAAGCCTTCTACATTGACGCCAAAAAGGCCTCCTTGTAAGTTTTTTGATAACTGCTCCTTTCGGGCTTGCTCTGAGTCTGATAAAATGTTAGAAATCGAAGAAACATTGCTAGACATCTGCTCTAGTCGATAAGGGTCAGAGTCCCCTAATATATCACTTACAGCGCCAACGTTAAACGCCAATAAAGCTTCTCTGTATGGGCTTGAGTCCGTTTCCAGGTCTGATTCCGACGGAACATTGTTCGATAAGTCATCTTCTCGGAAAGGAACTGAGTCCGTTTCCAAGTCTGATTCCGACGGAACATTGTTCGATAAGTCATCTTCTCGGAAAGGAACTGAGTCCGTTTCCAAGTCTGATTCCGACGGAACATTGTTCGATAAGTCATCTTCTCGGAAAGGAACTGAGTCCGTTTCCAGGTCTGATTCCGACGGAACATTGTTCGATAAATCATCTTCTCGGAAAGGAACTGAGTCCGTTTCCAGGTCTGATTCCGACGGAACATTGTTCGATAAATCATCTTCTCGGAAGGGAATTGAGTCCGTTTCCAGGTCTGATTCTGATGGAACATTGTTCGATAAGCCGTCTTGTCGGAAGGGAATTGAGTCCGTTTCCAAGTCTGATTCCGACGGAACATTGTTCGATAAATCATCTTCTCGGAAGGGAATTGAGTCCGTTTCCAGGTCTGATTCTGACGGAACATTCTTAGCGAGTTGGTCATCTCGAAGTGATGCTGTGTCTGCTTCAAGGTCTGATTCTGACGGAACATTGTTTGATAAGCCGTCTTCTCGGAAGGGAGCTGAGTCCGTTTCCAAGTCTGATTCTGACGGAACATTGTTTGATAAGCCGTCTTCTCGGAAGGGAACTGAGTCCGTTTCCAAGTCTGATTCTGACGGAACATTCTTAGCGAGTTGGTCATCTCGAAGCGATGCTGTGTCTGCTTCAAGGTCTGATTCTGACGGAACATTCTTAGCGAGTTGGTCATCTCGAAGCGATGCTGTGTCTGCTTCAAGGTCTGATTCTGACGGAACATTGTTCGATAAGCCGTCTTCTCGGAAGGGAACTGAGTCCGTTTCTAGGTCTGATTCTGACGAAACATTTTTTGATAGCTGTCCATCTCTAAAGTCTTGAGTATCCTCGATTACATCTGATGTGTTCGACACATTCTTAGCAAGTTGGTCATCTCGAAGCGATGCTGTGTCTGCTTCTAAGTCTGATTCCAACGGAACATTTTTAGACAGCATTTGCTCTCTAAAGTCTTTTGATTTTTTTAAATGAGGTTCTGTGCTAATTGTTTCATTTTTAGCGAGTTGTTCAAGTCGATATTTTTTAGATATCTCTAAAACAGAGGTCTCGCTAATAATGTTCCTTGTAAGCTGAGCTGCTCGATATGTTTCAGACAACTCTTTAATATCGGAGATAGCTGGAACAATTTTAGCTAAAGCTGCTTGACGATAAACCTCAGTATCTTCAATGATATCTGTGTTTTTTGGTACGTTTTTAGAAAGAAGATTTTCTCTCGCCTCTGGATACAAAACGTCATATACAGACGTTGGTATCTGCACATTTCTTGACTGCATATCCTCGCGAACATCGTCTGAAAACTCACCATAGTACTTAGTGAATTTCTCGAATAATCTTTCCTTATCGTCGTTTGGGTCCCAAAGTGTGTTGTACATGCCTTGCTAATATCTTTCCCATAAATAACTGGGAGAAAAAATCATCGACCACTTTGAGTAGCAGTGTCTTTAAGGATTTTGTGTTTAATTTCTCTACCATTTTCTCCAATGAGTTTAATTTCGATTTTTCTAACATCTCCACTAGCTCCTCCAGAGCCTCCAGACACAGCACTACTAAGTGCTGCAGCTAAAGCGTTTAAAGAGTTTGCGCTAGACGATGTCGACATTGCATCTGCTATTTTCTGCATTTCCTCAAGCTTCTTTGTGTCAATTTGGCCCAAAGTGGCTTTTAATTCCTTCATAGAATCTGCAAACTTACTCATTGCTTCGGCTGCTCTTTCTAGATTTGTAGCCAACGGGTCCAGCGCATGGCCCATCATTAATATACTACCTGCCATTGCCATCATACCTAATAACACTAATGGGTTAGCAAAAACTAAAGAAGCAAGACCAAACGCAGCTATTCCTGGGGCTGCACTCAATAATGCACCGCCCATTGCTGAGATGCCATCCCAATTTACATTTGCTAATCGCTCAAATGCTACCGCAGCTATCATTAAAGACACAGCCATAAGAACCATCATTCCGCCAATAGCGAGAATCACCCCTATCCCTATTGCTAAAAGGATTGCTTGAGGACCTGCTAATAGAGCTCCTATGGCAAATACCATCCCTATTGATGCAGCCATAAAAACAAGAGATGCTATCACAGCGGGCCATTTCACATCACTCATCATTTGTAGAGCAAATGCAAACGGTACCATAGCTGCGCCGATTATAAACATCGCCAAAGAACCTCTAACAACTCCTTTCATGTCAGTCTTTGCACCAATTGCAGCCATCGCAGCTACACCTCCCGCCAGTATCAAAAGAGATACAGCAGATGTAGCCATTTGGTCTGCAGATGCCTCCCCGCCCCATTGAGCCATTGCTGCTGAAAAACCAACAACAGCGCCGCCAATTAAGACTACAGCAAGAGCAAACCTCGCTACGCCTGGTATACTAATTTTAACTTTTGAAAGTGCGCCAAGACTTTTAGCTAGCGCTGTTATACCTGAGCCAGCGCTTTTTGACATCTTGCCAGCAAACGCAATACTTATACCTCTTCCTATGATTAAGCCAATCAACGGCACTGCTACCACAAGAGCTGCTGTAATTGACTTTGTAAAAGTGCCACCTAAAGAGCTAAACCAGCTAATAGCTTGAGTCATCCATTCCAGCATTGGTTGAAACACGGTTATAGTGTTTGTCAGGCTTGCAATAAAAGCGTCCATTGACTGTCTGAAAGACATATTAGAAGCTGCTTGGGCGTCAATGTTTTTTTGGTCTTCTTTCTTTTGCTGGAAAGCCGCTGCTAAATTTGTAGAGTTTACATTAGCTAAGCTATTGATATCGTTCTTATCCAAAAATGCTTGACCATCAGTTGTTAATTTAAACCCTCCTTTACCGTCTGATTCCATCATGTCGGCAAAAGAGCTTCTTAACGCTTCTGGGTCCATATCTAAGCCTTTAGCCATTTCAGTAAAGTCTAATCCACCGTTAAACATTTTAAGCTTCTCCATATCAAGAGCGTTTCTTTCGATTATAGAAAACATTTCTTCATATTCTAAACCAACAGCCTGAGCTGCTATCCTTAGCCTGTCTCCATCAATTGGGTCAAGACTGAATTTACCATCGTTATTCACTCTTCCAATGTCCGCGCCCATTGTTGCAATAATTTTTTGCAACTCTTTTGGCCCTTTACGCGACGCAGCCAACAAGTCCATCGGGTTTAAATTTGAAAATGAGCCAGCAGCAAGTTGTAAGTCAGCCGCCATTTGCATCGCTCCCTCTATTGTTCTTGCTTTTTCTGCAACATTAAAAATGCTATCAACACTAATTCTTAATTGTTCAGCTCTTGCAGCCATTTTTGCAAGAGACTCTTCTCCGTCAGTAAAGCCAAAAGACTTCATTTTTGTGAGATTCTTATTAATAGACTGAAGCACGTTTTTTGAATTAACCCCAAGCATCCTAGCTTCGCTGTTTGCTTCTTCAAAATATTCTTTTACCCCTTCTGTGCTATAACCCATTTTGATTAGGTTAGCTCCCAGCTCGGCTACTTCCTTTGTAGCTACTCCTGTAGCCATAGAGATTGCTCCCCAAGAAAGCGCCATGTCCTTAGTGGCCATGCTAGTGGTTTGAAGCTCCTCCCCGATTTCTCCAACCATTTGGCCTGCATCTGCTAAAGACATTCCAAACTCAGCCATACCTGATGTGAAATCAGCATTGGCTACTGAATCCATTTCAGAAAGCAGTATACCAGAATCTCTCTGGATGCCATTTGAGACTTTGTCCCACTCAAACAACCCTTTAATCATTGAGTTTCTGAAATTCTCAGACATCTCATTGAGTCCACCCATTATGTCTAGCCCTTTCTCGCTGGTCTTGTTTGCCTCTAAAAGTGCTTCATTGTACTCAAGTTGAACGTTGATTAAGTTTTCGTGCCCATTACTCAAAGAACTTAGTAGGCCCGTGTTTAAAAGTATGGACTCTCTTGTCTCTTCAGAATAACCTGCAATAGCTTCTCCATTTGAGCTAGCAAGGTCTTCAAGCACTCTAAACTGCTCCTCTAGGGTGTTAAATCCTTCAAGAGTTTCCGCTAATGAGCCTCCGCTTCTAGATATTTTGTCAATCTCATCCTGAAGCTTAGTTAGGTTAACATCTTCAAACTTTTCACCAAGCGCACCAGCGTCATATAAAAGACTAGCTGAGTTATCAGATATGACTTTTAGACTGCCTTGCAATTGAGCCGTAATATCCCTGCCTAGAGCTAGTTTAGCGTCTTCTAGGTTGCCTTTTAGTTTGTTAGACTCCTTTGCAAGTGTCTCCATCGTTTCAGCAGAGCGCTCTATTTCGCCAAAAAAAGCAGCCCCAGAAACACCGAACACCTCACTTGTAATCGACTTCCATACATTCAATAAAGCGTTAGAGTCCTGTTTCTGCTTTCGCTGAAACTCTTCATACTTTTTGAAACTATCTTCGTTAAATACTTCTCCCGTGTTGTCGGCCATTCTGTAGCTCTTTGCTATAAATAACCAATAAAGAAAAAAAGCCACCTTGGAGGGTAGCCTTTTTTCTTTTCACGTAAACATTTTCACTAAGCGAATTCTATTTCTTTTAAAAACATAGCTTGTATAATAGCTTCCTTGCACTGTTTAAGTGTTCTGCAGGGCCACACAAGCTTTTGAGTATTCATCAAAATACTAACTCTGTATTTGTTGCCGTTTTTAAATTTACCACGGCGAAAAGCTAGCTCATTATCAGCACATTCTTTTTTAATACAGTCTATCGTTAGTCGACTCATGTTTAATCTTTTTGATTCATCAAGAACTTTAAACCATCGCTCTGCCCCATTGCTCCTAATCTAGAATTTAGATTTGAAGCAGCTCTCTTAGAATTATGCCCTTGATAAGCTCCAGATGATATAGCATCTAGCATTGATGTTTTAACTAATATTTCCGCAGCCTCACTTTGACTCACCGCACCCATTTTTGACTCTCTAAAAGCAATCACTCGATTAATGTTGTAATAAGAAGTTGGTCCTAAGTTTCTACCTGAGCCTTGTTGTAACATCATTGCCTGATTTCTTATAAAGTTTCCAAATGAGCCCTGATTAAAATAAATATGAAACTTACCTGTCAAAGCGTTATTTATATGTAGAAAAAAAATTACAATTTGCCAAACTACGTAAAGAGTTAAGCCATGACGAATCATTTCTCCTGCTAAGTCCCCGAATGTTCCAGTGAGCCATTTGTCTAGTTTGTAATGCTCAACAGGGCCCATCCAAAACAGCCAAATCCCGACTACGGCGGCATGCCACAGTGCGTAAATAAACTTTTCTATTCTCCAGCTTAAAGGCATCATATTAAAATTTGATTTTTTGTGGAACAAATCCTGACTCTTTGTCTACAGCTTTTAAAGTTGGCAACTCAGGCTTATCGTTTGATATAACAATCTCTTGGATATCATTCATAATGTTATCCTGAAACAGTTTTGGGATTCTCATCTCCGCTCCTATTCGGATGCTAGAGCGAGCTTCGAAGTCTATGGGGTTATAATCTGAAATCGTGCTTACTCTAAAATGATTCCAAGTCAACTTAACCTCATTCCCATCGTGCGTTAATTCTTTTAGAGCAATTGATTTCCCAGAGCTTTTATAAGACTGTAGAACTCGAAAAGAAAACACTCTTTCTTCGGTGTCTTTAAATGTTACATACTGCCCTGAATTCAAGCTAAACATTGACACTATTAAGTTAGAAGACCTATTGTCTACTTTCTTAACTCCAGATACTGGAATCCCAAATGTAGAGAGATTCATTTGACGATTGAGCATTTGAGCAACTCTTGACGCAGGGAATGACTTTATGTTCTTGGCCTCATATGTCCCTTCAGTGAATGCTATTTCATCTTTCAATGAAAACATGCTAGGAGTTCCTAGAGTCCCTGAAACAGATGCTCCAGGACTGATTTTGTCAAATATAGAAGAATTATTAATCACTCCCTCAACAGTTCCTCCTTTGATTGTGTCGACAAAATTATCACAAACAAGATTTCCTTGCTCCCACACACCATTAAACATTTTAACTTTATATTCGGAAGAACCATGCTCAATAGGCGCAATAGTCATTCTATGTGCGGAGTATTTTCCGTTCTTTAGAAAAGCTAATGAACCGTTATCAAAGTCATGCGCTACAAAACCTTTTAAGTCCGCCCCATTTACAAAACGAACAGTTTTAGTTTGATTATCACCTATTGTTATAGAGTCTCCTTGAACAACCGCATTGGTATTGATTGGTTCAACTACTGGAGCTTCTGTATCGCTTAAAACCTTCTCTAATATACGTTGAATGAATCCCATAATTTATGTTTGTCTTATTAACAATATACGGCAGAATCTGTATTTTGTTACAATACAAAGATTTTATAAGTTTATCATAAATAGTTTTGAATTGAAACCAACGAATTGTACGAATAAAACTAGCTCTAGCGATTGCTTTTGCTTGCAGCCTTTCTTTCTTGTGAATTTCTGTCATCAATTGCCTTTTTCAATCTATTCATCAGCCACATACGCTCAACTGTCGGCATTTTTACTGCCTCTGACCAAGAAACCCCGCCCTGGGAATGGTAGGAAATATTGAATATTTGCTCCATCATTCCTTGACGATAACTGTTTGGTAATTTAAGGAAATTATGGTCTGTAGAAAATTTTTGTTTAAACTCGTGATGACAACTTTCACACTCATGGTCCACTTCTGTTTTTACGCCTGGTGTGTTTTTCTCTAAAAAGTCTTTTAGAAACCTAGAATCCTTTATAGGCATGTTGGGAACCACTCCTTTTATTTCACGAGGGTCTTTGAGGCCTCCAATCTCCACTATAATTCGTCCGAGCTTATTAGTAAACCCTATTTTTCCTTCGCGCTCAGCCTCTACCTCTTCGACGTATGTTGGAACTCGAAGCTTTACATTCTTTTTAGAAACGGGGAGCTCTAAATTGAAAATCTGACCTTTATCTGGAAATTGCTCAACCTCTTTCATTTTAAATTGAGAGATGTAAGCATTTGCCTCTTGTTCTTTTTTACATTTAGGGCAACGAATATTAAGGTCAAGCTTATCTCCAAAAGCTGTGGACCTTAAAAACATAGAAATGGCTTGCACATCTCCAGGGACAAGTTTGTTTATATCAAAATCATCTATTATTACCGCTTCAAGAACTTTTCTAAGACCATCTCCATTTTCCATGATGGTTTGGTCTGTAAGAATGTACTCTTCTTCATACGAAAGGTATCTGACGTAAAAGAATGATTTATTTTCTGGGTAATATAATCCTTGCGATGGAACATTCACCATAGAGTATGGTCGATAATTTTCCATCGTTAGAATTCTGCGTCTGGATAAAATAGTTTAAGAGTAATTGGGATTGGCTTGGTTTCTACTGTTCCACAACTTGGGCATTCGAAATCATAATCCATATTTAGTCCTGGCTCAATTTTCTTGAGTTCATCTCGGAAATACTTAGAGTCTTGCATTGGCATAGCCTCCACATAGCTTTTGATATACACCTTGTCGCGCTTCCCATTTACTTCCATGATGTGAAGAAGATATTTGTGGGTAAGTGATTTTGAAATCTTAAATCTACCTTTTTTAAAATCCTGCTGTGCATACTTGTTGATTATGGATTCATCTGCTCCTGTCAACAGTCTAAACTTGATTGGGACTTTAAGTTGCTTCATTTGAAGTGAAAACTCTCCCATATCATCTGGCTTATGTTTTACTTCGTTTGCTTTTAACTTTGATAAATCCACTATTGGAGCATGTGCCTTGCCGCAGCTGCCACATGCTCTTGGGCCTGGCTCATAATCGTCGCCAAGTCCAGTTCTTCTAAGTTGAATCAAAACATAATTGCGGTCGCCCGTTAGCATGTCTATTGGTCTGATGTCTTTATCTATGACAGATGCATCGAGGAGCGCATCTAATTGTTCGTTAGCTCGAATCAAACCTATATCATAAAGGATGTCATCTTCTGTTGCTGTAAGATGCTTTATTGTGACGGTAGATTTTCCTCCTTTGTAAAAGTATCCACGAGACGGGAGGTCAATTTCTTCGGTTGGTGCCTGGAAGAAATCCCCAACGTCTTCTGCTCGAATGTTGTTTCTAGTTGCGACCTGTGCTTTTTCCGCCTCTTCCTCTTGTTTCTTATCTGCTGACTCCGCTTTTGAAATCATTAGATACTTTTCAGCTTGGTCTTTAGGGATTCCCATTTTGGTTAACAAAGTAGGAATGTCTTTGTCTTCTGTTCCTTGGTCTTTTAAAGCTTGAATTATAGCTCTAACCTCTCCTGGGTCAACATTTCTTTCAGAGAGATTTTCAAATGTATCATCGGTCTTGACAGGGTTGTCTTTTCTTTTGCCAATTTCTATTTTCTCACTCATTAATTGAATATTTATGTTCAGCTATAAATATGGAGTTCTAAAAAAAATAAAATAAAGGTTTTTTAAGTATTGGTTATACTTGAATCCAAATCTACTTGAGAAGATGTTTGTGACATCTGGTTGACCCTGTCTTTATAGTCTTTATTTTGCTGATTCATCTTCCCCATTGTGGCAAGAACTCTGCCAAGTTCTTCTTCCTGGTCATCAGTTGACTCAATTTCGTCTTCAATGCCATCCATTTTTGTTTTATCAGTTTTTTTCATCATTGTGTTGATTGACTTATCTGGATGCACTTGAATACCCTGCTGCTTCTTTAAGCTGTTGAGACTTTTTTCTTGGTCTTTTTTTCGCTGCTGAGCCACAGCAATTAAATCCTCAATTGATTCTGGAGAATATTCTAGCTCCTCGCCATTATCTGCCCCAATATTAGAATACTCCAATAAGTATTTGCGAATTTCGCTTCGTATGTATGACTCGTTGTTCATTATTGTTCTTTATTGTATTGTTCAAAATGCTCACACACAGAACTGTAATTTTCATTGATGTCTTTTTCCCATACTCTTTCCAGAACGTAACCCAACCCCCGTGCAAGGCTGTCTTTATAGAGGTCGTTCTTTTTGTTCTTAATTTGCATATGATTTAGCTCCCCCTCGGTATAGACTTTTGGATTTCCATGGTAGTAATCTCCATCAATCTCCACTAAAACATTATAGTCTGGTAGGTAAAAATCATAAATCACATCGTTAAGAATTCTTTGAGGTTCGCAATTCACACCCATCTTCTTCATCATCTTTTCAAATTTCTTTTCTGGGGCGGTCATCTTTTTGGTCATTGCCGCAGCTTGCCCTTCCATATATTTTTTCTTGTTTATCTCATGCTGGTCTTTATACAAGTCTTTATACATCTGCTTCTTTAACCACGCGGCTTTCTTCTGCATGCTCATCGTTCTGTGTTTATCATAAATAGGGCAAAATGGTTTCGTTTGCCTATTTATGATAAACCTTTAAATTAAAAAATAGTTTGCCGTTTATGGAGAGCAATATTAACATAGAACTTCTTAAATCACTCACGGAAAAACTTAATCGACGCGACAAAGATATTCTTGATTCAGAAAAAATGTTTAGAGGTTTTTTTGAAAACTCTTCAGCTGGAATGTGTATAGCAAATGTTGAAGATGAAATGTTTATTAAAGTTAATTCTGTTTTTTGCAAGTGGTTAGGATACTCTGAAGAGGAATTGCTATCATCTCCTATATTGTCTTTTATTTCTCCGAACAGTGTTGATAAAACTAAAGCTGTTTTGACTAAGCTAAAAAAAGGTATTGAGAGTGTTATTGAAGGATTTGTGAATGAATATCTCCATAAGGATGGTCATAGCGTTTGGTTAAAATGGAATTCTTCAATTCCTGATAATAATGGGATTAATTACAGCGTTTGTGCGAACATAACAACAGAAATTCAACAAGCTATAAAAATTAGTAAACAAGATAAAATTTACAAAGTTTTAACTGAAAGTAGTCACGAAGCTATTTGCTTGCATGACACCAAAGGAAATTATATATACGTTTCTCCTTCTTACGAAAAGCTTTTTGGATACAGTCAAAGTGACATGGTTGAAAAAAATGCTTATGATTTTGTGTTGCCTGAAGATGTTGAAAGAATAAAAAAAGAATCACACAAACCTTTGATGAAAAATAAAGATTTTCAAATTGCAAGGTTTCGACTTCGACATAAAAAAGGGTATTATGTGTGGGTAGAGTCTTGTTCGAAGCCGATACTTGAAAATGGAGAAATTACTGAAATAAGGACTAGCACTAAGGTGATTACAGAAGTTATAAAATCTGAAAAAGAAGCTTTTATAAACAGGGAAATATATGAGAAAATTCTTCATAACACTCGTGAACTTGTGAAAGTGTATAAAATAAACGATGGCCCTCCGTCTTTGGTTTACATATCTCCCTCTTGTTTAGAATATACTGGATATGCTCCTGAAGAGCATGTAAAACAAAGTTTATCAGAATTGATTCATCCAGAAGATGAAGAAAAAACAATGAAAAAAATGTTAAGTGTTTTGAATACAAAAAAAACACTTATTGTAAAGTACAGAGGGAAGCATAAAACAAAAGGTTATAAGCTAGCAAGCAGCATAGTAAGTCCAATATTGAATGAAGAGGGAGAAGTGAGCTATATTGTTTTGTCTAGCAAGGTAATCCAAGAGTTAAATAACGATAAACATAACAGTGAAGATGTCGGATAACCAAGAAAAAAATGGATGGAACGAATGGTCAAAGCACATCATTCGTGAATTAGAACGTTTAAATGAAAGCTCTGAAAAACTTCGTGAAGGCATTCAAGATAGTAATTTAGAGATAACAAAACTTAAAGGACTAGAGAAAGAAATTGTTGAGCTAAAATCAGGAGTAACGTCAATTAAAAATGAGATAGAAAAATCCTCTTACAAATTTCAAGCCCGTGTAGATGAAAGAATAAAGACTCTGATTAAAGAAATTAACGAAAATGTAGTTGAAGTTAAAAATTCAACAGACAGCCTCATTGAAAGAATTTCTAAACTTGAAGACTACAAAAGCTACATAGTAGGGATTGGAGTTGCTGTCGGTATAATAATAACCTTTATTATATCAGTATTAGCGCTTTTTGACTGGGGTTCTATCACTTAATATTTGTCGTCTTTGACTAAAACCACAGTGTGTTGAATAGCGTATGATTCTTAGCAACCAGGGCCGCTCTTTGCTTTGAGTGGAAATGAGAGGAATGCTAAAAAGTTTGGCTCAACGGTAATGAATAAGTTTTTCCACCAGTATCCGTATCCGAATTTCTCTTTCATTATTTCTCCCACAACTTTCCTAGCTTTTTTAGGTACTATTACAGTCTTTACAGAAGTGCCCTCAATTATGTGTGCAGCTCTTTTTCGGCCTTTTATTCTTTCAATGTAATTCATCTTCTCCCACCATTGTATTAGCGTTTGAGATTGGGTTCTGCTAATTTCTAATTCATTGGAAATAAGCGTTACAGACATGCTCACAAATTCTCCCTTAATTTCAGTACGATTTTCTTTATTCACTTCATTGAAGCGGTTGCTAATCTCGTTCTTAAGGCTAGAGTGGACGTGATGTATCTGTCTTGCTTTGTACTCAACTAATTTTAGAAGCAGCAGCTTCTTCATTTCAGACACAGTGGTGATATTTCTACCTTGTGTATCTATCGTGCATCGATGTTTAACTATGAGCCCGTTAATTGGCTTTTCTACTTTGTTATGAGAGACCATTTGGAGGTTGCCGTGGTGAAATTTAGCAAGACCCCATTTAATCATCGTTGGAACACATCTCCTAAGGATTGAAACGGATATACCAAGCTTTTCCGAAGCAGACCTCCAGGAAAAATTATAAATTACAGGGGATTTTTTGAATCGCCCTCGAATTAGGTAATACAAAGCCAGAGCGTCTAAAGCATTCCTGTAATGGAAATGACCTATAACGCCTTCATTTGTCTTGATATAATATCTCGTTTTCCTAATTGTCGTAAAATTGAGAGTTGTCCTCTTGTTGTTTTATATGTGGGCACACGACGATGGTCTGTTGTAAAACATTTAACACCCTCATCATAGCTCCTAAATCGTACATCTTATATTCTCGACAAAGCTTATGAAAATCATTTTCACAAACGTATCTAAATGTTGGTTGTCCGTCGATTTCAAGTCGAAGAGGAAAATAATCCCATCCGTCTTGCATCATGCTGTTTTTGTACAATAACGTGCCATTGGCTCGCATTCGCCGAGTTGTCCCTATTGATGCGATTATACCGCCTGATTCTTTTGATTCCTCCAAGTTATTCAAGAGGTGTTTGTCAAACCAATAATGTTTCTTCATATGCATGCATTACTGTTGTTAATTTAACTCTTCCGTTAAAGTTTAAAAATCCTTTTTCGTTTCGTTTGAATTTGCCTACGTATACAGCTTGTTTCTGTAGCTGAGGAAGAAGTTTTTCACTAATTGGAGAAAATATATTGAACTTTACAGTGTCAATACCATCGCTTCCATGTATAGAGATAAAGTCTTTTCCTTTTTTAGTTTTCTTAAATAAGATATCATTGATAATAAACCAGTAAAAACCTTCTTCAGCATAATGTGGTAGTGGAAGAATAGCTTCTTTCGACTTGTCACTCATTTCCCCCATTCGGGTGTGAATAATTGAAACTCGATTAATTTCTTCCATATCAAAACCACATACTCCCATAAATTCATCTTGCTTTTCAATATCGGAAGTTGCTGCGTATTTTAAATGGTCTATTCTATGAGTGTACTCGATATCATCCATGTCGAACATTGCAAACTGCGAAGCGTCTTTAGGTTTTTTCTTCCTGTTTTTATCTCTTAGAAACATTAAATATTCTCTAGAAGTGCTCCAGTCATCAAACATTCCCGCTTGTAAACAAGAACGAAAAGAAGTCTTGTTGAATTTAGTGAAGGGTATATCAAAAAAAGCAGCCATAGATATTTCGCTAAATTTCTTCCCTTTTATTGCTAAATTATCTTTCAACTCTTTATAAGCAATATCTCCCATCCCAGTCATGCTAGAGAAACCCATTGTGATTTCGTTGGGGCCAGTCATCGACCATCTCCATATTGAGAATCTAGTCGGAGGTTTTATAGTGATTCCTCTAGATATTGCAGCGGTGATTGTCTGAGTCAGCCATTGTTTTTCTTTCTCCTTTCCAGCGTTTGAAGACTTTTGCTCGTTCAATAGCGCTGTATAAAAGTATACTGGGTAGTAATGCTTTAAGTATAAAGTTTGCATAGCGATGTATGCGTATGAAACCGAGTGACTATTTGAAACACAGATATCATTTGCATAGAAGTTGTGATGTTCATTATCGATTTCTAAATCGTAAGTATCTACCACTCCTATTTCTTCAACTTCTATAATAGATTCAAACATTTTATTTTGTTTTTTATAATTGACTCGTTATTAATTATATCATTCTCCCACAATTCTATAAGCTGAAAACTCCCGTCACTTTCAACTGCATGCCTTTTTTTTATATCTCTTTTCTTGTTCTTTATTTGAACATCATGAGTACACCCGCTATGTCTTGTATTTTGATTACTATGAAAAAAATCTCCCTGTACTTCTATTAAAATGCTTCCTATTCTAAAGTCAAAAGAATAACCATAACAAGAAAACTCTTCTTCCCATGTACCTTTGAATTCTTTAGCGTGATTTGATTCAGAATAAGTATCTTTTCCAAATCGTTCACTTAGCATTCTCTTTACCTCAAGATGAGGTTTTGATTGACCATGAGAATAGACACCACTTTTGTATCTAGCTATCGTTATATCTCTAAGGCGCTGTTTAGTTTCTTCTGAATGTTTAAATCCAGTATGACCATGTATTTCTCTTTTTTTAGCACTCTCTGACATGCGCTCAAGTGTTTCATTGCTGAATTCAACGCCTTTTCTGCGCTCAGAAAGCTTTTTCATGACTTCATTATTATCTTTAGTTTTTCCTTTGTTCCAAGCTTTTATACCGTACATAGGGTTTCCTTTTCCTTTGCGTTCTTCCTTCATTCTTTCGACGTGAAGTTTATATTCTTTATTATTTTCCGCCACGTACTTAGCAGTTTCTGTTGTAGTACAATTATTCGAAAATTTACCGAAAACAATAGAGCCTTGAAGTTTGTAACTAGGCTTATCTCCTGTAATCGGACACAAAGGAGTTGTAATGGATTCTGGAAGCAAATCTACCAAACTCTTCCCATAAACACTTTTGTGATAATAATTTGATATCTCAGAATTGTAGTAGTTGTTGTTTTGTCTAATTAAAACTAATGACAACTTTGCCCTCCATTTTTTCATATCAATATCTTCGCCATTCACTATATCCTTTTTGAAATCGATTTTTACTTTCATAATATATAGTATATAGACTGAGATTTGTTAAAACTAGTTTATTTTTACAGAAAGCTTTTGTTCAATAATATCTTTCAGAGGTAACATACCTTGTTCAGTCATTATTTTATGGTCCAAAGTGCATTCTAAAATTTTCCCACTACTTGTCTTAATTCGATAAACTTTCTTTTTACCGTTGTTATGACGAGCTTTCACTGGAACCCATTCATTTTTTTTCGTGTCTGGATTATAACCTAAAATCATATCTCCTGGCCTAGTTTTTAAAAGAGATATTTTTCCCTTTTCCTTTTCTGTGACTTCACAGTTTTCAGATAAACATTTGTTAAACGAATACCCTAGATAATCAGAAAGGTATAAAAGGATTTTATCAACCTCTTCTTTCGGAACACCATTTTCCTCTGCTCCAGATACAAACTTACTCCAATACTCTTCGTAAGCTTTATAGTTCTTACTTTCCTTTTCGTCCTGAGTGAGTTCTTCTCCTTGGTTTGTTTTTTTTATAAGCTTCGCAGCTTTATCAAGTGCACGACGCAAGTTATCACCCTCTCCTAAATCCATTCCCGCTATCTCTTTTGCGATAAATTGAATTTGCTCCTGAAACACCAGTACACCGTTAGTTTTTTCTAATATTGGCTTTATCAAATCAGATGGAAATTCAATCTGTCCTGGGAACCTCTTGTTATCAACGTATTGACGGTGGGCTCCAATTCCCATTGGGCCTGGTCGATAAAGAGCATTACAAGCAGCCATTTCTTCAAAGTTCTCAACGTTGAGTCCTCGAATCAAAGCGTTCATGCCTGGCGATTCAAATTGGAATATACCGTGGTTCTGACCAAGCATTAACTCCTTGTAAAGGTTTTGGTCATCAAACTGCTCATCAATATTCATTATTGTATCGAACAAATCAATCTTTTCACCATCCTTAACCATCTTGATACAATCCATGATGATATTAATTGTTGACACTTTCAAACGGTCAAGCTTCAATATCCCAAGATAACTCAAGTCTTTTCCAGAGCGGTCCCCCTCTTGATATGCTGATACAATTGATTTATTAGAGACAATCATATTTGTTGGGAGGTAGTCCCAAGAAGGCCCAGGAGTAATAACAACTCCAGCGGCGTGTTTACCAAAACCTCTCACTTGACCCTGAAGAGCCAGTGTTTGTTCTATAATTACTTTGTTGGATGAATCAGTAAGCCATCTTTGTACGAGTGGACTGCAATCATCTGACTGAGCATGGTTTTCTAACCACCAAGCCAAGTTGTATTCGACTTTGTCGAACTTCGGCATCTCTTTAGTGATTTGAGCTACATCCGATTCAGTTCCTGTTGCTTCTGGCCCACGGTGTGCACGAACAACGTCCTTCAAACATCCTCTTTCATTCCATTTAGAAAAAGTACCAACACTCATTACTCGTTCTCTACCATATTTTTTGTAAAGGAAGTCATCAGTTTCATGGTCTGTTCCTGTTTGAAAATCAATATCTAAATCGGGAGGGCTATTGTGTATGATTATCAGTGAGTTACACTCTTTATTTAAAGCTTTACTAGAAGTAGATTTGACCATAAAATATGGGTCCCCTTCAAAAGATAAGTCATAAACTGGCCCGTCGTACTGTATCTTGCGTATTGACTTTATGCTGACTGTCTTCATTGAATTGCTTTTTTTAAGGTAGCTTTTACTTCTTCTCTGTTTTTGTCCCAATCATGTTCCCATATGATAAAAACACGATATCCTGTTATCTTTTTAATTTGCTTAATTCTCTGTTCGTCAATCTCCCAAAGTTGTCCTGCTGTTTTCTTTTTATGAGGATGAAAGTAATCTGCTTTAAACTTTAATGGATTACAGTGCCAATAGTCTCCATAAAATTCTACTATAATACGGTTTTTAGGATTATAAAAATCTACATGATATGCTTTTTTGTTTTCAACATCAGCAACTATAATTTGTTGATTTTCACTTTCATCATAAAAACTCGAATCAATAAGCTTTAAATCAGAAACAAGGTATTCAACGAGTTTTTGCTCTTTTTTAGAACTCCCACTTCCAAAGTTGACTTGGATTTCATGTTGCACATTATCACTGTGGAATATATTCTCAACTCCATATTTTTCCATCATTGTTTCAGTCACAGCACTATAATGACTTCCTCTGTTTAAAAACCAAGGCACCCCGTATTTGTCTTGAATGGATTTAGATATCTTATCTCTAACTTCTTGTATTTGTACTGGAGAAGTTAACCCTGTTGTTCCATAAGTTTCATTTAATCCTTTTTGATATTTTTCTCTATAACCTTTTGTTCGATAGTATATTTTTTTGTAATCACCGTGCTTCATATAAAACCCATGCTCCCAAAAAAACTTTCCCCCTCTAGAAGGATGGAGTTTGTGACGTATTTTTTTGTTATAAATTTTTGTAAAATATTCAACTTGACTCCCAGTTAAAGGGTAGTTTTTAGTATCCACCTCCAATCTCATCTGCGTCTTACCACGGTCAATGATGTAATGAAAACCAGTGATGACACCAGTTTTTTTATTATCTCTAATTAACATAGCTCCAATAATGCAAGAAGGAGAAACAGCTAAACCACACTTATATGGCCACTCTTTGATTTCTTTTTTTGTTGGAACAGCATGAATAAGAGAAGTCTCACGAAGTCTTTGGTCGAGTTCCGCTTTTGTAATATCTTCTATGCTTAATAATAAATCTATCATTTTAGAAAGTCTTTATCTATAGATAGGCTCGGATTTTTAAACTCCAGTTCATACAGCCCCCAAAGCGCTTCTGCAATCTCATTTCCTCTTTCATCAATATTGTCAAACCACCCCTTCTCATTAGAGGGTATTTTGTGGGTATCTCTCGCGTTAATTCTTCCAATATCATGAGAGCCTTTATTGGAAGACATTGACATTATAATGTGGTCTAAGAATATTCTCACCTGCTTATCCCATTCTGTTGGTTTTTGCCAAGCTGGAATTATAAGTTTAGAACCTTCTTGACACATACCTTTAAAATTAATATCTCTACTTCCTTGTACTATCATAATTTTCGTATTAACATTTTATCTGTCTCTAATAACTCATCCACGCGAATATCAACACGCTCTCCTTTGCGCATCACAGGTACAATGTGATTCCCCGTCAATTTTACAATGATGGAATCTTCAGTTTCAATCTCAAACACCTCATCAGCTGGTGTGATATCTCGCTTATGCACTTGAACCAAAACGCCGTTGCCTGATTCTGTTTCAACTGGGTCCCCAGGAACAATATCTCCGATAGGTTTCAGTGAGCCATCTTTCATCAACACCAGCCCATCTTCAGTAACGCAATTACGTGCTGGATTCAAAAAACGCTCAAAATACAGCCCGAATTGAATAGGGTCAATCTTAGTGATGTCAAGACACCATGCTAATAAAGAACCAGCTGCAGAGCCTCTTCCACTTCCAATTTCAAAACCTCTTTTCTTATAATCTCGAATAATTTCCCAGTTTACAAGGAAGTAGTCAAGCATCTTCTTGTCCTTAATTACTTTTAACTCGTAATGGAGTCTATTTGTGTACTCATCTACAACCTCTTGTGTCTGTTGTAATTTTCCTTTGGTAAACTTACGTCCGAGCTTTTGCTTGAGTTTCGCAAAAGCCATCTTTGTGATAATGGTTTCCGTGTCCTCTGCTCCTGCCCAATCTATAATGTCTTTCGTTGGTTCGTAACGAGGGTATTTTTCAACCCCTACTTCAAATTCAAAATTGCAACGCTCAGCCAGCTTCAAAGTGTTATCCATGAATATCTGTAGAATGTTGTGCGGGTAATTGTATCCAAATTTTGAATTCAGAACATAGTAGTCTTTTCTCGACAAATAATACAGATTTCTTCGTTCCTCTAAACGACACTTATCCATCCCTATTTGTTGTTTTATAGCGGAAACAGTGTCTTGCAAAGACGCTTCTTTTTGCTTAACATAATGAACATCATTATCTAAAATCACCATTGCCTTCGTGGCGGATGCCATTTTTAAAACAAAGTTGTTAAATCGCTTTTGCTCACCAATCTCTGAAAACTTAATTTCTGCGATATAATCTGGGCCAAATGCTTTTTGTAATCGTTCCCAATATTTAGAAGCTGCCGTCTTTTGTCCTTTAAAAAACAAACTTGCGAGATATCCTTGGTAGTTTCCAGTGGTAACAATCAAACCTTCTTTGTTCTCAATTAACCAATCAGTGTGAATACGAGAATACATCCCATCAAAACCTTCTGAATGAGATTTAAATATCAGCTTATTAAGGTTTACAAAACCCACTTGGTTTTTAACAATGATTTTTATTGGGTATCCACCTTTTTCTGACTCTTCGGAGCCAACAGTATCGTTGAGATAGATTTCAATTCCAAATATTGGCTTGATTCCGTATTTTTCAGCTTTCTGTGACAACTCTAGACTGCCTGACATGGTTTCGACATCAATAACAGCGAGAGATGTGTGCCCTAGTTCTTTAGCACGCTTAAGATAATTATCAATACTACCTGAGCCACGAAGCAAGCTATAGTGAGTGTGACAAGAGAAATGAACTAACGGCTTAGCTTCCTCTTCTGGGGATACCGATACGTGGGCAACACTCTCAGAAGAAAACCCATTAGAGGAATCGGAAGGAAGTTCTTTAAATCCGAAAATGCCAAGCCGTTGAAGTTCAAAAAAACATTTAGCGGTTGCTTGCACATCGAAAAATGCGTTGTGAGCACCTAAAAAGTCTTTCCCAAAAAGCTTATTATGGAGCTCAATAAGTTTTGGAAATTTATAACCCCGACGACCCCTTAATTTACAAAAGTCAATTGTAAGCTTCATCGTGTCAACGGGAAATATTGAAGCTAGATTGTGACTCATCGATGCTCGATGAAATTCACACCCCATAATTCCAAGGTCAAAATTGATATTATGTGCTATGAGGTAATAGTTACGCTCTAGAGCAATTTTAAACTGATTTAAGGCATCAAGCATAGAAATTCCTTCTGCGTGCGCCTTTTCGTTTGATATGCCGTGTATTTGAACGACTTCGTGAGGAATGTTGTATCCTTCAGGTTTAATTATAAGGTCGTGCCTGGATATTTCGCTGCCGTCTTGTGCATATTCAACCCAGGCTAACTGTACTAGTCGAGGCCAGTTATCTGCATCTGTCCAAGGTGCGTTAAACCGTTTTGGCCTGCCAGTAGTCTCTGTATCGAAGACTATATACATGTTGTTGAATTAGTGTGTTGCCGAAGCAAATATAATTCAATTTTAAGTTATAATCCAACTTTAGTTTAAAACTAATTCATTGAATCTATGAGGATTGAAGGGTTAATTATACTAATTAACAGCTGTTTAGCCTGTCGTGAGACTACTTAAATTTATTGTTGGATAGCCGTTGTAATCCCAGTTTGGAGCTCGTGTTGTCATTCATCAACATAATCATACCGACGTTGATTGACAAGTTATTCGTAATCTGAGTCGTAGTCTTGTCGTTGCTTCAGAATGTCTCTAGATAAATCTTTTAAAGCAGCATGTATACGCCGAAGGCGGGAACGACTTCTCGTTCCCGCCGATTTCGTTTTTCGGTAGCTGTAAAATTTAGTTACATCAGTGGAATAAAGGTCCTCTAGTTCCTCTATAATCTTCGCTAGTTTACGCTTTACACTGTACGTGTCATTAACATTTGAGTGTTCATCAAACTTACTCTTCCTCGTCATAGTCTTCTTCAATTATTTCCATATCAGAATTTTGCCCAGTTTCAGATATTATTTGGTCAATCTCATCCATTATATCTCTAGCTTTTCTTGCTAAATCATTACTGGTAGAGACAAGAGGGTTTCCTTGAACTCTTTCTTTTATTACTCCTTTTGGTATAATGTAATTTTCAATATTTTTCTCAGATTCTTTTAAATTTCCCTTTATCTCACTAATCATTTTATCAGTCTGACTGATAAATTCTTCGTTTGATTTAAACAAAACGTTTTTTTCTCTGTCTTTCTTTTCTTCCTCGCTTTCTTCCGTAAATACTTCTTCATCGGTTTCCTCAAGCTCTTTAAGCAAGTCATCAATTGCACTATCAACACGCTTGTTGTGACCTTCCCAAATGCGTTCTCTTTTAGTTTCTGATATAGGCTCGCTATCACTTACTGGAGGCGCTCCTCCTGCATCGCCTCCAACTTCATCTCCACCTCCCATATCAAGGTCTCCAGATGGGTCTCCAGCCAGCGAGTCTCCTCCTCCGCCAAAGCCTCCGCCGCCGCCGCCGCCGTCATCTCCCATTAAATCTTCGTTCTCAGCGTTTTGGAGTGCTTCTGCTGCTCCTGGGATTTCAAATTTATCATCCAAATCTTTGAACAATCCAATCTTTTTGTATGTCTGCGGAGCAAATTCAATCTCCGTAAACAGTTTCCTTTCAACTTTTTTCTGACGAAGCATTTTCTTGATATCCTTTTCAGAAAATCCAAGAATGTATTTCATACCCCAAGTGTAAGAAGCAGGTGAGTAGATATCTTGTGACACAAACAATGTAAATACTTCAAGTCGAGATTTCATCGTCTCTAGCTTCAACAGCTCTTGTTGAGTAGAAGGGTTTGTGAGTTTTAAATCAAAATCATTAATCTCGTCTTCATGCCCAAGAAACGCTAAGTGAATTTTACCAATTCGACGAAGTTCCATTAGAACTTGCTCCTGGATTCTATTAATGGTCCTAGCAAATCTTAAATCTGCTTGAGACAGTGTTGGCCCCCCAGGTAAATTCTCAGCATAATTCAAATAAGTTTTTGGAACCTTTAACGCCGCGAATAGTTTATTTTCTAAATATTCAATATCTTGAATGTCACCTAGATTGCTATTTTGTGTAAAAACTCCGACAGAAAGTGCAAAATTATGGTGGTCATGTAGTTCATGATTTCCATCTACAGTTATTGTGCCTGTGTCTTGAGGTGTTTCTAGCCACTCAATCGATGCCACTTTATGATTAAATAATTCGGCTTTTTTCGTGAAATCTCTCCAGTTAGAATACCCAAATGACTTCATCATCTTCACTAAGTTATTGTGGGTGAAAGATGACATTTTCTTCAATTGCTTGTTCCCTTTGTTTATGTTGTTAAATTCAGACATAAACCCAGAATTAGAGACATTAATGTCTCGTAGAATGTTGGTGGCACTCATGCCGTCTTGAAAACGAGAGACCACAAACTCCAACATTACATCGTTGTAATTTATTTCTTGTTTTTCTTGAATGGCTTCACGCAGAGAACCATCGGCCCATTGTTTAGAAGCGGCAATAGATGATTTTAGACGAGAAGAAGATGTTTTTCTTGCTTTACGATATCCAGCTATTCGTTTCTTTTCAAAATCAGCTTTAAAATCTTCATCTTGCAGTAGCTCTTGAATTCGTTCTGTTGCTTTTTCTAAGTTGATTCGTGCTACTACTCTTTTAGATTCTAATTCTTTCTCAGAGATATTATCCCAATACTTATTTCTACCTTCTTTACGCTCTTTTTTATAAGAAGCATACATAGATTGATGAAGCATAACATGGTCATGGAAATTCATTAATTTTAAATTCTCTGGAGAATTATTGTATCGGTCAAAATCATAATGATGAATCACGTTTTTGTTTTCCACATTTTTTTGATAAACATGTTCCTTGTGCAAATTGCGCTCATACATGTAATTATGAACCATACGATGTGTATACTCCCAGGATTTGCTTTGGTGGTCCCACACTTGTTCATATGTTTTAGCTTTAGGTTTGTTTTTGAAAATCTTCTGAAACCTCTTCTCAAAACTCCACATAGAATCTCCTTCTTCAAGATTTTGTGCTTCTTGTATACCTTTAAAACGAGTAGGGAACTTGTGGTCAGGTGTAACAATAACAGACTCTCCGTTGTCAAAAGTCAATTTCATTACTTTAGCGTCTTTACGAGTAACTCCAGCCCATGTAATTTTTCCTGGAACTATTACTCCAGTTTCTGGATTTATACTGTAAGTCCAAAGCTGTTTTCCTTCATCACGCTCTTTAATGATTTCCTGAAGCTCAAGGCTTCGACCATCAAGAAGGTTGATTTTAGTATCTAGAGCCAAACAAGCTCCAGGAAGTGTGTCAATTTTTGTGCTCTTGTCACCACGAACTGGAATAAAATAATCTTCCGAGATATTCATTGGGTCATAACGATAACTCATATTGCCGTCGTTCTGATTCACAATAGGCTGTTTTTTAACTTGCTTTTGGATACGCTGCATGTATTGCTTAACATCAGCATCCTCCAAGTTGCCTACCTCAATGTAGAATATTCTACGCTCTGGAGCTCTTGTGATTCTATAGACCAACATTGAGTCCTCAGCGAGCTGTAGTTGCTTCCAAAGTTTTCTAGCAGGGTCTAAGATAGAGTTGTGAACGACTATCCCATTCGCATAGAAATTATGGTGTTCATGCTCTACGTGGATATCATAAACCTGCTCTGCTTTTTCAGAGTTCTCAATAGAGATGATTGGAGATAAGATGAAACCACTATTAATCCTATTTGATAACTCATGTTTTGCTGCTTGTTTAATTTTAGAGTCATAAAAGTAGAAGTAGAAACTTTTCTTTCTTTTGTATTCTTTTCCCCAAAAAACAACAGAACTTCTATCTCTTGAACAGATTTTGCCAGTCTTTCTACCTATTGATTGTAATAGCGTTTTTAAGTCTTTTACTAAAATTTCATTTGCTAATTCTATTGTGTATCTTTTACAGTTCCACTCGTCAATATTTACAGAACCATCAGCGTCTATAATGCCTTCTATTAAAGCTTCTCTTATTTCTAATGACGCCTCAAAAATCCAACTAGGCAATCTTTTAATATAAACATTTCCTTTAAACCCGTTATTTTCGAGAATATAAGAAAGCAACTTTGAGTTACATACTGTTTGAGAAAATTCTAAACTACCCTCTAAATTTGCGTTTTTAAGGTTTATAGTGTCTTTTCCTGAAAACTTCTTCAAAAGTGAAGCGTATTTTTTATTTAAAGATTCGTCAATACCTCGTGCAAAAAAAACAGAATCGTTAAAAACCCATCCATCTCCTAGTAAAAAACCCCATAGCCTTGCAAAATCAACATCAACAACATCAGGGATTAAATCAATGTTGTTTTTATATCCGTTGAAGTTTCTCTCTTCTTTTAGTTCTTTATTTAAAAAAATATCTACCCCTGAAGGGTTTTCTCCAGAATCTATAACAAGCAGATTTCCTAATCTTAAATCGTCAACTTGTTTGTATACGAACCCACCATCCTCGTACACCATAAAACTGTGCTCCTCAGAGGTTTCTATTTCATTATTCTTTGTTCTAATCTTTATAATTTCTTTTTCACCAGAACAAATTGTATCTAAGACTTTTGTGACTTCTTTTTTTTGTGTGTCAGAGTTAAATGAAAAAACTAAATCTCCTTTCTCTATATCTTTTATAAACTTATACCCTGTACTTGTCTCTATATAAGTGTCGTGCTTCAAGCACCGTCCGTAAGGAAGTTTTCTAGTATCCTCAATAAGCCTGAAATGGGCAACCTGCCACGATTCAAAGTAATCTTGCGTTGTTTCCCAGCGGAAACGTACAGAACTTGCTGTTCCATCGAATCCTTCTTCACGGTGAATTTCTTCTTGAGGAAGAGTCATGAAGTCATAAATACCTTCGTCTTTATGGACATGTAAGTGAACGAAATAATCTCCATACTTAATAAGGTCTCTAATCCATAAACTCAAATTGTAATCGATATTCATTCTGTTATGGAATAAATCATCTAACTTAGATTTGATTCTATCATTGGAGCTATAAACCTCTAAAATGTTTCCACGCTCGTTTCTTGTGAGACATTCGTCTCGAATTATATCTAATGCGGCAGACACCTCTGGAGACTGGTCCATTGCACGATAATCATGATAAGAATTGACACGGTCTGTGTCATAATAAATAGTTCTGGTGTATAGGTCATGACTGATTTTATTTACTTGCCAATCAAGGTACTGCTGTTGAAAATCCTCTAATGAACCAAAAAGACCTTGCGAGGGAGTGGATATTCCAGGCGGTTGCCCTTGTGCGTCCATAGGAGGAGTGCGTCGCTTGTTATTGTTAACAGCGTCATAGACTCTTTGAAATATACTATTATTGCTTTCTTGTGCCATTTTTATTTTTTATTTCATGCCTCTTTGCATCACCCAACCAGCCATGAAAGGTCGTTTGGGTCGTCTTCATCAGCTTCATCGTCGCTTCCTAACCATAATCCTCCTGCTCCTGGAGGGATAAAATTTTCATCAAAATCTTTTTTATCCCGCAACCTTTGTGTTTTCTCGTCTGGAGTTTCTTCTGCCCCTTCGGAAGAACTAGCGTTGAAAGTCATGGCTTCAAGCATAGATTTGTACATATTCTTAGCATTAACCACATTATAATACTCTGTCTGTCTAATATAAAGGGCAATACCATAAGCCATAACTAAGTCATCGTGATATCCTTTCTCAGCTTCCTCTTTTCCGTTCTTTTTGAGATTTCTAACAAACGTTTCCATCTCGCCAATTAACCGAATTGAGTTCACAGTGGCTGTGGTTTCTCTAAATGCTTCACGCATAGCGTTTACTAATCCTGGTCTAGATTGTGCTGTCGTCTGAAACCCTGGAATCCCATCGCCTGGATTTACTTTATAATCAATCCATCGAACATGGATTTCTTTGATAGATTTTGATTCATAAAGTCTTGGATATTTAAGTTGATTTCTCAGTTCAAAACATGTTACGAGGCCGTGATTGTTGGCCTCGACAACCACAAACGCCGTATTGTAGTACATTGCAATTTTCTCAATGTAACGAGCGAACACATCTGGGTCACATTTACCCTGGTATTCCGCTACTTGATTAAGAGTGTCTACATCTAAAACTTGAATAGTTGAATAATCATCTCCTCTATAAGCAACGTCGCAAGCCACAATATATTTAGCCTGTAGTTTTGGTGCTTCGAAAATATGACAAGGCTGGACAGTCCCAACTAGATTATGACTTTCTGCTGTCACATCAAAATACACGACGGGCCTGATGTTTTCAGTCTCAATTCGCTGTCGTTGTCTGGCAATTAAATCTGGGTCCAACGCTAACAACTTGGAACCTTCAAATGATAAGTCAAGCTCCTGTGCTATTTTAACTCCATCATACTGAACTTCTTTACATCGCTTTTCATACCAAGGGCTCCAAGGTTTTAAAATACCTTTTGAGTCTTCTCTATACTCTAAATCAATAGCTGATTTTGGGTTTTCGGTCCAGTGAACCTTAATTGGGTTGAAGGCACCATCTCCGCGTGCGGCGTCGACCCAGAACTTGTGATATAGATTACCTGTTCCGTTTGGTGTTGAAATAACAATACAGTCTCCTTCTGTTTGCGATAAAGAAGGGGCTGCGGCTGTCCAGATATCATCGTCGTCTTTAACAAACGCCCACTCATCTAATATTAAGAGAGTAGGAGCGTCTCCACGACCTGCGTTTTTACCAGCTGCCTTAGCGATTGCAATATTCCCATTGGCGTGCTCGATTTTCATCGTAGCCATAGAAACTTCATCGCGGTTTTTACTATAAATAAAATCAGGAAGATTGATAAAAACATTCTTGACGTGTTTTAGAAATCTAACTGCGCCGTCTTGGTTGTTGGCGATAATTACGATTGTCTCATCCAGACCAAATATCATTCTCCAGGCAACATAACATGCGGTAATTACTGATAAACCAGTTTGACGTGACTTTAAAATCACATTCCATTTGTGGTCCATGTATGAATCCAGAACTCTCTCTTGATAATCAAAACACTTAATGTTGGCTTGCTGGTCTTTTAGTACATCATAGGCATAACAAAAACTGTTAATAAAGTAAATAGGGTCCATCGAACACTCCATTAATTCAGCTTCCTTGTCTAATATCTTAGTTTGTTCCATAAAGGGTTGTATCAACACTAAATAGCTTAGAATTAGTCATTTTTGCCTTACTTTCAGCTATTAGGAACCTATATAGATGCTTGTCGATATATTTTCAGAAGATTTAAAGCTGAATATACCAGACATGTAAATTGTGTTTGTTGTGATGTTATTAAAATATATTTGATATTCTCCAATGGTTGAAGCTGAAAAACTTGCTGTATAAACTCCTCTTGGAGCATCAGATATGGCAAAATTAAGAGTGGCGCCAGCATATAAAGAGCCATTTCGATAAAGCTTGTTAACGAAAGTTGCCCCAGACTCCACATTATTACTGGAATCGGTTGAAACAATGTTTTGATAGATAGTGTCTCCTGTTCTATATGCCATTTTAAGAGCTTTTTTTATAAATAGGCGAGTTATTCTATCTCACGTATTACATTCCGTTTAGAAAGTTTATACTGTCTCATATTCCCCTCCTTTGCGAATTCATAACCTTCTTCCCACCATTTTAACATTTGTTCTTTGTCAAAAACGAGCGAATTTTCAGTTAGTCGATAAGGCGTGTATATAATGTTTATTTTAACATCTCTCTTATTAGCTTCTAATTGAGCCATTTCAACATTCGTTTGTGATATTTTACGTTGCATCATTCGAATTAGTTTATTTGAGAGATGAATGACATTTTTTGTCTTGTTTTTAGCTGTTGCACCAAATTTTTCAGGACGTAATACAATAACATCTATTTCAGTGGCTCCCGCATCAATAGCAGCTTGTATAGGGATGTGTTGCAAAATTGCACCATCAACATATTCCTTCCCTTGATGTTCAAAAAGAGTCATAAAAGGAGGGGTATTGGCGGATGCCCACAACCACTTGCAAAACATTTCATATCCCCAATCTTTTGATGACATGTATTCAATTTTTTCATCAGTAATATTTGCGACTGCAGCAATTACTTCCTTTCCCTCACTAGTGAGTTTGTCATAGTGTTTTTCTTTGAAAAACTTTTTAATAAGTTCTAATAAACCCTCGCTCTCGCCTAAAGTTGTTTTTAAAGTAGCTATTCTATAAGCCATTTTAAGATAACTGGGACTTCCGTCTTTTCTAAATGGATTATAAGAGAATATGTCATCAGCGCTTACGCTGGTGTAACCTTCTTTTAAAGTGCTTATTTCACGAATAGAAGTAAGCGGAGCTAACAAGCTTCCAGTGGATGTTCCGACGTAAAGGTCGTAGTCGAGCTTTAAGTCCTCAGTAAGATATTGAATCACACCTCCTGCCCAAGCTCCTTTTGAACCTCCACCAGAAAGACAAAGAGCTCTTTTTATTTTACGTTCCATTTGTGTAACTATTAAAACCTTGCTTATATAAGCTTAAAAATGATAATGGTAAATACCTATTTAGATTAATCTAAAAATGTATTATAAACACACTCTTAAGTACTCTTTTTAATAAATAGGTAAACTAATATCTCAAGCCGCTACAAAACTTTTTTCTGCCAGCTATTTATAGGAAATAACAATAAAAGCTACAATAATGGCAGATATGTTTCGACCTGTTCCTATCGAGCAGGAACCAAAATTAAAAAATCGATTTGTGCTAGAGTTCCCAACGGAGCTTGCTATCGATTCGTATATGGTTCAAACTACGAAAGCGCCTTCACTGAACATCAAATCAGTTGAGATACCATACATGAATACTTCGACATTCGTCGCTGGTAGAGCCGTATGGCAAACAATGGAGGTTTCATTCATTGACGTGATTGGTCCCTCTACGACTCAAAAATTGATGGAGTGGGTACGACTTCACTTTGAATCAGCTACGGGACGTGGCGGATACGCAGTTGGATACAAAAAGAACCTTGTACTGAAAGGGGTAGACGGACCTGGAGTTGAAATTCAAAAATGGACCCTTATCGGATGCCAAATAGTAGACGCAAGCTTTGGAGATTACGATTATAGTTCTGATGATTTGATTATGCCTACCCTGACCCTCCAACCAGACAGGTGTATTCTCAGTAATTAAGAAATTCACAACAAAACACACAAAAACCCTCACAGTAGGGTTTTTTGTGTGATATATTATGGCTGGAGTTATAAAGATATACCGACGATTCAGAGTACTCACGTTTTCAAACAGTGGGGGTACAAACATCGAGTCATATACAGTTATAAACCCAGCATCTCTTACTGCTGATGTATACAACGCATCGACTGGTGATTCCCTTGTGGAATCAGGAGCAACAATAACAAATCAAGAAGTAGGATTCTATTTCGCAGACCTCGACGAGATTCTCTATAACACAGATGATAATTACGAGATTTATTGGAGAGTTAAGTACACTGCTGATTCCCCAGTAAAGTTACAGTATACCCGATTCAAGTTTAAGATGTCTCCGACAGTGGGACGAGAAATAGAAGTAGAAATGCTTAACAACAAACCACTAGATTTTACAGTAGTTAGTAACCAATTCACAACGTCATAATGCCTTTAAGTCAAAGAGATTTCATCATCAAGCAAAACGATACTCTGCCAGTGTTGCGAATTTGTGTGTTTGATTACTCCAATCTCACGACTAGGATACCATTCAACATGACTGGGGCTACCGCTGTTACATTTTCAATGGTGGATAGACATGGGAATTACAAAGTAGCTGGAGCCGCTGGCTCGCTACAATCTATATCAGGCGGAACAATCCAATACAATTGGGCGGCTGTGGATACAAACGAAGCTGGTAAATACAGAGGAGAATTTCAGCTTTATTACAACGGTGGAAATAGATTATCCATTCCTCAGCAAGGATACATCAACATCGAAATACCGCCAGACATCATTCCAAATTAAGATACGTCTTAATATAATCTGAGTTGAATATAAAATGAGTCGCCACACTCCTAAGCCCGTCAACTTTTTTATAAAACCCAAAACTTATTTGAGTTTTTTTTCGGTCCTCTTCAAAAAAGCTGAGACGAATACTTGGAAGATATTCATTGCTGTCAATTCCTAGCCCTTCCGAAAGAGTTTTTTGAGAATTTAGTATAAGATTTTCTACATTATCTCCACCTTTATCAAGCAATGTATTATATGCCAAAATATTTATAGACACGACAAAAACTGAATTCCTTAGGGTTTCTAAATCTATTTTTCTATGCCACTTCATCCTGCTTGACTATAGGCCCTTTTCCTTTTATCCACATCCTCAACTCCTCAACAGTAAACCAGCCATAATTAACAATTCTTTGTTCAGTTGGATTCAGCCAAAAAATGACGCTGAATTTGGTTTTATGTTTTTTCATATCCTCCTTATTCAGTTTTTTTGGAGATAAAGCAAACCAACTCTTACCAGCTTTCTTCAAACGCTTTTCAATCATTGTGAGTCGCGCATATTCTAACATGTTGATGTGGTTCAGGTCTGCTTGAGCCATTTCCTTAACATCATCTTCTGAATAAGCTCTAAAATCCAAGATATATAATCCCGCTCCTGCAAATGGGTTTAAACTACCTCCTAATCCTACAAGTAAATTTTTTGATTTAATCACATCCTTTAGGGCGTCAAAAATATCTTCATTGGTAAACACTGCTCTGAGATTGTTTTCATCCCACTCAGACCAAAGAAACCCTTCTGGTGGCTCTTCTCTTTCTAGTTCATAATAAGAAAGCATATTACATCGCCCTTCCCTTAAAGCACTTTCTTGGTCATCAGCATAAATCGATATGCCTTTTGTTTCGAGAAAAAAAGCAATTTTCTTTTTGTATCCATTTTTTTTCTCGTGACTTATTTGAGTCCCTTTTCGATGCCAATAATCAAACTTACCCAACACAATGTTTTCGTAGTTGTGAACCATCCTGGTTTCTGCCCCTAAAACACTTTTAGTGACAATACCCAGGGTTTTATTATAAACCCTGTCGTTTTGCTCTAGTTTTCTTCGAATGCCCTTTATTCCCCATTCATGTTCGGAGCAATGGTCATATCCAAGGCATAAGCCTTGTATTTTACTATCTTCGCCAATCACTGTGACTTCACTATATGCTTTTCTCATTTTCTGTGTCTAAAAGATTTCTTTTTATCGAACCCTGCGTTCAATAATTTTGTGGCATCATCTCGTGTGTCGGTGGTGTCGGGTTCGTTGCGAGCACTCATCCAACTATAAATTTCTTGAAACATCTCTTCTGCAGGAATATAACCAGCGAAATTCACAACCTCAAGTTTTGGCCAATTCTTAGTATCTTGACTACTATAGCCCGTAACCCAAACAACAGCACAATTTTCTCTCGCGTTAAGGTCAGTTGGAGCTGGTTTGGGGTCAATTCGGTCTTTCCGTTTTAAACCAGCATCAAAATAAAGCATTTTCAACCCATCATCCAGCCAACTTTTTGAACGCATTTTTCCGAAAGGAATAGCACTGTCTCCCCAGTGAATTACACCTTTATGGTCAATAAGCCCTGAGTGAAGCATTCCGCACACAGCTACTTGAGCCACGCTGAATTCGCCTTCTCGCGTTGGGTTTGAAACAAAAGGCACAAAGCCTTTGGTTCGGTCGATTGTGACTTTTTCATCTATCCCGTAATGGTCTACAAGATAATCATAATAGTCTTTATACTTGCTAATAATTTTCATGTTACCATATATACGCAAGATTGAGAGTTTGGTTTCATGTAACTCTTATTTGTTTTCCCCGTATATTAAAGCATGTATCCAATATCTAGAGAAACCGTTAAATCAATCGCCTCCATTGTACCTGGCGTATTCGACTCTCTTGCGTCAAATCGCAAGAGGATACCGAAAGATGTTACAATATCCACAATCGCCTCCATACTGTCTGAGCATGGATATAAAGGCGAAGCATTAGAGCTCGCGAAAAAAAGAATGGAAGATAGTTTCAAAATACCTTTTGGAGAAGCAAAGTCGTACCCCAAAGATAGGCTTGCAGATGAAGTCCATCACATTCTTAATTTTCTCCACCTAGCTCCTTTTATGAAAACATTTGTGTTTGTGGACAATCTGACTGAAGACATCACCTATAGAGAGATTGAAGTCAACACCACGCTGACTTCGGAGGAGATACAAGATATCTTGCCGACCAAAGTTACTCAGGAAAAATTTGAGAGGATTTTGAAAGACTCACCATACCAGTTTTCACTTCGTTGGTACAAAACTCTTTTTACCCCAATGAGTAGACTGGCTCAGTTCGAAAAGATATATGCAAATATAGCGGAAAAAAATCTCAACACAGATTAGGGAAAAGCTGCACGCACAAAAAAAGGGCTCACCGTGATGGCAAGCCCCTGTATATTATGTAATCTTAAGTGGATTATTACAAGTTAGTTATCAAAAATCCTCAAATCGGGCCCCAGTCGGAAGGACTTGGAATATTAAGTCTATGAACTCTACCGCTCTTGTTGGCTTGATTTGAATCTTACCAATTAACATGTTTCTATCGACTGTGTCTGACGTATTGTTAGAATCATCCATTGTGACTTTAAAAGCTGAGATACCTCTTTGATTTTGTATTTGAAGCAAAATCGGCTCAACTTTCGCTAAGAACTGGTCTCTTACTGTCTGGTCGTTTTGTTCAAACAACAGTGTAAGTGATGCAGCTGCTACAAGCCTCTGAACTCTCAACATCAGCCTTCTTACATTGATTCTGTCAAGTGCAGACTCTCTAACTTGCAATGTTTTCTGGCCTTGAATTTGAACTCCACTCTGAGTAAATGTCGCGATTGGGTTGATTCTACCTGCATATAGAGTATCACGCTGAGACTTTGTAAGCTTAACGTCTGCTCTGATAACGTTTCCTGGCATAACACCCCTAATCTGACCTGCTGGTGCAAACCATGATTGATATTTGTTATCAGTAAAGGCCATTGCACGTACTACAGCGTATGTCGGAGACATGTATACGTAACGTCCAGTGTTGATGTCTTCAACTTGAATCCAAGGCCAGTATGTAGCTGCATATGAGCTATCAATTCCAGTTGATTCTAAGTTAGAAACAGCGGTTTCAGGGTCTCCTTTCACTGTGTCTACAGTAAGTCTTGGTGCGTCAATAACGTAGAGCAAATCAACTCTATCTTCAACAAGGTTAAGCGCATACTTAACAAGTGTTTCGTTATTAGAATAATCAATTCCTGGTGTGGTAATCAAGTTGATATCAACAGCTTCTGACGACTCCATCGTGTCAATTGCTGTTTTAAATGCGGACACATTGCTTGTATAAGCATCTGTGAATTCAGAGTACAATGAACTTGAATCAAAAGTTAAGTACTTGTTAAATCCATCAAAACCACCATAAGGAAGAACTGTAAATTTCAATTTAGCTCTGTCAACAACTGTTGAGTTTGTCTTTGTGTATGCTGAAAGCGCTGCTTTGTCTCCAGAAGAATAAAGCGCAGCAGGAGCTGTGCTCTCCATGTGGAATCCAAGAGTAGTAGTTTTGCTTGTTGCTGTTCCTCCTGGGTATTGAAAAATATCATGTTCAACGTTTTGAGCAGCATTTTTTACAGAAACCTGAGAAGCTGTAATAGATGTGTATCCTAATTCAGATACACCCATATATGTTTTAGAAACTGTGTCATCAGAAAGATAACTGGTTTTGAAGTATATATTTGGTGCAACTGTAGTTGAGCCAGAAGCCATACTTCTCAACGAGTACCCCTTAAACCCTGCTGGAAGAGCATCGCCTGGATAGCTCTCTGCAAGTTCTAATTTGATAAACATAGACCTAGATGGGTAATTTCCGTCCTGCGTTCCAACTATTTTCCCACAATACCTACTTGAAGCAGGATTCATAGATAGCCTTGAGAACCGTTCCAACACACTAAAGCTATTAGCATCACTGTCTTCGTATTTCCTAATAATTAGGTCAAACAAACTATTTGTTGTGTCGAGGTTAGCAACTGAAACTTTAACTTCTCTGTTTGACGAGTTACCATCTGAGATAGTGTGAACCTTAAATAAATTATGAACATCTCCACCAATTACCTCAGATACAATCCAAGGAGTTACAGCGTGAGTGTAGTCGCTTGCGTAATCTGTCCACGCAGAAGTTGAGTTATAAATAAGCTCTGGGTGGATTCCATATATTTCTGCTCTAGCCTTTGCCTCTCTAATAAAGTGAGGATAGATAGATTCAACATAAAAATCATAAGCACCAACTGCAACCTCAGGAGATTTTCCAAGAAGTTTAGCGATGTAGTCATTTTTAGTCTCATCTAAAGATACAGTAATACTTGAGTTTGTTAGAGCTGTAAGTGGCCCAGTTGTCGCAGAAAGAGTAAATGAAGCCGACGTTGAACCAGAGGTAGTGTTACCTATTATAATGTCTGTTTGCGTGTCATAAAATGCTACGCCAGCGTTTGACTTCTTTGAACGCAAAACCGCTAGCGTTGTTCCTGATTTACTCCCAGAAGTGCCATTACTGAAATCAGCTGTAATAATCCAAGCTGGACCATTTGTGAACCCACCTTCACCGAGAACTCTTGTCACGGTAAGGTCATTGGACTGGCTTAAGAATGCATTGGCAACATAGGTGGAAGGATATTTAAAATCCGTTGCACCATATCTCAAAAGGAATTCATCTCCGCCATTAACACGAATCGCTTCGCCTGCGGGACCCTTTGGAGTCTTGCCAACAATTCCAAGTCTGGTCAGACCAATTCTAGAAGCAAATGCTGTAAAGTCTTGTTCTCTTGTGTAAACTCCAGGTGATACGAAAATTGTTGCCATTTTTTATAGTTTGTCGTGTTGTATTTTTTTGTCGTTTTCCTTATCTTCCAGCGTTTGTTACGAAAACAAAAGCGCATACTTCACGCTGATATTTTATTAGTGCCATTATAGTTATAAGTGTAAACTCTTTATGCTATTGAGCTACTTTCACTCTTACTTTAGTGATTGTATTGCCCTGTGTTGTATAAATAGTCAGAGAATTTAGTTGTGAGCTCCTAAAGGGGTAAGAATTGTAACTTTCAGCAACCATCTGCATGGTATTAAAAACCACACATTTTAACTTGTTGTTCGTTTTTAAGCTTCAATCTCCCAAGTCCCATTAGTTTGTCTTCCGACTTCTTTTAATGAATTAACCACGTGATTGTTAGCTAGCCCTGGAGTAGTAACCTCTATAAAATTAGATTCTGCTGTACCAGTACCAGAAGTGGTCCTATTCACAATGTATTGGCGAGATAAAACCTGGTCCGCATGCGTTAAATTAGGAAGTGTTCGCTTTTCATATGCAGCAAATTTTTCTTTTTGAGTCGTATTGCTCCATTTGTACATAAAAATAGCAGCTGTAGACCTGTTGTTGGTGATTTTCATTTCTAATTAAGTTTCCTATAAATAGGACAGAAAAGCACCAAGACTTTATATTAATAATGAGTTCTTATACCGAAAATATTAGTAATTCTGTGACCAAACCCAGAGCCACCCGCTTTTGTTTGGTCTATAGTTAATTCAGGAGCCGAACTGTCAAACCCAAACATAGCTTCTGTCGCATTTTCGCTTTCACCTAAAAGGCAATACATTCTGTTATCGCTTCTTTCCCCATTAAAGAATTCTCCAGCCCAATCATATAAACCCGCCGTTAGAAAAGCGCCCATAGGACCTATGGTCATCTCATTAACGCTGTAAGGTCTCCAGTTTGAAAATCCTGAATAAGAAAAGACTTTTAAATAATCAATCCAACTTTCCCAACTGGCCCCGTCTGATGTTGTTGTATTCATGTTAAAAGCGCTTCCGCTAGTTATGTAATTTAAATACATGCCTACACCTGTAAAATGGTCAATAACATAGTTATTTATTGCTCCCGTGTAATTATGACCATTAAAATCAACATGCGCCCACAAGCTAGAGGCGCTTGAATCACTTTTGTTTCCAAGACTATCTGTGAATCTAAACTTGTTGCCAAAAAAATTATTGTTTGACAAATAAGTCGGAGCAATAAGGTCAGTGCCATCTCCTATAGTTCCATGATAAGTTTCTCTAACGTCACTCTCGGTAGCAGTGTAACTTAGAGCAGCAGCAACAACTGTGCTAGCGGTAACTGCATTGAAATCATACGAACCATTTTTAGCATGCCACTCCGTATCGCCTGTTCGATAAACGGTCCCATCTATAAAAGGAGAGGGTCTTTGATAAATTATTTGAGTCCCACTCCCGCCTCCTGAAAAATTAGTATGAACTTGGTTATTATAGGCAAAAGTTGTCCCTGATTGGCCATCAGAATTTATAATGGAAAATTGAGGGATTTGTATTTGTCCGTTTAAAGGGTAAATGCTTGGCATGAAAGCTAAAGTTCCACCAGTAGAGTTCCTATAAACTACATCTCCAATCGTATAAGCAGAAACTGCTGGCCACGTATCTACTGTTCCACCAGAAGAATTTAAAATGCTTATGTCTGATAATGGATAAGTCCCAAAACTAGTATACCCAGTTACAAAGCTGCTATTTGAGTTTTCTACTGTAACTATTCCTGAAAAATTTGTATAAACAGTTCCAGACAAAACCGTATTAGCAGACATCCCTGAAGAGTCGATTATGTCAATATTAGGGGCAGTCATTTCTAAATCATAATAGATGGGCAAAAATGACAAAGACGCTCCATCGCTATTAATCCATGATATATCATCTAAGAAAAAGCTGGAACCTCCACCAGAAATTGAGAATATCTGTTTAGGTCTGTTATTTGAAATTTTTAAATCTGAGACAACATATGCAAAGCTATCACCAGGACCAAGCGTAGTATCGAGTTTTAAAACTCCAGCAGAGTTTGATACAACACCTGTAGCAGCTGCTACGGTAAACACTCCGTTTGGAGCCAAGTTCGCAAGAGTTCCTCCTGAAAAATTAAATACTACACCCGCAGACAAACTTCTAGTCTGACCCTGTTCGGCGTCATTAAAAACTGTTCCACCAGTGTGATTAAGAACTGTAACAGCCTCTAACGGGTATGAACTCGAAGGCCCTAGTGTTGCTACTGTTCCGCCTGATGACCATAAAATATTAACAGCTTCCACTGTAAATCTTCCACTCGGCGCCAAGCTCGCAAGAGTTCCTCCTGAGTAATCGAAAACAGTAGAATCAGGAGCAAGGAACGCGCCTTGTGCCGTTACTGTCCCAACTGTTCCACCAGTGGAATTAAATATTGTTGAATCTGTAATTGTTCCGCTTAGCCCGCCAGAAATTAAAGCTAGTGTACCACCTGTAGAATCTAATACAGTCGCATTAGCGCCTGCAGGCACAACATAAATTTCCCCTGGAGCCAGCGTTGCAAGAGTAGTCCCAGACACATTTAATACAGTCGATGCTGAGATTATGTAGCTCTGACCAGCTGCGACGGAAGATAATAAGAAATTATTGTAACTGTACACATTAACTGGGTCGCAGCTATTTCTAAATGGTCTAGCTGAGCTTTGACCGCCAAAAGTTTTTGCTACCCCCTGATTCTCAGAGCCGTCCTCACACATTTTAACGACAACCTTATTGATTGTGGTCTTTTTTTCGTGGTCAGATGGGTCAAAAAGTTTTCCATGCACCACAAGTGGAGCAGAAATCTGAAATACTCTTTCATCATCAATGCTTGATACCTGATTGTCTTCTGATGGTTCTCCTAGGATTGAACGAATCTGATGACCATTAATATTCATATATCCTTGCCCATCTGAGAAGCCATCTCTGAGAATTTCTTGATAGAAAACGTTTACGTCTACCATGTAAGAGGTGACAAGTCGAATTTCATAGTCACAATCTACCCAAGTAGCTTGTCTAACCATATACTTGTCGTACCCCATTAAGGTTCCATCAAAAGTCCTAGGTCTTGTGAACCCAAATTTTTTCATCCATGGAATAGTTCTTCTGTTGGGTGATGTACCCTGCTTAATTCCTTTTCTAGATACTGCTATAAACGGTCTTTGAATTTCTTCTCCGTTTTCATTAGTCAAGCTTTCCCAGTAATTCTTTCGCTGAGCAAACAACTCTTGATTAAGCCAAATAATAGGGACGCGACGTTGACGACCACTCTGGTCCATCATCGTGATGTTGAGACCTTCAAAAAAGTTTTTTACACCAAGGTCAATATCCTCTAACTCAATTTTCTGAGGCAGGAAGTTATGGTTCTCGTGCTGACTATCTAAGTTGTCTCCAATATTGTCCAGAATTGACATCTACAAAGTGTTTCTTGTAAATAGGTTGCGAAAAGAAAGCGGATGTGCGTTATAACTCAAAAAAAAGGATTATATATTGAATCAATATTAATTATTTGTAAGAGTCTTTCTTCTGAAACCCTTCGGCAATCATTAAGTCAGTATAACTGCTTCCGTCTTCCATAAACACCTCGGCTACGTATCGATACTTCCCTTTTTTTGCAGACCTCAACACTACTTTTTTTCCTTCCAGCAATTCTTTAGCTCTAGCCTTAGCTGCTTCACCATGAGCTTCTTCCGCCTCTGTTTTAGGTCTCCAGGTTTCAGGAGTGTCAAAATAAGCTTCGTCATCTTTGATTCTAAACCTGATTCTGTTTGTTGTGTTAAACCCTAAATCAACCAAGCAGTCAATCGTGTCTCCGTCTACTACGTTTTCAACCGTAGCGTTGTATATGTATTCTGGCACCTTCATTATCTAGCGTTAAATTGGTCTTCATCGACTTCTTTTGCTTTTATGGTGATGTAGAATCTTCTATCACCAGCCCAAGAGTTTTGGTTGTTTATTTGAGCGTACCCATCCTCATGAATTTTGAAAAACTGACCTTTAAATTCCAGGTAGTCCCCCACTTTTAAATCCATAACGACATCTTGGTCATTCTCTAGAACAACTAAACCAAGTTCTTGTAAGTGTTCAAGGTATAAATGAGCTTCCATTGTGGCATGACCACGTTTAATTGGTCCCCCATCAATATGCATCGTTGTATCCTCGGATTGAGTATTTATCCGTCCGAACACCTCAACAGACTCTTTATAAACTTTATGTTTGGTTTCACCATAAAGAGGGTGAACAGAGGTTTGCTGCAGGTCTATCCTGTAGAGCAAGAAACTCTCCTGCAACCATCCCTCTGTGATTTCGCGACCTAAAGAAGAAAACAACTCTGCCTCTTCCTTTCCAAAAAACATTCTTACACCTTTCTGGGTAGAATTATGGTCCTCTACTTCTTGAGGTTTTCTTCCAATATCGTTTAAATCGTCGCTCATTTCTTATTATAGTTTTCCTTTGTTTTCTTTTTATGACACACAGTGCACAGGGTTTGAAAGTTATCTAGTGTGCATCCGCCACCACCATGTCTAACCTCAATGATATGGTCTGCTTGCCACACATCAGCTGGCTCGTTACATTCGGCGCAAACGTCCTTGTCTCGTTTCTGTATTTCCTCTCGGATAACCTTAGTGTCACCTTTGATTATCTTAAACTCTTTAACGACCTTGTTTGTACATTTTGTGCTTGCCCACCGTTTCTGTCTCCCTGATAGCTCTTGTCCGCATCCGCAGTCACAAAAACCGTCTTTTTTTGCAGGGTACAAATGATGAACTCGAAGCTGAGTCTGATAGCGTTTGAATTTATCAATCTCTACTATTTCTTTACTCTTCCTGCTCGCCCTCCTGCGGCCCTTCTTTCTTTTTGCCATTAACTTTTTCCTTCTCTGATGCTTTAAGGATACTATCCGCAATCCACCTGCTGTATTCCCCTGGCTCCATTAGTATATCCAGATATCAAGCGGTCCGAAACTTTGAGATTTGTTGAGATTTTCTTGAATCGATGCCCTGTCTTCCATAATCTTTCGGAAGGAGAGTCTTTCGAGTTCATCCTCTAGTTTTTTATATAACCTATCCATCTCACGATTGGATATGTCAAGCAGTGTATTTGAGTTTAATCGGAGCTCCGCGTCTGGGATAGGCAATTGTCCGTCAAACTTTCCTCGAATCATTGGCCCAAGTGTTCTTGCGGCCAAAGCGAACGTATAATCCAGAACCCACTTCTTTGACTTGTCGTTTAATTGGTCATAATTTAGATTATGGAATCCTGCATCAGCAAAAGAACTAACAAGCCCGTTTCCTTGTTCAGTGCTTGTCGATGCAGTGTAACCAGGGTTTGCTGAAGTTCCAGAATATTCTGGGTTTCCATTTCCTGAAGTCCTATCGTAGTATCTATAGTAACATGTTCCTGGTGTTCCAGCACCACCTCCAATACCAACACTAGACCCAGCGGTCGATGTGTTTCTTGGAATTGGATATAGTCGTACTCGTTTTGTTCCATCTGGCCCTGGGTGTATACTGTACGAGTATTCGTGCCCACGAACCCTGTTCCTCATTTCCGCAGCCTGCGCAGTCATGATAGTGTCAAACACAGGCATTACGTGATACATTGAATGTCCAGCGAAAGATGCGCCGAATTCTGAAAATGCAATATTAGTATTAGCGAACGGGTCAAGACCAAACAAATTGATAAACGACGGAGTAAACCAAAGAATCTCGATAACTTCTCGATTCGCTTGTATAAGGTAGTCTTGAGTTCCCCCAGTAAGCTCTATAACCCCTGTTTTAAGCTCTCTATTTCCATTAGCACCTAATCCAATCTGTTCACCAATAGAAGATGCCCAAGAGCGTTCAAAATACTGCGTGTTTGCTACATATTTTAATGTCAAATCAATTTCACTAGGTACACCTAAAATTTCAGCAAGCTGATTTTGAAGAAACCAGTCTGCAACGTGTACAGAATATTCTTCAATACTATGACATACCATCGCTTCAAATTGCTCATCACGAAGTTCAACCTTAACAACAGGCGCACCCAGCAACATCTTAATCCTGTTGTATATTCTACTCTTTTCTGATGATGTGACCCCTGTTAGGCAGCCGATTATTGATGCGCTCATTTGTTTTTTATTATCCTAGTAATCTATTTCCTCTATTTGCTAGTGCCCTAAAGCCAACAAAAGCTCCTGAACCAACATTAACACTGCTACATAGAACATTCACATACTGTCCAGCAGCTAAAGTCACAGTTAAATTTCCTCCTCCGAGTGCTACAATTGTTACAGCGCCCCCTGATGTGCAGTATACTTGGTGCACAGTAGATGCGGAGACGCCATCTCCGCAGATGTGCTTCCCATTTGCCCCTGAAGCAAAAGGGACTATTGTGTAATTTGCGTTGTGTTGTGCCATTTTATAAGTCTTTCTATTAAATAGGTTGAAAATAAGCTTCTACAGAGGGTTTGCGTTAGCAAAACCTGACCTATTTATGGACATGGTGCATTTCGAGAGAAAAGATTTTAATAATAAATCTAAGCGGGAAAAAAAGGATTTTATAGACAATCTCCTAGAAAAGGGCATTCGTTTGAATAAAGACGAAACTGTTGCAGCTACGAAAGCGCAAAAAAAGTGCTATATTAATGTTTTAATTGCACAAATAAAAGAGCTTGAACGCCACGAAATTGAAGCTGCTACTCATTCTCAAATGGAGAAATACATCGAAAAAAAGCGGTGGGTATCTATAGCTGAGTTCGGTCAATTGCCTTTCAACCTAAAAAAACTGTATATTGATGTGGTTTTGTCAAAAAAAACAGGACTTTCTGATGCTGAGTTTGATGCAGCTCCTCATAAATTAAAAAAATACTATTGCAATAAAACGCTAGAACTTGGGCGTGAAATGGGTCCTAAAATGTTTTCTTTCTTATCTAAAAAAGACCAATGTACATACATTGATATGACTTTAGCTGACGGAAGAAAGTTAACAATAGAGTATGAGATTTTTATGAAAGTCCCAGCAAAGCTTCATTACAAGAAGGCCGTGCAGGCTCATCCTTTTATTTGGGAAACCCAAATTAGAAATCAAATTAGAAAAATACTATTGGAGGCTGGTAAAAAAAATACCCTTGCTGGAAGCTAGCAAAAATATTACTGAGTTGCTAAGAAATGTAATGTAAGTTATTCCAACATTGGAAATGATTATAATTGTAAAATAAAAAATATGGAAAAAGCAACATATATACTGAACCAAGACGATACAAATGCAATCCAGGAGGCAGTTGAAACTTATGTATATGACAGTCCGTGGCAAAAAACAGTACTCAAAGTTTACAAAAAAACCCTAGCAAAAAACTGGGTCAAAGCAGTTTTTATTTTGATTTGGCTAATTGACAGCATTCTTTATATGAGCGGTAAATCTGGAGGGTGGGGATTATGGGTTTCTATAACTTATTTTGTGAGCCTATTTTTTGCTCTACTAGTAAGTCATTTAGTTCAAGGCTTTAGATGGAGAGCTGCTTATAGAGATTTTAAAAGAAACACTGAAATTTTTCACATTCCCTTAATAGACTTCAGAATCATGGGTCGTCGCTTTATAAAGTGAAACTTTATATGGTTAAAATCGTAATAATTCTGCGTATTGTAATATTTTATCTATATACTTGCAACTGACTTCAAAAGACAATGACAACATTTTCTCTAAATAACAATTTTAATAACATCGCCAATCGGCTGATGAATAAGGTTGTTATGTCCAATTAAGGGATAGAAAAACATCGATATTCAAAAGCCGCTACTAAGCGGTTTTTTTTGTGCCCAAACTTTTTTAAAATAAACAAATGAAAACAAGACAAGGATGGATTCGTTCCGTGCGTAAATCCAAAGCATTAACATTCTTAGCCGTCACGGACGGGCAAGAGGAATTTCAAGTAACAATAAAACACTCAGACTGCGAAGTCTCCCTAGGGTTATCTGCTGGAGCGTCTATTCAAATGCAGGGTGAAGATGGGAGAACCCCCAGGGGAGATTATGAATTCAAAGCAACTTCAATTGAGGTTCTTGGCGAGTCTGGAGAAGATTACCCAGTTCAGCCTAAATTTCACTCTTCAAGCTTTCTTAGAACGATTCCTCAGACACGAGGGCGAGACCGACGCATGTGCGCTATTATGCACGCACGAAGCGAAACAAGCTTTGCATTACACTCGTTTATGCATGAGGAGTCAGTATCTCAATATCACACACCGATTATGACCAGCTCAGATTGTGAGGGTGCTGGAGAACAGTTTTCAGCCGAATCAGAATGGCTCAAACGACATTTAACGGTTTCGGGTCAGCTTCATGGAGAAGTTGGTATGATGGCGTTGGGGAAAATCTACACTTTTGGTCCATGTTTTCGAGCTGAAAAATCATCAACCAGAAAGCATTTGTCTGAGTTCTGGATGATTGAACCTGAGCTGGCTCATTATGACTTAGAGCAAATAATGGATTTTGCCGAGTCTATGCTGAGAATGACAATTGCCAAAGTGGCTGTTTCACTTGGTAAAAGTGGCCATCAAAAAGAGTTGGGAGTAACCTTGGAATCACTTAAATCTGAGGTTGGTGCCAGGTATTCTCGAATAACATATCAAGAAGTATGTGATGAGTTTGGTTTGTCATATGGAGAAGATGTAGGAACTGAACTAGAGCGTGAAATAGTTGCGCACCACAAAGGCCCTGTGTTTATCACTCACTGGCCACAGGACCTCAAACCATTTTATATGAAGAGAGAAGGTGGAAAGGCAATTTGTTTTGACCTGGTGTTCCCAGAAGTTGGAGAGTTGATTGGAGGCTCTGTTCGAGAAGAGGACCACGATACGCTAAAAACTCAAATGGAAGAAGCTGGCGTGGATTCAAAATCTATGCAATGGTATCTAGACACTCGTAAATGGGGGACGGTTCCACATGCTGGGTTCGGAATGGGATTTGAGCGCCTGGTTATGTTCTTGACGAAAGCGGAGAAGATTCACGATGTGATTCCTTTTCCCGTTAGTTACTAATGTAACCCTTATTGAAAATTAACGTATATTTTTTCATAAACACAGCAATGTTTGGATTGGACCAATACAATAATACTTAAACTGGCATGAGACTAAAAACAGATGCATGCAAAAAGGCATTGATTCGTGGTGGATTTAAAACCACGAGCAGCCCAAGGTGGTTGCGTCTTGGTGGAGATAATCCAGGTGAGGCTTATGATGCGTGGCTTCCTTTTGAAGATGAATACTATGGGGATGGATTCGTTGCAATCTACAAAGGGACCGTTGCTGCCTCCAAAGCGAATTGGAAAAGTTGGGATTTGTCCAATAAAATAATAATCAGATTGGTATGAGACTAAAAACAGAAAAAACAAATGCAAAAGATGCAACAGATGCATGCAAAGAAGCATTAATTCGTGGTGGGTTTGAACCCTGGATGAGCAACCACCGTTGGTTGCGTCTTGGTGGAGAAAACAAGCCAGGTGAGGTTTATGATGTGTGGTTTCATCGCTATGGATACATTAGGGATTGGTTTGTTGAAATCCACAAAGGGACCATTGGGCCTGCCTCCAAAACTAACGATTGGGTTGATTGGGATAGGACCAACAAAATAATACTTAAATTGGTATGAAACTGAAAACGGCACAAACAAAAGACGCAACAGATGCATGCAAAGAGGCATTGATTCGTGGTGGGTTCGAAGACACGACGTACAGCTTGCGGGCTTTGCAGCTTGGTGGAGACAAGCCAAGTGAAGTGGTTTATGAAGCATGGTTCCCTTGGGATGAATACCACAGGGATTATTTCGTTGCAATCTACAAAAGGACTGTTGCTGCCTCCAAAACCAGCAGCTTGGTTGACTGGGATTATAGCCAGGATATAATCCTAATATTGGTATGAGACTAAAAACAACAAAAGATGCAAGTGATGCATGCAAAGACGCATTACTTCGTGGTGGGTTCGAAGTAAGGGTAACCAACGCGCGGGGCGTTTGGATGCGTCTTAGTGGAGACAAGCCAGACG